AAAACTCAGTAATGCAAAATGCAAAATGCAAAATGTAGAATGCAAAATGTAGAATGCAAAATGTAGAATGCAAAATGGAAGACAGGATCAGTCCGCATTTCCATTTTGCACTTTGCATTTTGCATTTTGCATTACTTCTGATCGGTGATTTGCATTTCCTCCTCCCAGGATAGCATTCTGGCGATATGCTATCCTACGCCAACGTCTCGCTCATCCACCCGACCGACGATCTCCAGGCTCACGTCACGGCCATGCTCGATCCGCGGACGATCCCGCAGTGGGCCGAGCGGACCTGGCCGGATCGTGGCGCCGCTTTTGGCTGGAAAGGACGCTGGCCAACGCATCCTTTCCGCTTCGGCACGCTCGTCTGGCCGAGTGGCGCGAGCCGGTTCAGTTACGGTCACTACCTCGTCGATGAGCCCGGACTGAAGGACATTCGGGACTACGTCTACTCCGCCTCGGGGAGTTACTCCTACCGGCCCGCGGATCTGGTCATCGCCGATGGCAAGCACACCGTCACCACATCCATGTGGATGCTGCCTCCCCGAGCCCTCGATCGGGTCGATCGTTACACGCCGGGCCTGTATCTGTTGACGCTGGTGGACGAGCGGTTCTTCTGGTGGTATCGCGGCGGGACTCTCTCTTTGAACGGCTCCACGACGTTCGCGGAAGCCTACTCACAGATGCGAACGCTCCTGGAGTTACCCGCGAGCATCCAGTACGACGATATCCATGCCGATTACAGCACACCGAGTACGCAGCTCGCTTCCTCGTACCGACCGGCGCCGTTGATCCTCGACGCGCTGGCCGCCGCGTGCGGGCAGCGGATCGTTCGCAGGCTCGACGGCACGGTCTACGCCATGTCGGCGAGCGAGTCCCTGACGCGGATGACCACGAACCTCGCTCTCGAGAACACCGCATCCGACCCGCAGAAGCGACTGGCGGGACACGAGTACGACTTCGCGAACCCAGCGGGCCCGCCCGGACAGGATCTCAAGAGTCTCGTCCCCGCCTCGGTCGTCGTCGTGACCGCGATGGGACTGGGCGGCGCCGAATCGACGACCGAGACTGTTACCCTGTCGAGCCTGTCGCTGGCCGAGTACGGCATGGTGGGCGGCTGGCAGGGCAAGAAGCTCCTCTACCCGGTCATGCCGTCCGACGCGAGCACGCACACGGCCTACGCCCGCCGGCTGGCCCGCGACTGGTATCTCTGGCGGCTGGCACGCGCGGAGGCACGCTACGAGGGTATCCTGCCCTGGCTCATGGAAGGACACACGCAGGTCGTCGAGTTCGAGCACGGAGCGGAGATACTGAGCACGCGCGTCTACCGGGGACCGTTCCTCGACCACGAGGAGAGCCCCGACGAGGGAGACACGAGTTTCCTGGCCATGCTGATCGAGAAGGATCACAGCCTGGCACCGTGGATTACCTACGACTGGGTGCGGATGAACGATTCGAGCACGGGGATCTTCGGCGGACTCACTTATTCGACGACGCCGACGCGAGGCGGCTGGTCGGGACCCGCGGGCCCGGCCTACTCGACCCGGAACCTGGACGTCCCGGTCAACAACGACTGGGGCTCGGGAAGCCTGGCCAACGTCATCCAGCCCAAGAGCATCGTCCGCCTGCGTAAGGGTTCCGGCAACTTCTACCTGTTCGAGGAGATGGCCTGGGAAGATCTGTTCCGACTGACGGGCGAGGTGGACGGCGACGGATACGCCGTGGCGTTCCACCGCTACTGGGACCAGGATCTGGGGATCTGGCAGGACGGAGACGAGGTGCGGATCGTCGTGGCCAGTTGATGGAGGCGGCATGTCGGATTTCGTCGTCCCGGCGCGGCACATCGACTACACCTCCGCAGGATTGAAGCTCCTGAAGGAGTTGCCGTTCGATATCTGCATCGAGAACGGGCTGAGCACGAACCAGGCGGCCCGGCACATCGAGTACATCGCGCTGTCCGTACCCATCGTCGCTGCCGCTCTCGATTGCTGCAACGACATCGCCTTTCGGGCCAACGCTGACCCTCCGACGGACGACACGGGAGACGAGACCTGTCTGCCCAACGGCAAGCGGATCCCGCACGAGATGTACGGACACGTTCTCGACGTGGAGAACTGTCTGTCCGCGCACCACGGGCGGATCGTGTTCAGTTTTGCCGGGTTCCCCGGCGGTTCCCAGGCAATCCCGGGCGGGTCGGGTTGTGAGCCCTACGGCTACCCGTCCACGACGAACCAGTGGTACGGAACCCTGAGCCTGCGCGGCGGGGATCTGCTCCTGGCGGTTTCCTGTCTGCCGGGCGGACCGCCGGATTTCATCCCGACATTCCGGCTGTCGTGGATCGGTTGCGACGAGGGCTGCGTGGATGTGCTGCCTCAGTGCATCGACCCGCTGATCATCAACTTCGGCAACATCACCTTGCCCAGTTGCTGCGACTGCATCGAATCCCAGACGACCACCACGGGAACGATCAACATCTGGGTCGTCGCCAACTGCTACGACGTCGTCTGGGCACGGCACATCGGCTTCCTGGACGGCAAACCGCTCGTGGCCAAGCGCAACAAGTGCTACTACTCGGGTGAGGTTCCCGAGACCTGCTCCATCATGACCTGCGGGCTGGTGGCGACGATCACGGCCATCGACTCGGACTGTGCCTGCCTGAACGGTACGGTGGCTCTGCCCTACGTCCTGACCCAGTGGTACTACCTGGGAACCGGTTGCGGCCAACCCTTGACGCTGCGAATGCGCTGCGAGGATGGCGGCGCGGGCTCGGGCTCCTGGCCGGGGACGGGCTGGGTCACACTGATTTTTGACATCATCTGCGGCGCGGACACGACTGGCACGGGCTACGCCTTCGTGCGGGCGCGAGACATGGAAAACCTGGACGTGGAGTTCTTGATCTACGTCTCGGGCAGCGCCAGCGCGCCCTGCGGCGAGTGTACCTGGCAGTGGAACGAGATGCCGATGAGCTGGAGCCAGTTGACGTTCTGCGACGGAGGCTGCAGTTGCGCCCCACCGGACTTCTCGGGCACGGTGGACAGACAGACGACCACGACGCCGTGTTCGATGGGGGATACGGCGTGCTGCAACGGGTGGGTGTCGGTTCGGGTGATGCGATAAAGGATGAAGGATGAAGGATGAAGGATGAAAAGAGACAATCCGGATTCCATTTTGCATTTTGCATTCTACATTTTGCATTTTGCATTACTTCGGACTGCTACTTTGCATCGCCTTGCAATGGGAGGTAAGTCGTGATTCCTCTCCCCCAACCCGACGAGCCTCCCTGCGAGTGTCCCGGCCCCGGGCACTGCAAGCGCTACAACCGCAACCAGACCGACTACGCCTGGCGCGTCTGCTCGGGCAACTGCACGGCGGAGTTCCCCTGCTCCGAATCGAAGTCCCAGCACTACCGCAAGCGCTGGCGCCGGGACCTGACGCCAGGAGCCGAGCGCCCTCCTGTCGTGCCTCCCACGGCAACGCCAGCGGCAACACTGACCGACCACGACCGCTTCGCACCTCTGGTCGCCCGGGGGCTGTGGCGTGGCGTTTGCGCCCACCGGGGCGAGCCGACCGGCGAGACGGCTGGATGCGCTGCGTGCGGGCAGAGACACCTCGAGGAACCTGTCTACCACTGCGGCGAGGGCAAGCACGAGAAGTGCGTGCAGAACCGCGCCGTCAAGGATCGGGGCATCACCTTCTGCCAGAAGTGCCCGGACTTCGTGCCTCTGGGGCAGGCTCGCCTCGAGGCTTCCGCGAGGTTGCACGCCCGCGAGCGCGGACCCATCGCCGGGCCCGAGGCGCCGAGCTACCTTCGCAGGCTCGACGAACGCAGCGCCTGGCCAGGGGCGCCTGGACTGCGCTTCAACTCCTCCATCCTGCAGGTCCCCGGAAAGCCCGGTTATCTGTTCGCCTACAGGACTGGCTGGCGCGGCAGCGAAATCTACCTGGGCTGGCTGGACGAGACCTTCGCCCCAACGGGTCAACCCTGGAAGCTGGAGTTGTACCACGCCCGCGAGGCGCCCTACGGCAGGGAGGATGTCCGGCTGTTCTGGCACGCCGGGAGGATGCACGTCGGCTACGTCGGTGTGGTGGCACGACTCAACACACTCCACCACACGAGTGTGCTGTATGCTCGCCTCACGGAAGACCTCACGGTCGAGCAGGTCTACTATCCCGCCTATGACAAGCGCAACGACTGGGAAAAGAACTGGCAGTTCTTCTCCCACGACGGGGAACTGTTCGCCGTCTATCGCGTGGCGCCGCACACGATCCTCCGCATCGAGGGCGAGAAGGCAACGCTGGCGTACACGACCCCGACCCGTGCCCCGTGGACTGGTGGGGAACTGCGGGGTGGAGCGTCCCCGGTGCGCGTGGGGGAGGAATACTGGTGCTTCTTCCACGACTCTGTGGAGCGGAATGGTCGAAGAGTATATCGAGCCGGATTGTACACATTTGAGGCGCGGGCTCCGTTTCGGGTGCAGAGGATGATCCTGCGACCGATCCTCGAGGCAGACCCGACGACCCGGCCGGCGGATCAGTGGTGTTCGGTGGTGTTTCCGTGCGGGGCGATGCCCCTGGGAGGAGACGAATGAACGTGTTCCGCGAAGAATCGACCGGTCGTACGCTGCTTGGCGTGTGGGTCTGATCGTGCAAACCTTCAGAGACAAGCGGAGAGATGGTATGCGACCCAAGCTGAACGCTTTCGGTTTCCCTTCTCGTAACGACACGCTCATGTGGACCCCTGCCGAAAAGGCGATCGCTGACGCGATGCGTGCCGTGGAAGATGCCGGCGCCCATCCGCTCCTGACTGACGCCGTCAACCTTCTGATCCAGGCCAGGGACAAGGTTGCCGACCATGCGGAAACTGTGGAGCCAAGGCATGGGTGATATTGTGGAGGTGAAAAGTGAGTTCACCCGTGAAGTGTACGAGCACGAGGTGCTGTTGAGCTTCAACGGTGACGATGACGCCGCATGTTTTCACGAGTGGTGGTTGGCCAAGGGAGAATCCCTCTACCTGAAGTTTCGTGAGAGGCGGCTAAAGTCATGATCCACATCCGTATCGATAACGAGGCCAAGAATTGCAAGCGCAAGTTTGCCTGTGGAATCGGCCCCGAACTCCCCCCTGGCGACAAATATTTCTTCGCTTCTGAATCCTCGTCAGCAAGGGCGGACTGTCCCGGGTGCAACCCGGGAGGGCCGCAAGCGCTGGGAACTCCCGTGTCGGAACTGTCCGGGCGCCCTGGCAGTCCTGAGTACGAGAGGTTTTGCGAGATCGCGGCATCATGGGGGTACGACTGACTTTTCCCTGGCATTACCCTGACCTTACCGGAGACCGCCATGTCTTCTGTTCATCATGAATCCGCCACCGGTCGTACGCTGCTCGGCGTGTGGGTCTGCCCGTTCGCCCCTGGCGGTGACCGGGAGGTGGTGGACGCCGTCGGACGGTGCGTTTGTCGCTGCGTCCGGCTCAGTGACAACGATGTCGTGGCGCAGGCGCTGAACCTGTTCGTCGAGCGGGCGCTGGCTGCCACGAGCCCCCCGGAGTCCGCCGATGCCCCCGCGTGAGTGGGTTCTGTCTTGCGGCATCCACGACCGCTACACGGAACTGCACCGGTTCGACCATGTGAGCCTCGAAGAGTCGCTGGTACGAATCGAGGCGCCACCGGGCTGGACATTGCGCGAGGACACGAGCGACCGGGACATCTTCACGGCAGTCGTGACCCAGGACGAGTACGGGCTGAGGGGGATGTGGTTTGCCAACACCGACGTGGTGCTGGATATCGGCGCGCACACCGGGTCGTTCGCGTTGGCGGCGTTCGACCGGGGCTGCCGACGAATTGGCTGCCACGAGCCCCATCCGGCGAATTACCAGTTACTGGTGGACAACCTGACGGTCCTGAACCGCATGGGCATGGATCCGATGCCAAAGCGATTCGCCGTCCTGGGCTCCGTGTCAGCAGCGGAGCCTTCTGTGCTCGTTTCCCCGCACGGAGCATTCCAGACGGGATCGCATTCTCTGCTGGCGGACAGTCGATGGGAAGGCGTGGTGGTGTCCGTCGAGACCTTCGACCGGGTTGTGAGGGGTATCTGCGCCTACTGGATGGAGGATCGCATCCGCCTGCTGAAACTGGACTGCGAGGGTGCCGAATGGGGCATCCTCGCACACGGCAGTCCGACGGTCTTCTCCAACGTCCAGGAGATCATCGGCGAGTACCACGAGAACTACGCCCCGTCCGGCTGCAACCGCTCCTGGCTGGCGAGCCGGCTGAAGGAGCTGGGTTTCGGCGACATCCGCATCGACGAGCCCCGGCATGGCGGGTGGGGGTTCTTCGGGGCGAAGAGGGATTGAGTTATGGGTTATTACGTTGGGCAGTCCATCATCTCCTGCCCGTGCCACGAACAGGTGCTCCGCGACCTTCGCGAGCGAGTCATCCTGAGTTGCCACAACGTTGAGTTGGATGCGGAAGGTCCGCGTCCAGCCCGGCGGGAGCCAATACCTGACGCGGTCAAGCAAGAAGCGCTCCGCTTCCTCGACTGCGCGGTCAGGACGTTCGGCCTGCCCGTCGTGGACTTCGGCCCAACGGTGGACGGGAACAATCGGGCGGTCCCCCTGGACGATGGCGAGGTGTCGCCGCCGGGGTACTACGTCCGGCTCGCGATGGGGTGCCGTCAGGCCGTCGTCAGACTCCCAGCACCCGGCGGGGTGTGGCTCGGCAACATCCGGGTCACGTTCACAGTCTATCGCGGGAACGCTACGGAGTCCGCCCCGCCGATGAGCATTCCGAACCCGAAAGCCTACGTCTCGTGGTGTGAGGTCGCCTGCGCCCGCGTCCGGGACTGGCTGTACACGAGGGACCAGCAGCCGGAGATTCCCAAGATCATTACCGAGGGATCGAGCACATGAGCGACGAGGTGCGGTTTGGCTACTACATCGGATCGAGGCATGGCCCTTTGCGGTTCGTCCCTAACGAGGTGTTATTCCCAGCTGGACCGTGCAACGACCGCGAAATAATCGGGACACCCCTCACTGATGACGAGGAAGTGGAGGCGGGTATCCTGGCTTCGCTTGCTGCCAGACTGGCCCCCGAGTCCTCGACACCCATCAACAAGACGCCCGGAGTCTGTGGCGGCAACGCCTGCGTTCGCGACACCCGAATTCCGGTCTGGGCGCTCTGGGAGATGCGAGCGTCAGGGCTCCAGGACTCGGAGATTCTGGGTGCCTACCCACAACTGACCAGGCGGGACCTGGGTGCCGCGTGGGGTTACGTCCTCGCCAACCTTGATGAGATCAAGGGGTGCATCCGAGAGAATCGCCGGGCGGTCCGGGAGGGTGGCTGACCATGTCATTCCGACGTAACAAGGCAAAGACTGATAACTGCCCGGAGTGTGGAATCTTCGTCTGCAAGGACTACCAGAAGATACTTTACGACATCACCAAGCAGTGGCCCGAAGAAGCGATTTGTCACAAGTGTGACGAATCCTACCTGAAGCGATCCGCCACGGCTCGTGATGCGTCGATGCGACGGGACCCTGACGATGAGGCTCCAAAGGCGCGATCGTTCGGGCAGCGACTGGCTGAGGGATTCGAGCTATTGAACCTGGAAGACGTTCGAGATCGAGACGACGAATGAGCCACATCAAGACCTACGTCCTCGCCCCGCCCGAGATCCCCTTCCGTCTGCCCCTCATGCGCCAGCGGTTCGCCGCCGCCGGCATCACGGCGGAGGAATTCGCCGGCGTCCACGGGCCGACGCTCGCCCTGAAGCCCATGCACGCCGTCTTCGACTCCCCGACGTTCTACAAGACGTCGGGACACGTCGGGATCTTCCTGTCGATGATCCTGCTGTTCCACATCATCCGGGAGCGCGACGACGAGGCGGTACTGGTCCTCGAGAATGACACCCTGCCCTGCCCCAACTTCTGGGCAGAGTTCGAGCGGTCCTACCGTTCCCTGCCCAACGACTGGGACGTCGTCCATGTCGGGAACTGCTGCGCCGACGACAAGCCGACGGAGAGGGTCAACGACCGCATCGCCCGCGTGCGCTACCCGCTCTGCACGCACGCCATGCTCTACCGAAAAAAGGCGATGCTGAAGCTCCTCGAGTTGTTTCGCGGACCCTGCACGACGAAGTTCGATATCTACCTCGCCCAGGTGGTCCTCCCTCGCGTCAACCACTACGCCTTCATCCCGCCCCTCGTGGATCAACCGCCGCTCCTCGATGAATTCGGCGTGGGAAGTGCCAACGCTCACACCTGGCAGGACATTCCCGGCTGGTTCGACTGGCAGAGGATCGCCGACGAGCAGGTCGATCACCGGCAGTTCCGGAGCGGCGTCCTCGTCGAGGTGGGAAGCTACCTGGGGCGGAGCACAGCGTACATCGCCGATCGCATCAAGTGGAGACTGGCGACGGGGCTTTCATTCTTCGCCGTGGACACCTGGAAGGGTACGCCCAACACCCCGGAGATGGCAGCGGAACTTGCCCGGCACAACGGGGACCTGTTCAACTGGTGGCAACAGAATATGAGCCGGTGCGGCGTCATCAACTACGTCACGCCGATGCGGATGACCTCCCTCGAGGCCGCGACGCGATTCGCGGACGGGAGCGTGGACTGGGTCCACATCGACGCCGATCACTCCTACGAGGCGGTGCGGGCGGACATCCTGGCCTGGCGCCCGAAGGTCCGCGGCCCGTCGTCGGGGCACCACGGGGGTACGCTCTCGGGGCACGACATCGATCTGCCCGGGGTGCGGAAAGCCGTGGATGAGTTACTCGGCGGAAGATGGCGGCGGTGGGAAAACTGCTGGATCGTGGACGGGGGCAGGTGATTTCACGCCGCAACCCCCGAGCGGGTAGACTGGCGTGCAAATCACACGCGCCGGGGGATGCCATGTCCATCGACACGACCGCCAACACAACCGGAGACTCCTCGGGCAACTACGTCTTCGGGTTGCCTCGACTGTGGGCTGCCGTTTTGAACGTCGGTGCCGTTCTGCTCATCTGTGCCATGTTCTACCAGGATCGTCGGGAATCCCTGGCACTGGCCAAGGAAGACCGGACCATCTTCCGGACCGCGCTCGAACGGCTCTCGGAGTCCTCCAACCGCCAGGGACAGGCGATCTCGACCCTCTCGCAGCAGATCGAAAAGCTCGCCGATCGCATCGACCAGTTCGACCGTCGCAAGGCCAAGACGCCCTGAGCGTCGATTTGTCCGCGAACGTCGCCCCAGGTTACTCTCGGCCCGTCCCCACGAACCGGGAGGCAAACACCATGTCCAAGGCGCTCCTGCAAGAACTCGTCCGCCAGGTCGTCTCCTGGCTGGAAAAACGCTACACCGGCCGTCCGCTACTCCTCGTCGGCATCCATCTGATCGAGGGTGCGCTGAACGCGGGTATCGACGACCTGCTCGAGCACATTCAGAAGTCCGAAAAGGTCCAAACACTCCTGAAGTGAGCGCGATGATGACCGCGGGGGATTACTGCTCGCTGGGGGTAGGCCTGCTCTGTCTGGGGTACGGCGGGCTGGTCGCACTCTGCGCCCTGATCGGCTGGCTCCGGGATCGGCGCAACCCGCCGCTGGGGCTCCTGCTCGTTCTGCTGGCGCTGTGCCTGCCGCCGTCGACGCGGGCACAATGGGGCCCGTGTCCGGGAGGGTTCTGTCCTCCCGAGGGTGGCGGTCTGCCACCTCCGTCCTTCGGTCAGCCCGCCCCGGTGATGCCCCGGTTCCCCGAGGAGTCCTCGCCCCGGGCGCGTTCTGGAAACGTCACCGACGCCGTCGTGCGGATCACTGTCGGGGACAACCCCCGCCGGCTGGCAGGAGGATCGGCTGTCATCGTCTACGCGAAGCAGGGCAAGGGGCTCATCCTCACCGCCCGGCACATCTTCGAGGCAGCGGGCTACTCGCGCACCGTGATGATTGGCATCCCGACCGGGGAGCGCGTCACCGTCGGTGGGGTGGAGCATCACCCGAACGCCGACGTCTCGGGGGTCTATGTCAGCTACGCGGGACAGGATCCCCCGTCCGTGGGGGTCGCGAGTGCCGACCCGCCCGTGGGCGCCCGGGTCTGGAAGGTCGGCTATCCCGGGCTCCGCGACGGCACGGCGCCGCTGGACGTCCGCGACGGCACCGTCCAGTGGGTCCGGCAATTCCAGTGCAGTTCGGCGCTGATCCGCTCCGGGGACTCCGGGGGCGGAGTATTCGACGCGAAGGGGCAACTGGTCGGCATTGCGGTGAATCACGACGCCAGGGACCCGAGGCAGTGGTGCAACGCCGTGCCGGCACGAACGACCTACGGCTTCTACCAGACCTGCTGGCCGAAGCTGGGACTGAGGCGACAGCAACCGGCACCACAGCCGACGCCACCCACGGCTGCGCCGCCGCCCGCGCCGCAGCCGCAACCGACCCCGCCGAACGCGACGGACGAGTCTCTTGCCCGGCTGCAGGCTCAGGTGCAGTCGCTGGAAACGCTCATCCGCGCCATGCCTGCCGGGCCGAAGGGCGACCGTGGCGAACGTGGTCCCGTCGGGCCCGCGGGAGCCAACGGCGAGACGGGTCCAGCCGGACCTGCTGGGCCCCAGGGACCCGCTGGGCCTGCTGGACCTCCTGGCGAGGGCAAGCCCGGACCTGCGGGACCCATCGGGCCGCGTGGAGCGACCGGCCCTGCTGGTCCAATCGGACCCCAGGGGCCGCCGGGCGCGAGTGCAGACGAGGCAAGGATCAGCGCTCTCGAGGCGAAGATCCTCGCACTCGAAAAGTTACTGGAGGCGAACCGGGCGCAGCGCATCCGCGTGGTGCCCGCAACCGACAAATGAGGTGCGAGATGGCGATTCCCGACACAGTTCTGAGCCAGCTGGAGATCGCGGCCGCGCGGTCGATCCAGGTCCAGGCCGACTTTACCATGCAGCACGGCATGGCGATCAGCAAGCACGAGGAGGAGGACGGCCGACTGATGTCCGGCTTCCTCGCTGGCCAACTGTTCAACGCGCAGCTGGTGCAGGCCAAGAGTGCGTTCCACACGCCCGTCGAACCGCAGGCGGCGCCACTGCCGGCGGCGCAGGCGGCCAAGTAACCCCGGGGGCGGGCGATGGCCGACACGCCGAATCCCCCCGAGCCGATGACCTCGATCGAGGCGGATATCATCACGAAGATACTCGCCTCGATCGAGTCCACGAACAAGACCCAGACCGAACTGGCAAACCTCCTGTTCCAGCAGGAGGAGAGGCAGCGGGCCTGGAAACTGGAGGCCATGAAGGCGCTGGCGAGCCCGGTGCCGCCGGCGCCTGGGTGAAGGCGGTGCAGACGTGGCCAACGCACTCGAACGCGCTCGCGCCTGGATGTTCGACATCTACGCGCACCACTTTGCCGAACAGAAGCGCATCCACCGGGCCGTGCAGCGCAAGCAGATGGGCATCGAGGATCAGCAGGACATTCCCTATCCGGGAGCGGTGAGCGACAGCAACAACCCGAAGACGACGATCAACGTCGGCACAGGCTGGGTTCGCGGCGCGGTACTCGGGGCGCTGTTGACCGCGACGGGAGCCGGGAGTGTCGTTGGGCTCACGAAGTGTTGGACTGTCCCGCCGACACCGACAGTGACTCCGGTGGTCGTCAGGGAACCGAAGGAAAAGCCGGCGACGACTGAACCCGCACCTAACGGAGTGCCGAAGTCTCAGGAGTACGACGTCATCTACGAGGAGCGCCAGGCGGACGGCAGTTGGAAAGAAGTGAAACGGGAGAGGCTGAGTCCTAAATGAATCCCTACTACCAGCGCAACGGGATCACACTCTACCACGGCGACTGCCTGGAGGTGCTGCCGACGTTGCAGGACTCATCCGTGGATTGCGTGATTACCGACCCGCCATATCCCGAAATCTCCCGCGAGTATGGGCGGATGAGCGAGGCGGACTGGTTCGCGATGATGCGGGTGGTGGTTCCGGAGTGCAGGCGGATCCACACGGAGAAGGGAAGTGCGGTCTATGTTCTCCAGCCGAACAGTGAACGGGTTGGCAGGATGCGGACCTGGCTGTGGGAGTTCATGGCGTGGGTCGGGAAGGAATTCGGGATCGTACAGGACGCCTACTGGTGGAACACATCTGCACTTCCGCAGCCGGTTGGTGGGCAATTGACACCAGCCATAAAGCCTTGCGTCTGGATTGGGGGTGTAAGTTGCTATCGATACCCTCTAGGTGTGGTTCGCATGACCGAAACCCCCACACAAGACGCGCCAGCGTTTTCGCATGCCAGGGGCGTGCATAGCAGAAAGAGAATGTACGAGGCCAGGGATCGAAATGGCGGATCTCACCCACACAATTGCGTCCCGATCGGCGGACGAGGCGGAGGGACGCAAGGCGGCGAACTGGGGCACCCTGCAGCCACACCGATTAACGTAGCCCTCTGGTGGACACGCTACATCTGCCCTCCGTCCGGTCGTATCCTCGACCCCTTTGCAGGCAGTGGGACGACAGGAATAACCGCACTCCGGCGAGGGTGTAGTTGGGTCGGCATAGAGAAGATGGAGAAGTATTGCGAGATCGCAGCCAGGCGGCTGGAGGCTGAGCCCGTCACCCTGTTCGACGGCTTACAAGAGTCAACCGAACGAGCACAAGAAGTGAGGTGAGCGATGGCACGACTCCTTGGCAAGGCGCCACCCAAACACGACCCGCGCACGCTCCGACTCGCGACCTACCTCGCGACCGGGAAGCTGCCGCGCCCTCCCGCCTCGACGTCCCTGCGGAACGCTCGCAAGGACAGCTGGCCGATGCACGCCAACGACCGGTTGGGGTGCTGCACGGTCGCGGCGGGCGCTCACGCCTCGGAGACGTGGATCACGTCGGCACGAAAGAGCGATGCCCGCATCCCCGACGATGCCATCGAGAAGGCATACTCCGCTGTCTCCGGGTACGACCCGGATCACCCGGAGACCGACCGGGGCGCCGTCTATCTGGACGTCGTGAAATACTGGAGGACGACCGGCATTGGCGGACACCAGATCGAGGCGTTCGTCGCCATCGACCTGAAGAAACGCGACCTGTTGCGAACGGCGATCCACATGTTCGGCGGGGTCCAGATAGGCGCCATGCTGCCAACCCTGTCCGATCGGCAGATCGACCGGGACCAGCCCTGGACAGGCAGACCCGACCGTCGCCGTCCGGACACTGCGCCGGGAAGCTGGGGCGGACACGCGATGTACGCGGTAGACTACGATCCGCGCTGGGTCTACCTCGTCACCTGGGGCCGGCTCCAGCAGGCATCCTGGCAGTGGATCGACGCCTACGTCGATGAGGCGTACGCCTGCCTCGACGAGCAGGACTGGATCACGGATACGGGCAAGTGCCCGTCCGGTTTCGACCTGGCGGGATTGCGCGAGGATCTGCGGTTGGTGGCGGCCTGAACTGGAAGGACACGGAGGACGATCGATGGAACAGCAACTGGCAGACCTGGAGCGGTTCAAGACACTCATCGGCGAGACGAACTTCAACAGTCTGGTCCACACGGTCATCCTCAACCTGATGGTGGCGTCCCAGTCCGTGCAGCACGAGGCGAGCATCGTTCGTGCGGCCGTTCACCAAAGACTCCTGGATGCAGAGGTGGTTGGCGACGACGACCCGCTCGTGGATACTCTGGACATGGACGTCGCATTCATGGAGAGGTGACATGCGCGACTCACTGTCGGATCAACTGAACCGGATCGAGGACCTGTTGTCTTCACTGTCTAGAAAGGTGGAACTCATGAACGCGAAACTCGAAGAGTTGAAGGTCGAGGTCGAGAAGACGACCTCGCTCCAGCAGTCGGCCGTCACGCTGATCCAGGGGCTCGCGGCCCAGATCGCGGCGTTGAAGAACGACCCGGCGGAGATCCAGGCGCTTTCCGATCGGTTGAAGGCCAGTGCCCAGATGCTGTCGGACGCCATCACGGCGAATACGCCCGCCGCCTGAACCGGTCGCCTTACGGCGGCAGGAAGACTCAGTAATGCAAAATGCAAAATGCAAAATGTAGAATGCAAAATGAAGAAACAGACTCGCCCTGTCTTCCATTTTGCACTTTGCATTTTGCACTTTGCATTTTGCATTACTTCTGCATTGTGTTGGCACCACCGATAACCTGGCAAGTCTCTGACACTTCTGACTCTTTTCCCGCCTCTTCCGCCATTTATCACCTATCGTAGTCTGACATCTCTCTTGCCCACATCCCGCACGAGATACACCATGTACTCATGGGGAAACAGAGCCGTATCCTGCGCGAGGCACAGCCGACGTCCCGACAGGACGCGGAAATCGAGGCGATGGAACTGGCACTCGAAAAGGATCCCGAATCCTTCGACCTGGACATCGACAGTCTCGCCGAGTGGCTGCGGATGAAGCTGCCCGGACACGTCCACGGCTACGATCCCTCGCTTCCACCCGATGGCCCGACCGACGCGCCGCCGGGCAGTGAGGCGAAGGTCGAGATCATGACCCGCAGAGCGGAGCAAGGGCGAGCACTGTTCCACAAGCGTGACCGCAAGATCGATCGGAGACCGGTATGACCACGACCCATACGGATCGCCGGGTGCTGCTCGAGATCGAGCGGATCCGCACCGACGGAGGTACGCAACCTCGCGTCGAGATGCACCCGGGCGTCGTCGAGGAATACGCGGAGGTGCTGCGCGACGGAGGCACGCTGCCTCCACTGGTCGTCTACCAGGACGTCGAGGGCATTTACTGGCTCGCCAGTGGCTTCCACCGTCTCGCGGCGGCTCGCCTGGCGGGACGGACGCACGTCGATTGCACCGTGCGCAGAGGCTCCCTGCGCGAGGCTCGACTGTTCGCGGCAAGCACCAACGGCGAGCACGGGCTGCGACGGACGCCGGCCGATCAGTATCGCGCGGTTCACCTCGTTCTCGCCGACGACGAAGGCGCGACCTGGACCGACGAGCACATCGCCCAGCACTGCCGGGTGAGTCTCCGACTGGTCCGGGCCCTGCGGGTCAGCACGCCCTGGACACCTCCCCCGGGACTGTTCGGCGAGGATGACACCGCTCGCCCGCCCGCGCCCGACTATGCCCGGGAGGATGTCGAGCGGACCCGCGAACGATTGCGCCGGGCGTCGCGAAAGTGGGCACGGTTCGCCGCCAGTCTGGGACTCGCCCTCGAGGACGCCTACCGCGAGTTACTCCTCGAGATGGAGGACGAGGTCCGCCGGTTCCACGAGGCGAAGCAGCGCCGGGAACTGCGGGCACGCCAGCGGTTACAGGAGGAGCCGTGCGAGCCGGAGCCGATCACGGCAGCGTAGAGAACACCCCACGGGTGGGCGGGGTGAGGGGCGGGCGGGAGCGTTTCCCGACCCGCCCTTTTTCGTTGGCGAAAAAAATCTGGAAAATCCTTGCTGCTGGGCTTGACCCGTTTGCGAGTCATGGTAGGATGAGGGTGTTGATTCGCAAACGAGTCAGGATGAGGAGAACGAGACGATGAACGCAACCAACGACACCATCGTGACGATCGACGCCGAATGCCCGGCGGAGTTCTTCTGGGACGCCCTGACGGAAGAGGCAATCGTCGCCTCCCCGCTGGGTGAAGAGGCGCGGAAGCTGGCCCGAGAGCTTCGGGACGCCGATCTCGACGACATGTTCGAGTATCCCCGGGCGGTCGTGCGGGACGTCGTGGCGTGGTTCCAGACGCTCCCCGACTGGGACTGCGGCTGCGAGTTCGCCCCGAACCCAATCGTGGTCAACCCGGTCGAGGGACCGACCGCGGAAGTGCAGATCCGCGAGGCGGTCGTCGCCTACGCGATTCACCACGAGGTCGATCTGGACCTGGTGACGGTCGAGCGAAAGTACGACGGCGACGGACAGATTGTTGCCGTTCGGCTGTCGCTGGACGGCGACGGCCGCAGTCACGGCTGTGACGAGACCATCGAGATCAATTGAACCACCACCCCAGGGAGCCCTCGCCCGGCTCCCGCAGCGAAGGAGATGTGAGATGAGCCAGTACAGCAAGACGGCGGCTTTCAGCGGTCGCAACGCCAGGTCCCTGGCAGCAAAATTTATCCTCCTGGCGCAGTCCGAGGCGATCGCCTTCGCCAACGGGCGCGCGAAGGCCCGGCTCGCGACCGGTTGGGACGAGGAAACGGTCAAGAACATCGTCCGCAAGGGCGGCGTGTGGGAGGAGGACGGGGGCGGCGTGGCGAACAGCTACGGTTACGTCGCCGAGTCCAGCCGGCTCGGGATTGCCTGCTGGATCACTCCGAGCAAGACGATTCACATTCGGGTTGTGGGCGACCGCACCAGGATCAGCGGGCGGCACGTCTCGGACCTGCTGCCGGACAACCCGGCCGTGGCGATCTACCCGGCGCTGCGGTTCCCGCTCCTCGTGAAGGAGATCAAGGAACTGCCGAAGCAGATCCAGGCGATCGCCAACGCGGCTCGCGAGGAACCGCAGGATCCCGCGAACCGGGCCGCACTGGCGGACGCGATCGAGGAACACGTCGAAGCGATCGAGGCGACGACGGACTCCTACCTCGTCCGGAAACTCCGCGAACTGGCGGCGTCCGAGCGTGCCGCCGCAGCCGTGGCGGTCGCGATGTCCGGGGCGCCCTGCTGCGAGGCGACGCGATGAGTCCCGTTGTGGACGCATGGGGCGACGAGTGGACCGTGTCCGAGTCCAGGGACACGGTCCACGGCTGGGTGCTCCACCTGGGGCGCCCGGCGAGCGAGAGACGCCGGCAAGGCACGACCACCATCCTGACGAGGGATCTGGTGGACTACCTGGAATCGGTGCGATACAGGCGTGGCGCCATCGACCTGCCGCTTGGCGGCACGGCGATCAGACGCATCCGCAAACTGCTCGGGCACAACATCTACGACGACCGGGCGTCGTGGTGGGAGGAGCACGCCGACGAGCTGGCGTCCGTCCCCTACACCGAGTTCGCCCGACGACACAGCATCACCCCTACCCGCGTCGGACAGGTCGGCCGGTCGATGTTCGGTGCCCGGGTTCGCGAGCCGGGCTGGTGGAGACTGGAGCCTGCCAGGTCGCTCCTGATCTCCGACCTTCCACGACAACGAATCGCGGAAGAACTCGGCATCAGCGTCGGCGCGGTCGGTCGGCTCCGATGGGTTCTGAGACGGGAAGATCAACGAGGAGAAGAAGCATGACACAACCAACCACATTTTCCGTCCGCCTCCGCACCCTCCGCGAGTCCGCCGGCCTGACCCAGCGGGCCCTCGCGGACTCCGCGGGCGTGCCGCAGACGACCATCGCCCGATTGGAACTCAGCCCCGGCGCCGATCCCCAGGTCAGCACCATCGTGCGCCTGGCGAGGGCGCTGGGGGTCACGATGGAGCACCTCGTGGGGGAGGATGCGCCATGACAACCATGACACCCGCTGACTGGGCGGACGCCTTTGACAACGCGACGGAAGCAGAAGACGCGGACATCCTCGCCTTCGCCGACTGGCTGGAGGAAGGGGGAGACGACCAGGCCGCGTCCGGAGTGCGTATGCTGCCGGCGCTCGTCGGAAATGTGCGTTGCAACGTGAAGACCGGAAGTAGGTTCCCGCAAAGCGTCCGGTACGTCACCCTGTTCCCGACCCTGGCGATGCCGCACTGGGACCTCCAGGCCGCGAACCTCAGCAAAGGGCTTCGCATGTACTACGCATGGAGCCAGCCCCAGGCAACCCGCACCCTCTGGGAGTCCTACCATCTGGGCAAGCAGTCGCCGGCCTACCCGGCGCGGTTCTGGTTCGAGCGAGCCACCGGACTGTCCTTCTGCGTCCACTTCGGCTGGAACGGGAACATCGGCTCCGGGACACCACTCCTGCGGTTCGCGATCAGGTGAAACGCCACGGGGGCTTCCGCATCCATCGCGGGAGCCCCCGTAAACCCTTGCCACAGGGTTGCTCTTACTTCTTGTCGCACTTCTTCGCGGCCAGCTCCAGTCCCTTCAGCAACAGCGCCAGGAACTTCAGCGGGCTGTTCTTCAGCGTCTCGTACAACTCGATGAACGTCTGACTGATGACCCGATCGGTCTCGGCCGCGTTGATCTTCGTCTTGCAGGTATCCACCCGCCGCTTGATCGCGTTCAGGAATTCCTTGTACATTACTCTCGGATCTCTTTGGTCCGGGCGACACCTCATCGCCCCAATTCTACCCCACACCACTCCGGCATTCACTCGTTCAGTCGCGTCTCGTGCCTTCGCTCCAGCTTCGGCACCCCGCGCAGCCACTCCCACCGTTCGGATCCCGTGGTCCCGGAGCCCGGCAGCACGGCCCAGGTGCCCCGCAGACCCTTCGTTGTCGGGGTGAAGACTGCTGAGCCCAGCTGCACCTTGCCCGGAGCCAGCGGGACCGCGTAGCCGACGGACAACCGGCCGGACTCGAACACGCCAACGCCGTGGATCGCATCGCCCGAGAACCACGACACCTGGTAGACGCGGTTCAATTTGCGAACGGAGCCGAGCAGTTCGTACGGGTCGCCGTTGGGCATGTTGCCGGAGACGGCGTAGTAGCCTTCCTTCGGGCCGCAGCAGCAGGAACCCTCACATCGGCAGTGGGGGCCGCAGCCGCAGTCCGGAGGCGCCACGGCGGCCCAGAGGCCCGAGACGGCGAACATGGCGACGAGCAGCAGGAAACCCAGCGCGAGGCGGGCGGGGAAACGATGACGCATGAACTCACTCCGTTCGTAAGTCAGAAGGATGAAGGATGAAGGATGAAGGATGAAGGAAAGGCGAAAGGCAGAAGGCGAAGTCCGGGTCTTCTCTTGTTCATCCTTCATCCTTCATCCTTTCTCAGGACTCGATGGACTCGCCCACATGGACCAGCCCCACCAGCGCCTCGCGGTTGGCGTGCGCGGCACACAGTTCGTACATCCGGTAGCTGTCCACCGTCGCCAGGTGTGTCGCCTCGGATTCGCACCCCGCGACGGCGCACTTGTGCTTGGGCCAGCGCTCCTGCTTCGGTCCCTGGAACTTCGCGTGGTCCAGGAGATACTCCTTGTAATGCGCACAGGCTCCTTCGGGCGTGTCGTGACCCGGACAGGGGCAGGCAACCTCGATAAAGCCCTTGTGCTCGCACCGGGGACACCAGGGCTCCTCGGTGTTCCACAGCGCCCGACCGTTGCAGGCAGGACAGGCAACCGTCGGGGAACAGTGGCCGATCGCCCAGACCCGTCCGTTGTTGCGCCGGGTGTAGCGGTACTTGCCCGTGGGCAGGTCGGTGACGGGATCGAGGATCTCGCGCGGGCCGAGGTAGTTCATGGCGACGCCTCCCCACTCCGATTAGGTGCGATACATCCGATCTCTTCGCGTCCCGAAAAAAGGCCGGGCCGTGTAGACGATCCCCGCGCGATTCTCGACCACCTGGGGCGTCTCGACTGTGTGCGTCAGTGTCTGTGCCTGCCGCTGCTGCACGAGCCCCAGTACCTTCGTGCCCGCCCGCAACTGGTCCAGGATCTCCATCGCCAGCTCGTACGCCTTCGGCGGTTGCCCCTCGCGGTCTGGCCGTGCCAGGAACAGCCGGCCCATCGCCAGGTCGGAGATGATGTCATCGCGGAACGCCGCGCTCGCCCCGGTCAGCGCCGCCAGGTCCTCGGGCGTGTACGTCCCGCCCGAGGTGCAACTCGCCTCCAGCATGCCCGAAGCGCCCTTGAGCGCGGTCAGCACCCGCTCGTTCGTGGCGACCTGTCCCGGCTGGAGTTTCACACCCGTGTCGCTGGCAAGCTGGGCGACGGTCCGCTTGTCGTACCGCTTCAGGAACTCCGCCACGGTCGTGTAGCCGTCGGTCGAACTGGAGGGCGTGGAAGCCATCGGTCAGCCCACCTTTCGCTTGCGCTGTCCCGCTCGCACCCGCCGGTAGGCGTCGCGAAACGTAACCAGGGGCAACACGAGGATCAGCCCGTCCCGCACCCGCCGGTACACCACCTGCACGCCCTTGCCACTGGGCATCCGCCCCGTGCAGACCACGCGGTACTCCTCGTTCCGACGATCCCGGAAGGAGTCGCCAGGCCAGGGAGCAGACAGGGTGCCAGGAGTGGCGGGGGTCGGCGTGGACATGGCTCGCATCCGTCGAGGTGGGCAGGGGGACCTTGCGATGCGATTATGGACAGACAGAGAGGGGGAGGGCAAAACGACGGGGAAGAGGCAGAGCCCAGGACGGGACAGGCGTCGCCCATCGCAAAGATGAACGACGCCGGGGTTCCACGAGACACGCTGATAGGGATGTGGCTTGCAACCTGGAGGGCTGATAGGACTCGCGGTTGCCGGGCTGGCTTGTCTCCTTATGCTCAGCGATTGATCGGCAGCACCACCTCGTGCCACACCACCCCGCAGATGGCCGTTCCCGCGGCCGTGCCCGACAACCCCGCGAGGTTGAAGCTCCCGCCCGGCGGGATCACGAACGTACCGTAGAGATCGACGTAGACCGCGTGCCCCAGGTTGGTCGTCATGGGCGACTGGACGGAGCCAATCGCCATCCAGCCGTTGGCCAGGGCCGTCGTCACCGCTGCCCCGCGGATGGCGCGCCCGGAGTACGCCGTCTTGCCCGACAGGCTCCGCAGGATCGAGACGTGCGGGGTCGGTGCGGCCTGCTCGCCGGGCGGGCAGACCTGCGCCAGGAGCGTGGACGGCTGCGCGGCGGCGATGGAGGTGATGCCACACATCCACGCGGCGTCGATGATGTAGCACTTCTCGGGGTCGCCGTTGTAGAGCTGGAACTCGCTCCGGGTCGTCGGCCAGGCGTTGACGTAGGTAAACGCGCTGGCGCTCAGGAGAGCCGTGGCCCAGCTGTCTCCCAGTCGGACCAGTTCGGCCCGCTGGGGCAGGGACTGCGCGACGCACTGGTCCCCGCGCGGGTTGATGTGGATCTTCTGCTCGCCGTCGGAGTACAGCCCGGCCGCTCGGGACCGGACGAAGCCTGCAATCGTGGAAAGCATCACGGTCCCTTTCAGGAGTGGATCAGTTGGAGGAGGAGGAGGTTCGTTTTGCGCGTCTCCTCGAGCAGCGCAGTCAGCAGGTCGCGGGTGGTGGCATCCTCGACGCGCACCTGCCCCTCCGACGTCGTGGAGACCTCGGAGTATTGCGAGCCGTCCGTCCCTTCGACGACGCCCTTGATGACAGATCCCATCTCGGACCCCTCCATCGAATTTGTCCGTCGATTATCGGGGAGGTGGAGTTGTGGGGCAAAACGGAGGGTTTGGTGGTGGGCGATGACTGATGACTGCCGACATGGAATCTGACGAGATCGGAGGGTAGAATGGAGCGGGTCCGGCGCGTGTCTTCAGCACGCCCCGGACCCTGACCACAGCACGGTTCCGTAAGGAGGAACTCACGTCATGGGTGAAAAGAAGTCTAGACCACCCCGTCACTTCAGGCAAGACGCCGTCTGTCGCCTTTGCAAGTCGCCGGACCTGGAGCCGGGATTTCGTACCTGTATTTCCTGCCGGATCGAGGGACGGAAGCAGGCGAAAGAGGAGAGGGCGAAGCGTGTGGCCGAAAACCGTTGCATCACCTGCGGCAGGCCCAGGGGCGAGGGGCGGGAGCAGAAGAAGGTTTGCGAACGGTGCGTCCGCCTGAACGCCGAAAGGCGCGAGGTGATCCGTGACGCTCGCGTTTGCCCCCAGTGCGGGACCAATCCTCTGACGAAGCATCGCCAGTTCTGTAGCGACTGCAACCGAAAGAACATGCTGGCACACATCGCCAAACAACAGAAGAGACTACAGGACGAAGCCAAGGCTAAGGGGTTGTGCCCTCGCTGCCGGCGCAACCCCTCAGCGCCCGGACTCGTCATCTGTAACGAGTGCCGCCAAAGCATCAAGCAGAGGAACCGGGATCTGAAACGTCGTGCGTTTGCAGCCTACGGAGGGCGGTGTGCCTGCTGCGGTCAGGACTTTCTCGACTTCCTCTGTCTCGATCACGTCAATAACGACGGAGCCAAGAGACGCAGGAACGGCGAGGCTATGGCGAACCAGATGTACTCGCAGATCGTGAGATACGGCGTGCTCCCGAAGGGCATCCAGGTGCTTTGCCACTGCTGCAATTTCGCCAAGCGTATCGACGGCGAGAAGTGCCGATGCCAGGACCGCTGGATCGTTCGTGGTGACGGTGAGGGGATTTGAGTAGAGGACTCTGGAACACCGCGAGCCCGCAGAGTTGTTCTGCGGGCTCGCGGTGTTTACCTTGCCAGAGCAATCTCAGATGGCAGGCACAACCCCGGAAATGCAGTACCCAGACGCGAAAGCGGATGCGACGGCAACGTGCTGATCCGTGATGTCCCAGCGAGTCTTCTCGTTGATGGGATCCGCATATTCAAAGGTGGTCATGTTGTTCTGGAACCACCACAACTGGACGGTCGAAAAGCTCGGACCAACCTCAGCGTCGATGCCGCCCGGGCGCGAGATCAACTGCGCCTTGGTCTTGTCCTTCAGGAACGCGCGGTCCGTGCTCGCGGACGTGGCGGCGGCACTGGGAGGCGTCGAGATGTACATCGTGTCCTCGACCACGATCTCGATGCCGTAGAGTCGCTTCGGCAGGCCCCATCGCTCGTTGTAGTTCTCCTCGTCGCCCTCGATCTCCTTCCGGGCGTTCGCGTACTTGAGGTAGTTGTGGATCTCGGCCGTGTTCGCCATCGCCGTCGCGGTGTCCGGGTGCAGGAGCAGCCGGAGGTCGCGGAACTTGACCCTGGAATTCGTCTGGAGGAAGACCTTCGAGACGGCCGCCATGAGCGCCTTCTTGATGGCGTTGTAGTTCGCGTCGGTCGGGTCGTCGCTGGCCGTGTGCCACTGCCCAGCGCCGCCGTTGAGCGTGTTGACGTCGCTGATGTTCGTCGTCGGCCAGTTCCCCACGGTGTCGAGCAGGGTGACGACGTTGTAGGTGCGGCCCGTCATCGCCTGAGAGGCGAGACCCTTCAGGTAGACAGTCTTGGCCTGCCACTGCTTCTGGTGCTGGGCGAGGGCCTGGTTGCCCATTTCCGCGTACCAGTCGTAGCGAACCGTCGTCGCGGACTGCTCGCGGAAGGCGAACTGGTTGTCCCCGCCCTTGGGGCGGTCCGCGCCGTCCGCCCAGACGTGGTCGTTGATGTTCCGCAGTCGCACCGCCTGGTCGCGGTCCAGTTCGTGATAGTAGAACACCGGGCCTGGGGCCGGCACGATCTGGACGTAGCGGTTGACCGGGAAGTCCGCCACCTCGCGCGTGTACGAGATCACATACTGCGTGGCGAGCGGGTGGTAGTTCGTACTGGAGGGGTAATTGAATGCCTGCGGCATGGTTCTCGTCCCGTGAAAAAGGTCGTGCGCCTTTCGCGCGGCCCCCCATCACGGAGCACTGCGACAGGTGATGGCTGTCTCGGGGGTAGCTACTCCCCCTTCGGCCCTGTTCCGGGTCGGCCCCGCGAAGGGCGCCGACCTTTTTCAGTCGCGTTCTACCAGGGTCAGGATGCCCGGTCGGCGATGCGCACCCGGACCCTGACCAACTGGTCGGCGGCGGTCGCGGACTGTAGCGCCACCGCCCCGTAGATATCGGCGTCGGAGCCAGCGTTGACGCCCCTGCCGGACGAGTCCGACTTCAGGAGCGCGCCGAAACTGAACGACCCGCCCGACTGGAGCCACGCCTCGTCCGTCTCCGTGTACACGATGATCGTGTTGACGTTGTCGATGCCGGCGTAGCCGTCGTCGAGCCCGGAGATCGGCGGGTTGCGCGTCCCCGGCTGGCTGATGCCGATGGGACGCTCGCCAGCGCCGCACTGGAGCACAACGCCGCCCGTCTCCGAGGTGTCGGGCTTGACGAACCGCGCGGGCGAGACGTTTCCGCCGCACATGAAGCTGCGAGACATAACCGCTACCTCCCTTGCCTCGAACGCCCCGAGTCTGGCGACGGATCGCGACGCTCGGTCCCGCCGAGTGACCTCAGTGCTTGGCGAAGAATCCGCTCACGACCTCGAACGTCCCCGCAGTCGTGCCGTTGCTCGAGTGCAGGATGAGCGGATCGCCGGGGTTGATCGCCGTGAACAGCCCGGCCGGGTCGGTGTAGGTCGTCTGGACCGTACCGCTGCCCGCGGCAAGCACCTCGAGCTGCTGGTGCGCCTCGGCGGTCTGCGGGTTGGTATCCGTCGTGATGCCGTAGAAGTACAGCAGCCCGCCGGCCTTGACACCGCCCGTCGGCAGATTCGTGGTCAGCGTGACGGCCAGGCTCGAGACGCTGGACACCGTGTCGATGACCCAGGTTCCGTCCGCCGCCTGGTAGCAGACGTAGTCGCTGCCTGCGATGCCGTTGTTGGCCGTGCGCGGCGCCGTCTGCCCGTTGGGCAGCGGGTACTTGTAGGCAGTCGAGTACGAGCCGGGGTCAGCCGTCAGGTTCACAACGGCCTGGGACGCGGCGGCGTCGGCCGAGAACGTCGTGTAGTTGAACGGCCGCATCCAGGTGATCGTGTGCCCCGTCGTGCCGATCTGGTAGACGAGCGTGGTGACGTGCGCCACGCCAATCCCCTTCACGCCGGCGGCGGGCGCTCCGCCCTGGAAGTAGGGCCAGATGCCGCGGACGATCACCGTGCCCGCGGTCTGCGTCTTCTTCCCGTAGGAGAAGCCGCCATAGCTGTGGATCAGTGGGGAAGGCATCGTCCGTCCTCTTTGGCCTCGTCAGGGGAACCCGTCGCGACGCGCGACGCCTTGCTCACTTCTTGAACCGCTGGGGGAAGACCGCGCGTGCAGCCTTGGCGAAGTCCCACTCGTTGTGCTTCTTGCTGTACTGGAGCACCTTCTCCTGGTCGGCCGGGCTCAGGCTGTTCTCGGGGTCGTCCAGGTCGATCTCGCCCGCTGGGGACGAGTCAGCGACCGGCAGCGGGCCCGTGCGTCGCACCGGGGCACATCGGTAGTACTTGCGGACGTGCGCGGCGCGCCGAGAGCGGCCAGCCTCGTCCAGTTTGGCGAACTCCGGAACCTCGACCCCCGCGTCGAGCATGTAACCCTCAGCCGTGAGTTGGGTCACGATCTGCCGGGACTCGGCCTCGGCCCGCGCGTGCTTGAGCTGGTCGATCTCCGCCTGCATGCGCGCGTAGCGGATCGCGTCCTGGTCCTTGCGGTACTGAGCGGCCTTGCCGTTGCGGTTGTGCTGCTTCGGTTCATCCTCCCCAGCGGCGGGGAAGGCGTTGGTCGCACTCGGGAACGCGGCGAACTGGTCGGGCTGGTCGGCCTCGGGCATCGCCGTCGGGTCGCCCGGGGGCGGTTCCGGTGCGGGCTCGGCTGCCATCGCATACTTCCGCGCCTTGGCCGAGTGGTAGTCGGCAGCGTACGGGTGCGAGTAGCAGTGCCTCTCGTACTGTTCGATCTTTTCGTCATCGCTCGGTTCGACCGGAGCGCCGCCCGCGTCGTCGTTCAGCAGATCATCGTTCATGGCTGGCTTTTGCTCCATCGAGTATCGCAGTACGGTTCTTCCGTTGACGTTCCGGCGGTAACACCATTGCGAGAGGTCGAGCCTCGGTGTCCTGCGCAAGAGCGAGATCGGGTCGATGAACTCCTCGCCTTCCTCGCCCTCGTCCCCGGCGGGCCAGAGTTCGACGCTGGTCCGGGGGAACTCCCTGGCCTCCCGGACCCGGTCCTTGCGGATGTAGTAGTCCGCGTAGAGCATGTGCTTGCCGCGCCTCGGGTCGAAGCCCACGCGGTAGTTGGCCGCGTAGCCGACGATCGGCGGTTGCTTGCGCTCGTCCGGCTCCTCGGGGTCCGTGTGCCCGATCACCAGGGGGCAGAGGTCGCCCCGCCCCGTCCGCTGGTTCTGTGTCGCGGCGAGCCTCTGGAGATCCTGTCGGGAGAACTTGCGCGTCCGCTTGATGGCGCCCTTGGTTCCCCGTGGAACACTTCGGCCCTTGCTATCGACCCAGTAGGTGTCCGTGTGCTCGTCGAAGATGGCGACCTGACGAAACCTCGCGTAGTGCGCGGGGTCGTTCAGTTCGGCCAGATGCGACGGAACTTCAGGATTCATGCTCGCCAGTTTCGCGAATCGCGATGGACCTGAGCAAATCGACAAGGTAAGATTCGTCGATGAAAAAGAGTGAGGTGGAAATGTATTGCGAGAAATGTCGAATCAGCCTGAGCAATCGAGAATCCCACGCCTTCGCCGGGTGGGGGTTCTACGTTGTCTATTGTGCCAGTTGCTGTCCGCGAGAGGTGGACGGAACCGAATGCGAGAAGGAGCACCCCGAAGAGTGTAAAGACTCGGGAGCGGAAGCGAATAGGAAGGCAAAAGGTGAATGATGATCTGCTGGTACTGTCACTGGGGCTGGCCGAAACCCGTTCGGGAAATCTACGACCGGGCGGAATCCGAGATCGACGCGATCCTCGATGATCTCTGGCTTGCCGGGGAAGGGGATGGGTTGTCTCCCGAGTACCTGTCCGCGATCAGAACTGCCGAGTGTGGCGAGCACGCGCTGAAGTTTGGACCTGCCCACGTCGTCTGGGAAGACGAGAACTGGGGGTGCGCCCGGTCCTGCATGAAGGACTGCGGCGCTCCAGGGTTCTCCGACTGGCCACCTGCTATCCTGGACGTCGTCCGCCGCTCCCTGCGCGAGTTGATGGCGCTACCAGCGGAGGTGCGGAATGTCGAGCCGAAAGACTACGACGGCGAGCACCCCGAGAATTTCCCGCCGCCCGCGGGCATGGAGATGGTGAGGCGATGACCTGCCCCGTCACCCTGAACCACCCGGAACTGTTCGGCGCTCTCGAAGCCGACGAGCCACCCGAGATCGTCGCCGACTGGCTGCTCGACCACGGCTGCACGCTGGCGGATGTACTGGGGCTGTGGGTCGGCGAACCCAGGATGAACGGCGGGACCGACGTTACGATCTGGGGGCACCCGAATCAGCCGCGCCTGCCCTGGGCTGTTCTCGCAGCCTTCGCCCGGAACAATCGCCCCGACGTGCGACTGATCCAGCGAGAGTTAGGAGAGGTGGAGAGAAACCTCGGTCGCGTCCCGATGGTGTCGTACTGGCAGACACGCGTCGTCCTCGTCAGGGTTGGCGACGAGCCGGTCTGGCTGGGGCCCTACCGCTCGCCACGCCGTCCCAGCGAGTACACCGGCAAACGCCTGGTCGATCGGTACGGGCCGGTGGCGTCGTCGAACGTGCGGATCCACGAACACTCGTACCGCATGGACGTGGATCGGTCCGGCGCCACGGCTCTCACGATCAACGTGTTGGGATGCCCCGTCCGCAGGGCGAGAGACCCCTGGGTCGGCGAGTACCTGCTGTGGGTCCAGAAGCCGGCAGCGGCTGCACTGCCGGAGGTGGCGGATCTGCCCTAGAACTCGCCGCGCGCCTGCCTGGCGTAGATCCTCGCGGAGTGCATGTCGCCCGCCAGTCGAGCGCGATCGGCAAGCCGGGCGTACTGGACGGGTCGGGAGTCTCGCGCTGACACGGCACGGATCACGAACGAGGATCGGGAGAACTTCGCGGCGCCGATCTCCTGGAGTTTCGCGGCGGTCTGTCGCACCTCGTCGGGGTCGGCGCCCCAGATGGACGCCTCCCACCGACCCGTGCTGTTGTTTCTGCGAACGGTCACGTTGGACGGGAGTTTGCCCGCGTCGCGTGCCTTCCAGAACTCCTGCGACGGCTCGAAGCCGTGAACGTGCCGCTGTCCGCGCGAGGTCGAGACGGACTTCGTGGAGACGTTGGGGGGAGAGGCGGGGACTGATGGCGACGGGGTGGGAGGTTGCGTAGCCTTGCCCGCAAGGTCCGGGTAGTCTTTTAGAACCTCGGGCGGGACTTTCTTGCCGGCGGTCAGGGCTGACCTCACGGCCTCACGGTGTGGGTCGCTGACGAGGCGGCCGGAGTCGAACTCCTTGGCGACGCCGTCGTAGTGCTTGCGGATGGCGTCTTCGGCGGGGACTGCCCACTCGGCCGCTGATGACGACGCGCCAGAGAACTTCCGGACGGCGTCCAGATACTTCTCCATCGCCGCGTGCGCCCGCGACCCCGGCGCGAGAGACCCGCCCCCATCGCGTCCAGACTCGATCGCCTTCTGAATCTGGTCAGAAAGCTCAGTCCTGGCGTCCGTCACCCGGGTCATTGCCTCGAGCCGCTTGCGCCCGGAAGCGTCACCGGCCACCAGTGGCCGGTGCATGCGGCGGACGTCATCGGAAGGCCCAGGAAGTTTGGACGGGTCGTATGTCAACTCCCCGTCGGGGTGCCGAATCCCGACGTCGGTGTCCTCGTACTCGCCCGACCGCTCCGACATGGCGTCGCTGTAGGCGTCTCTCGTCATCTCGTGCGCCGGGACGCCTCCGACTTTCGCCGACGCCTTCGCCGGAGCGACTGACGCAGGAGCCTTCTCCACAACGTCCGGCCTGGCCTGCGTCGGTGTTGCAGGAGACGCCCGTTCTGTCCGCTCCGCCAACTCCAGAGCCTGCAAATCTTTTCGGTTGTCGCGAATGAGTTGCTCACGGCGCTCCACGAGCGACATCCTGTTCTCGGTCCCCTTCGCCTCCGCCGACCCACGGAGCCCGTTGAGCACCTCGCCGCGTGCGTTCAATCGCCTTTTGATCTCCTCAACGGTTCCAGTTCCGGCTTCGCCATGAGCAGTCATCGGGTCCTGAGAAGACGAAACTGGCGCCTCCACTGCCGGCTCCTTCTCCCCCTTCTCCGGCGTCACCACTCGCTTGTGCAGATCCTCCCCCAGTTGCCTCTTGTACTTCCCCAGCATCCGCGCCGCCGCTTCCGCCTGACGGTCGGTCAGCGAGGACTGTTCCGCCAGTTGCTTACCGAACGAGGAATCGTACTGGTTGAACCCGACGCCGTTGATCTCCCGGGCGCCGTCGGCGTTGGCTGCGTGGAGCTGTTGCAGGGCCTCGTGGATCGCCTCCTTGCGGGCGGGGGTCATGCCCTCGACGGGGGGGTTGGGGGCGACTGGGGCCCGGGGAGCCTGGGAGGACGTCGGCCGGGTGGTCGCAGTGGACTCCGCCTCGTGCCGACGCTCGCTGTGGTACATCTCCTGCACCGTGCTGGCGACACGCTTCAGTTCCGCCTCGTCAAGCCCGTGCTTCTCGCCCAACTCCCGCAACTGGGCGCTCGCCTCCTTCACCTTGCCCGACTTCAGGACGTCGTAGACGCGGTCGAGGTCGTCGCCCGGGATGGACGACTTGCCGGCCTTCGCCGGGGCTGCCGCTGGTGCTGTCTTCCCGTCCTTCTTGGCAAGTTCCTCATCGAGTTCCTTCGCCTCCTGGCTCTTGCGGGCCAACTCGTCGGCCTTGGCGAACGACTTGCCGATCAATCCTCGCAGACGCTCGACATCCGCCTTACCGGCCTGGATCTCTGCCTCACGCTTCTTGGCATTCCCCTCAAGGTTCCGGGCGATCGTCTCGATCGACTGCAGACTATCGCCGGTGGCGTGCATGTCCCCACCGGGACCCTTCAGGTAGAATTTGCTCTTGTCCACGAGCACGTCCAGCCCGCGGTAGGCGCCGACCTTCTTGGGACCGTAGTTGTAGCCGTACTCGTAGCCGCCCTGCCCGGTGGAGATGAACTCGGCATTGTCCTTCTTCCACTGGTCGAACGACTCCTTCGCCTCCTTCCGGTCGGAAAAACTCTTACCCCCGACAGTGAAAGTGAACTCGGGGTTGGCCTCGAGGGTCGCGACGTCCTTGTGTAGACCCTCGACCGAATCCTCAAACCGTTTCAGGTTGCGCTCGAAGGCTTTGATCTTGTCCTTGAAGCTCGTCTGCTCCCTTTCGTGTCGGTCACGAGCCCGGGTGAGTTGCCGCACCTCGTCGTCGAGATCGACCTTGCGCATGATCCGGGGGTCGCCGCTCGCCGCGGCCATGAGTTGCTCCGGGCTCAACTCCTCGGTGTCCTCCTCCCGGGCGGCCCGGTCCTTGTAGTCGCGGTCGATCACCTGGCGAATAAACTTCGTCTTGTTGGCGATGATCTGCCAGAACGTCTGGTCCAGCGATCCCTCGGAGACGTAGCGGACGATGCCCACGCCTTCGTTGGTGTTACCGTGCCGCCACCCGCGGCCGTCACGCTGCTCGACGTCTGCCGGCACCCAGGGCACGTCGAGATGGTGCAGGGCCAGGAGGTGATCCTGCACGTTGACTCCGGTCCCCAGTTTGTCCGTGGAGCCGATGCCGACGAGGATCTCGCCGTTGCGCATGGACTCCATCGCGGCCTCTTTCTTAGCGCCCTCCAGCTTCGAGAAGTCGGCGATCTTCTCCCGGGGGATGCCGCCGGCCACCAGCTTGTTGATGATGTCCGGGTACAGGTGGAACCCGTTCTCCATCGGGTTGACCCCGGTGTCGCAGAAGATCAGTTGCGACTTGCCGGGGTTGTCCCGGAACGTGGCCGTCACCCTCTGGACCATCTGGTTGGCCTTCGAGTGCGGGTCGTCCGGCGCGTTCGCGTCCAGCAGACGCATATCGATGGAACCCTTGCGGCCCTCGGTGCAGATCTTGAGCATGTTGTCGGCGCCCTTCTCGGCCTTGCCCTTGATCCTCTTGGCCCGCTCCTGCAGGTCGGCCATGAGCGCATCCATCGACTCCGTTCGCGGGGCGACGACCACATCGTCCTTGCGCTTGGGACGAACGACGGCCGGGGTGCCGTCAGGGTTCTTCAGGTCGTCGGCCCTGCGGACGTCCATGATCTGAGCGGCGAGCGCCTTGAGTTCGGGAAGGTTGACGAAGTTGCGGAAGCGCGCAACCGGCTTGTACTCGCCGGTGACCGTGAACTCGTTGCGAGTCTCGGTTTCGCCAAAAGTCTGCGCCCAGGCGTCGAACTTGTCCACCCCGCGCTCCTTCATGTCGGCGGGCTGGAGGTAGCGTTGCATGTTGAACAGTTCGCCCATCGTGTTCGCAACCGGCGTGCCCGTGGCGAACACCACCCCTCGCCCCCCGTTCTGCTCCTGCAGCCAGCGGGCCCGCATCTGCATGGCCGTTGCCTTCTCGCTGCGACCCTGGGGCACACCCTTGACACGGCCCTGTCGGGTGTAGCACGGCAAACTCTTGTAGTTGTGGGCCTCGTCCACGAACAGTTGGTCGATGCCCAACTCGTCGAAGAAGACGGCGTCGTCCTTCTCGGTCGGGTCCAGGGCGTCCTCGAGGGCTGCCTCGAGCCGCTTCTTGGCCTTCTCGAGCTGACTGGCAACCCCACTCTTCTTCTTGGTGGTGTTGCCCTCGTTGCTAGCCTCGATGGCGGCTTCGACCTCGGCCAGTTCCTCGCCGATGAACTTCTTGACCACGTCCGGACGCATCTGCAACAGGTCCAGGTGGTCGTGCGTCAGGAGCACGAGGTCGTAGTCGCCGGTGGCGATCCTGGCAATCGTCTCCTTGCGCTTCTTGGCGTCGAACATATCCACGGTGGACAGGATCTTCGCCCCCGGGTAGAGCTTCAGGGTGTCGTTGGTGATGGCTTCGATGTTCGCCTTGAGGCAGGCAATGGCCGGCTTCTTCGCCAGCCCCATACGACGTAACTCCATAGCTGAAGCAATCATAGAGAAGGTGTTGTGCGTCACCACGAAGTCATCGGTGACGTAGAGATGATCGGGGCTACTCACGCGGATGCACTGGCAGGGCTTCTTGCCCACAGGCTCGACCGCGACGATGTAGCGGGTCGGCTGGTACTTGGTCCTGGGAACGATCAGTGACGCCTTTCGTTCCAACCGGAACGGTTGTACGTCAGGCGGCAGACTGAGGCACAAAACGTGACAGGGACGCCCCGTGCGGATCTCGCCTTTGTGGGTGTAGGTGGGAGCCTTCTTCAGTCTTCGCCGCGCCACGCCACCGAGCGAGCGAGTCAGAAAGACCACATCGTCTGCCAGACGATCCGACGTGGTGTAGAACGTGACCGAGCGTTCCTTGCGCGAACTGATCGACCCGTCCGTGTCGAGCAGTCCCTGGAGTACCGCGAGACGCACCTCGGGCGTGTTGATCTTGTAGCATTCTGGCACGAACTTCTGGTGCGACTTGCAGCCCTGGAGTCCCATACTGGCCAGGGAATGTACGACCGGGTTGGGCTTGCGATCGGCCCCAAACCCCGACTGCTTGCGTCGAACGATGGCGAACGACGGGCACCGGCGAGAACTGCTGGGTTGCTCGCGAACCTCCATGCCTCCGGGCAGCGCTGCGGCCACCTGCCCCACGAGGAACGCGCCATCCTCGCGTGACGCCGTGATCCTGGCACAGTTGGCCGTCATGCACCCGTCCCCCAGGAGCACACCCAGGGTGTAAGGGTCGATCGGGACCGGTTGGGCGTCGAACTGGACCGCCCGCACCATCGGGATCGAGTGGTTCTTGACACCGCCCAGCCTCGAATCGATCAGCGTCTTGCGGATCTCTGCCAGGCTGCGGACTTTGGGCTTGTCGCACGTCCAGTGCGACTTGCCAGCCTTTCGGGCCGCAATGGCGTAGTTCCGCTCGTGGTAGGTCTGGGTCAACCACAGATGTTCGTCGCAACATTCCGTGACCGCACCGTCACTGAACACGACACGGAACACTTCCTTCTCGCCCTGCGGGAAGATCGCCTCGACCATGGTCGGTTTGCCATCGACGCCGATCACCGCGTCCCCCACGGAAAGATCGCCCATCCGGACGTAGCCGGCCGGCGTCAGGATCTGAGCGTCGAGGGGCTGCGCCTTGCCGGTCCCGACCTCGTGTGCAGCCAGCCCGGTCCCGGTGGTCACCACCTGCCAGACGAAGTTCTTCTGGTAGTCCCTGAGTTGGATGGCGGGGTTCATGCCCGGGAACGTCAGGTGCGACCCGTTATAGGCGATGTTGCGGATGTTGTTGAAGTTGTCGTTGTAGTGCCGGTGCAGTCGGTCGCGACGCTCATCGTCTTCCCAGACCCACTCCTTGAAGAAGTCCTGCATGTCCTTGACCTTGGCCATGACGTCCTCGGTCTTCTTGCTGTCGAGGATCGGCTTGTCGTTGGCGTCCCTGATCGTCTTGCCCTTCTCGTCCTTCTGCCAGACCACCAACCGGGTGTTGTTCATGGCCGCGTCGAAGATGTCCATGAACTTCTTGTCGTGGACGGCCCAGACAGTCTTGGCCTGCTGGTTCTGCGAAATCCACTTGGCGTTACTGGTTCTCGCGAAGTCCGCCACCCACTCGGCGGACTCGGGGATGTAGTGGATAGCAAAATCTTCCGGACTCCCGCCCAGGAGGGCTGCCGCGAACGCCGCGTGGTCGGACGCCGGGACCCAGTGGGTGCCCATCTTCACGCTGATGTCCTGGTAGGCGATATCTTCTGGCTGGACTTTTTCCAGTGCCTCGACGTTGGCCTGGAACTTGGGATCGGTCGCGGCGGCTGCCCGCGCCATCACGAGCTTCCTCCGAACATTGCCAGACAGGTACTGGTCGGCCGGTTGCCACCCCGCCGACGGGTCGAAGTACGCCAGCCCGCGAGCCGACAGGAGTTTGCCCACCTCGTCGGGCGTGGTGCCCAGCAGTTTTGCCATGTGGTCGATATCGAGCCTGCCAAACTCGTGCAGGGAGAGGCTCAGCGCCTGCCCGACGTCGTCGGCCTTCTCGACCTTGGCTGCCGGACGCACGGTGTCCTTGCGGAAGACGTCAGCCTTCTCCGCGGCCTTCGTGGCGGGATCGTACTTTTCGAGCGCCAGGAGCACCGGGGAGTCCGGGTCGAAGCGGAACGCGCGCTTGTTCGCACGGTCGTTGAGGAACCCGTGTTTGGCAACGAAGGCGTCATAGGCATCATTCAGCGCCTTGCGCTCGGCCGAGGCGTCCTCGCCCTTCAGCTGCTTGTTGAGGCAGGCGCGCAGTGCGTCGCGAACCCCGAGTTGCCCCTGGATGCGGGCCAAGTCCTTGGCGTTGACATCCTGGGGGATCATGACCCCCTTTTCGCGGACGTACAACTTGCCGCCCTTGACCTGGTAGCCGCCCTCCTTGACATCCCCAGGCGCCGGCGCAGCCTCGGGGGTGAACCGCTCATTCGTGGGCGCCGAACGGCCCAGTAACCCCTCGGGCAGCCGGCCGATGCACGCCTTCAGCCTTTCCTCGTAATCCTCGCCCCTGGTCACGTTCTTGGACTCGCCGTGGTACATCTTGCCCGTGCGGTCGTGCGTGCCCAGCACCTGCTCGGGGTGCTCGGCGAAGTAGCGGTTGACCGGGATGGGGTCCCCGCCCGCCGGGTCGGGGATGGTGACCACGTCGTCCCACTTCGGGCCGGGCACGCGCTTGCCGTTCACCCAGTGGTAGAGCCGGCCCAGCGCGTCCACGGTCGTGCCGGTGAAGCCGGGCTGCTCCGGCTCCGCCTCCTTCGGCGTCACGTTGGCATCGACCGCCTGCTCCCCCGGATGCTTCTTCCGGAAGATGAGCATGTCGGTGACGACTTCCGTGCCCGCGTTCTCCTTATGCGCGCCCCCCGGGAACCGGATCGCGGATACCAGTTCTCCCTTGCTCTCCAACTCCTTGCGGATGCGCGGGTCGAGTTTGTCCATCGTCCCGGCGCTGGTGATGTGCATCACCAGCCCGCCGGGCCGCACCTTATCCAGGGACTTCAGGAAGAAGTAGTCGTGGATGTTGGCCTTGTGCTTGTTGTACCTGGCGCCGTCCGACGTCGAGTCATGTACGCGGTAGTCGCCGAACGGCACATTGGACGCCACGAGGTCGTAGAAGTTGTCCGGCACCTGGAACTTCTCGAACCCGGTGACGTTGACGTTCGCCGACGGGTAGAGGAGTTTGAGCATCTTGCCCGTGAGGCTGTCCAGTTCCACCGCGGTGGCGCGGGTGTGCCCGGCGACGTCCGCAGGCATCATGCCCAGATAGTAGCCGATTCCGGCCGACGTCTCCAGGAACCGCCCACCCTTGAAGCCCAGGCGCTGGGCCATTTCCCAGTGCGCCTTGACCACGTCGGGGTGGGTGTAGTGAGCGTTGAGGATCGACCCGGCCGCGGAAGCGTAGTCCTGACTGCCAGGCTTCGACCGGGTGCTGCTCTCCGCCTGCGCGTACTCGTCTCCCGACAGTACGCTCCGCAGCAGCTCTCGCTCCTTCTGCCAGTCGTCGCCGTAGCGGTACTCGAACAGATTCTTGAACTGCCCCCAGCCGACGAACTTCGACAGGATGGCCTGCTCCTCGGGCGTGGCGGCGGTCCGCCCCTCCGCCTCGATGTTCCGGAGCGTCTTGATCGCCTCGATGTTGTTCTTGAACTTGGTCTTCGCACCGCCAAAGGCGAAGGCCGCGTCGTCATACCGCCAGTTCCCGGCGGCGCAATCCGTCGGGTTTTCTACGCTCGGCGGTTCCGCAAGAGACCGCTCGTGAGGAGTTGCTCCGCCGCTCCCATCGCCGCTTCCCTCGCCTCCTCCTTCTCCCAGGGCTCCGGCGCCGGCGGCTCCGTCCGGTACAGGTCGTCCATCGCCAGCGCCCTCGCCACGTCCGGCGGCGTCCCCTGCTCCTCCAGCCGGTCCGCCAGTTCCATCGCCCCCCAGACCCGCACCGCCAGGTACGCTTCCAGGTCCTTCGTCTGCTCCAGTTCCCGCACCATCGCCGGTTGTTCCGCCGTCAGGTGCCGACGGAGCGCCCTCTCCCAGGGGTTGTTCGGGTAGTACCCGTCCGCTTTTGCCGCGTTTGCCCTTGCCTTCCAGTCCATCGCCAGCCCCCTTCCGCATCGAGCCGAACTTGGTCCCCGCCAGCTCCGCCATCCGGTGCAGGATCGCCAGTTTCTTGCCCAACCGGTTTCGCAACCCCTCGTGTGCCCTGCCCTCCGGGATGGCGTTGTACGCCCGCTCCGCCGCGTCGGCAAGCTCCTCTACCCGGTGCAGCGCCTGCTCGCCGTGGTGACGGTGCAGGAGCCCCACCGAGGCACGGGCCGCGCGCTCGTTGGAGCGGAGCACCTTGTGCTTGTCCCGGTAGGCGTTCAACCGCTCCTGGAGTTTCTCCCGATCGACCGGGCCGCGATCCTCCCGCCGCTTGCGAGCCTCCTCGCTGGTCGCCTTCGGGTCGGGCAGCTTGTCCACCCAGTACGACCGCCCACGCTTGTCGGTGCGCTCGATCGCGCCCGGCGTGCCCCGCTTGACCCGCTTGTAGTGCCAGTGCCAGGAGTTCCCTTCCTCGCCAGTCTCGTCACCGACCTCCTCGTCGTCCTCGTCTCCCTCCAGTTCCACGGCGGACCACTCGTCGTCTTCTTCCTCCAGCGTCCAGCCGTAGGGCTCGAGGTCGGCGCAGGCGTCGTCCACCTGCTGTTCCTCGGGCGGGGACCCAGCCTCGACCATGTCGTTGAACAGCCCAGCATAGAACTCCGCCAGCGCCTGGACCTGGATCCACTGCCCACCGGATTGTCCCGAAACCTTCTGCCCGGCGGGCACCCGTGGCGCCTCGTACCTGTCCGCCCAGCCGGTGCGGAGGTGCCGGACGACGGACCCGGCGGGACCGCTGTCGGGCTCGCTGTCGGGCTCGCCAGCCAGGTCGTCCTCGCGGAGCCTGGCGATCGACACGGCCTGGTGCCGTGCCGCGTCCAGTTCCTCGTCGGTGCCGCCGGCGGCGTCCATGATCGTGGCGAGCATCGCCTCGAGCTTGGCGGCGGCGAAGTTGTCGGTTGCATGTGCAGGCATCGTTACCCCTTCCATCCGAGCTTTTCGAGATCCCTGCGGGCGGCAGCCTTCTCGGCAGCGCCACCCTCGGTCATGCGTGATCGAATCGTGCCTCCGATGCGGGCCTCGATCGCCTCGCGGACGAATGCCGCATTGGCCTTCGGGAACCCCATCGCCTTGCCCACGGCAGCGACCTCGGGCGCTCGCAACGTCGGCAACACCCGATCGACGTATTCGAGCACCTCCCGCGACGTCTTCCGGTCCGTGGCGCTCTGGACCAGACCAATCGTTCCAGCAGAGCGGTACAACAGAGGGATCACCTCTGCTGGTCCGCGAGCGGACCGTAACCCGTTGTCCAGATCCGGGATGCCGAATGTGGGCGGCGTGGCACCAGTTGTGGGCGACTCGGGCTTCCTGGGCTGCGCAGTTGGCTTACGTTGCGGGCTCGAAGGTGCTGGCGTGACTGGAGTTGGGGTCGCAACAGTACCTGCCCCCTGACCTGTCAGCCTCTCGAACTCCCGCTCCATCCCCGGCCGCACGCTGACGTACAGCACACCCGGATCGTGCGGTCCCTGGGACGGGATCATCGCCCGCCGCTCGCGATCAGAGAGCCCGTGGCGTCCCTCCGGACCCTGCCCGGAGAGTACACCCTTCTTGATCAGGTCCCGGACCACGCCGTGGAGTTGCTCCGGGGTGTAGCCAGTCTTCTCGGCGAGTTTGTCCAGAGAGACCTGGTTGAATCCCTTGCTGTCCAGGTCGCGAAAGGCCGTGGCCAGCCCGGAGACGGATGGGGCGGACTTCGGGGTGGAGGCGGGAACCGTCGGTTTCGCGGGGCCTGCCTGCTCCTCCTTCAGTTGCTGCATCAACGCCCGTGCAACCTGCTTGGTGTTGGCGTCGTGTATCCCGTACCGTGATGCAGCCTCGCGCAGCGCATTCTCAGCGCCCGCACGGTCGCCCTTCTGGAGTTGCTCGTAGAGCTGGTCGTAGACGGCGTTGGGCAGACCGTAGATGGTGCCCTTGCGGCCGGCGGGGGCTGGAGTAGGTGGAGGACTTGCGGACGCAGTCGCTTCGCTTCCGGACAATGCGCCGGCCCCTGGGGATGGCTGCGATTGCGCCAGGTTCCTTGCCGTATGGAGGAGACTCGTCGCGGCCTCGTAGGCTTCCTTCGAGCCAAACTGTCCGTAGCCGTAGGGGTCGGTGTCGGCACCCTTGACCCACGCCTGCAACTGATTGACGAGCCCGGCGTCCGGTTGCTTCCCTGCGGCGACGGCGTCGGCCACGAAGCCGATCCTTGCCGCTAGCGCGTGATCCACCCCGGAATCCCTTGCCCCCATCCCGAACTGCTTTTCGATCGCCGCAGCCTCGCTGCGCTGGAGCATCCTGGGCGGTGCGGGCGGCTCCCTGGGGGTCATTTCAGCCGTCGTCGGCGCTGGCGGCGCGGGCGGCGCGGGCCTTTCGACGATCGTCCCCTTTTCGCGTGCCACCGCCCTGGCATCGGGCTTCGGGGCCGAGTCCGGGTCGCGAAAGGCGACGGCGGTGAAGTACATCCCCGACTCTGGGTCGTGGAGCAGGTTCGCCCGTTCTTCGGGGCGCAGGAGGTTGAGGTTATCCTGCCGATGCAGGGCGACGATTCCGCGATCCGCCAGGTCGAAGAGCGCCTTCGACAGGCTCTCCTTCTGCTGCGGTGGCAGCCCGTGCATCATGTCCATGATGGTCACGGGGGTCGTCGGCATCCGCTCGAGCCTGGGCTCGGCGGCAAACATGCGAGACAGTGCAGACTGCTCGTCGTAGTGCGTCGTGGGTTTCCCGGAAGTCCTGGGGGTGCCGCCCTGCGCCGTCGCGGGTCGCGTGCCTGCCCCACTGGTCGGCGTCCCCGTTTCGGTTGCCGGGGTGGTTACCGGAGTGGTTGCCTCCGCCTGTCCCGCTGGCGCCAGTGCCGCCACCTTCTCCGTGATCCCCTTCCGCAGACCCTCCTTCGTCCGCGACGCCAGCGCCTCGACCTTCTTCGCCACCGTGCGAAGATCGGCGACGCCTAACCGTTCGAGCAACTTCCCGAAATACTCCGGGTCGCCCTCGCCTTTGGCGTATCCTTCCAGAACACGGTCGATCTTGCCCAGAGTGTCCACGTCGGGGCCCTTCGGCGTACGCCCAGTCGCCGGCTTCGCCTCGGGCTTCCCGGCTGGCTCCTGTTTGCCCCCGCCCCGCACATGCTCGAGGATCCGCTGCGCCAGCGGGCTCTTGGCCAGAGACTTCGTCCCACGCTCGGGAAGCCCGAGGCGCCCACGCAGTTCGTGCAACTGCTGCTTCGTCAGGGTGAGCATCCCCGCCGTGAGCCTGGCGACGTGCTCCTCGGTGACGTCCTCGCGGTTCAGTTGGGACAGCTCATCGTGAACCGCGTCGATGGTCTGCTTCGGGGGCTTCGCGGGCTTTGCTGGTGCGGGCTTCTGCCCCTCTGCGGCGGGCTGCCGACCCTTGCCGGGCTCGACACTCTGGATCCGGTCCCGCTGACGTTTGCCGTCCGAGCCGTCCCAGTGCCACTTGTAGAGGGGCAATCCCCGCTTGGAGGTGCCAGCGTTACCCTTGTTCTCCCAGGCATAACGGAGGGCACGGTCGAGCCGGCGGGAGGTGCGTTCGAGTCGTCGGGCGAAACGCTCGACGGTCTCCAGATGCGGCGGGGAGGCGACCGGCGGCGGAGCCACGGGTGCCGGTGCCGGCGCGGGCGTCAGGGGAACCATCGCCTCGAAGTCGTCGAGAGCGGACAGTGCCTGGTCGTCGTGGTCGGCGCCCAGGATCATGTCCAGGACGGCGTCGGCGAGGTGATCGTTCACGGTGCCTTCCTCCCGACTTTCCGGCCGTGCGCGGCCACCAGTTGCGCGGCAAGGTCGCTGCGCCCACGCTGCCGCAGGTGCCGAACAGCACGAGCCAGCCGATCCCGAGAGTGTCGCAGCGCCTCCAGGAAGTTCCCCGCCTGCACGGGCTCCGCAGATTCCCCGGGTGCCCCTTCCTCCGCACCGGGCTGAGCCTGCTCCTCCCCGGGTTGCCCGGCATCCTCGGCACCGGGACCCGCGCCTCCACCCATGAGTGCCGCCAGCGGGTCCTGTCCCACATCCGCACCGTCGGCACCCGGCGCTCCCGGCATCCCGCCCGGCGCGCCCGGCGCCCCTGGTTGCTGCGGCGGCTTGACCAGCTCGTCGCCCTGCGCGGGTTTGCTGAACCCGGCAGCAGCGCGCAACTCGTCGGCCTTGATGTCCACGCCCAGTTCCACCATCGTCTTGCCGGACTGGACCTTCTTCTCGCTCTCCGCGCGCTCGACGTCGAATACCCACCTGACGGGGAAGTCTGCCTCGGGGAAGGAATACTTCTGGGCGATCGAGAGCAACCCCGGCTCCCGCGCGCTGCCCGTCAGTGTCTCCGCCAGCAGCGCGGCATCGCTCATCGTGATCTTGGCCTTCGTGTCCATCTGGAAGGCGGCGTTGGCCTCGTTGCCGAGCCCCGAGCTGCTCCCCGACGAACTGGCTTCCTGGCCCACGAAGTAGCGCTCGATGATCTTGTCCGCGTACTCGATCAGTCGGACCAGCGCATCCGCACCACTCGTGGGGACCTCCATGCGGTCGATCCCCGTGCCCGCCTTGTTCACATCGTCGGGGTCCACGGGCACGAAGATGTGCGCCCGCTCGCTCTGTGCGTTCGCGGCGGCCTTGACCTGCGCGAGCCCCTCCGCCGATCCCCGGGGGTACTTCCAGATGGTCACACCCAAGCCCACGCGGTCGAAGAAGTCGGTCACGTCCCCCAGCCACTGCATCTTCAGCCAGTAGAACCAGTAGGCAATCGACCGCAACCCGACGCCGTGGATCGCCTCCGCGGACGAAGAGTCGAAGAAGTCCGCGTCCTCCTGCCAGTGTTTGTGGATCAGGATCCGCTCGAGCCAGTCCCCCGTGAGTAAAAGCCCGTGCCCGCCGACGGAGGTGACGATCGTCTCGGCACCGGGGATGTTCTTCACATCGGCTGAGTTCATCAGCACATAGGGCGTGTGGTCGTACTGGTGCCCGATCTTGTCGCCGTTGATGCCCCAGCTCTGGGCGATCGTGATGCCCCGCCGCAATTTGCCCGCGGACGACCCGGCCGACGCGGGGCCGGTCGGCAGGCTGGTCTCGGCCTTTGGCGCCTCGTTGGGGTGGTCGTGGAAGTCGCACCACTCCCATTCCACCTGGACGCCATAGCGTCCGTACCAGATCGCCTCGAGCCACCACCAGACCATCCGGCGGAACGACCGCACGCCTTTCATCAGGCGGGTCATGCCGTCTCGGACTCGCGTCTGGTAGGGGTCCTTCTCGTCGGGGACCTCGAGGTGCCAGGGGAGCGAGGCAACCGCCAGCATGCGCTCCTGCAGCAGCCCGCGCAGGTGCAGGTCGCGGCGCATGGCGATGGCCTCCTCGCGGCCCGCCTTCAGCGCCTCGTCCCAGAGCTGGTGGAGATAGGTGTTCCCTCCCCCCTGGTACTTCGAGACGAACATCAGCCCGTGCGGCAGGGCGATCCCCCCCGGGCGGGCACTCCCGTCCCTCCGGTAGGGGTTGCCGTACTGGTCGAGCAGGACAGGTTGGCCGTTTCGGGCATGCATGCGTCTCTCCCCAGCGGGGGATCTTCGCATGCGGGGAGGGGGGAGATCAAAGCGGAGGCAGACCGGCGAGCATGCGGCCACGGTTCACGAGGCAGAGGGAGAGCCCGGCAAAGGCATCCTCTCTGGAGTCGAACAGGGTCGGCGACCCCGATCCGTCACTCAACCCGCAGCCTGGATCGAGGAAGAGTTCCTCAGGAATATATCTTGCACGCGACGAGTCCTCGCGACCTATCCCTCTCTCCTGGAAAAACTGGACTATCGCTGGCACCTCCGCATTCCAGAAATGGTGGAAGGTGGTGACGCTAACCCCGCGAGTCGTGGCGATCATCCTTCTGGCTGGCTCCTTGTCGCGGACTCTCACCGCTACGACTGGGCACGTCCGAAACAGTCGCGAAAACTGATCGTCGCCCTGACCCCAGAACCAACTGAGGGGACAGAGTATCGTGTCCAGAAACCCGCGACGCATAACCCAGGCAACCCCGTTCGTGCGAGTCGCGTCGTTGATCCAGTGCGGAACGTGATCGGTAAGTCTGACGTCGATGGACGCACGCAGCGACTCCCATGCGTGTTCGTATCGCGATAGGGAGTCGGGCGCGTCGGGAAAGTGGTGCACCTCGATCGACGCACGAATGTAGTTCGAGACGACGGACTCCCCCGCCTCCTCGCAGTGATCCGCGTACGCCAACCGGGGCAGGTCATCCCCCGGACTCTCACACACGGCACGCAGCAGTGCGGCCTTTTCCTCGTCGGCGGTCATTGCACGCCCCTCCGGATCAGCCTGTGACGCCATCCGCCCCACAGTTCCTTGCCCGAATGCGCAACCTCCTCGTCCCAGTCCACGGGGACGAGAACCTCCGTGCCGCGCCCCGCTTTTACCCACTCGGAGATTTCCCCGGCAGCGTGTGGCAATCGCAACGTCCCGACGGCACCGGAAACGCTGGTGATGAACGACGCACAGAGACAGAAGAAGTTGCTCTGGGGGTCCGTCATACCGACGAAGTCGAGAGGCGACGAGAGTACCTTGTCGGCTAGCGGCCACTCCGAACGACGGTCCAGCCGACTGTCATGGAACTGGGACGCGGCAGCGGTAAGAGTCCACCAGCGGAGGTTCTTCCTGACGCCGAAACTCTTGTCGCCCGGCCACACATACCAGGGTTTCGCTACCGTCGCCGTCATCACGGCGCCGGACATGCTGACCGTCGCACCGCCCGATCGCCACCGCTCGGCTTCCACATAGGGGATCTGATGGGTGCTGCCCACGTCCTCGATCAACACCTTCTTCGGTTGTCGCAGAAGCCCCAGGGCACGCCGAACGGCCTGCAGGTACTCCCGCTTGCGGCGCGCCAGTTGCTCGCCCAGGACGTCCCGACAGTAGACCATCCACGCCCAGCCCGTGGGGTCGTGCCAGGGTGGTGGCATGGCGTCGGTGGGCTGTCGTCGTATCATGGCGTGAACTCCATGTTAGCACGGAGTATTAGTTCGAGACTCCATCGCTAACACTCCCGTCGGGCCAGAGGATCTTCGTCTTGCGAAACATTTTCTTCGCGTAGTCGAGCGTGTACCACGTTCCGCCGAACGTCTGGCGCACCATCTCCCGGGGGCAACCGAGGAGGAGGTCGCACTCGAGGACGATGTCCCGGTTGCGGGCCTGGTAGGTCCTGGGTTTGCGCCAGGTGATGCTGCTGCCCTCCCCGCCGCAGTTCGCCCGGAACCTTGCATCCACGGGCGGGTGAATGACCACACGCTCGCCGGGGAACAGCTCCAGGAACATCGCGCGAACACGCGCATCCGCCCCCACACAGTCCCCGTGGTGCAACTCCAGTGGCGACAGGTGCTCGTCGTGCAGGGCAAAAAGGACGTTGCGAAGGGCCGCATCCTGGGATGATGTCAGACCAGTCCGCGTGCCGGTGAAGCCGATGATGATGCCGCTGCTCATGCGGTCTCCTGTTCCAGCAACCACGCGCCAGCCGCCTGTGCGGCCAACCGCAGCGATCCGGATTCCGTGACGGTCGCGACCTTGATCCTGGCCTGGTCCTCTGCAGCGTCCGGCAGTCCGTCGTAGACTTCTGCGGGGAGCCGACTGCGGTCTCCCCATGTGGGAAAGTCCGACGCTGCGTAGGTCCCATCACAATACCATTCGTAGAGCCCGCTGTGGTGGGCCGGCCACCTCTTGTTGACTGCCAGCCAATGATACCCCGACGCCAGCACCCCATCGCCCTGCTCCTCGAGGACGTCGCCGATCGCGTGCAGCGTCGCAAACCTGCCGCCGTCCAGGTCCCGCTCCAACTGCCCGATCCTGGACAGTGGCGGGCGTGTCACCCCGGCCTCGACGATGCGTCGCGCCTCCAGCAATAGCTCCTCGTCGGGAGTAACCTCCAACCCGGCATGCCTCTCCATGACGTACCGCGACAGCAAGTCGAGGAACCTGCCGTGCAACTCCACGGTCTGCCAGTCAGCCTCTATGGCGGGAGCATATTCACCCTCGGGAACTTCCGGGAAGGTCTCGCTGTAGACCAAAAAAGTGAACGCGTGAAGGAGCGGTTCGTAGATCACATCCGACAGGACGGCGTCCGCTGGAAGCTCCAGGACCGGCAGTTGGATGATGTCGTGTTTGCGCCAGCACCCCATGAGGGTCAGGATCACCGCCGGGGACACTCGAAAGGTTTTGCGACGCCTCCCCATTCCGGGCAGAACGTCGGCAAGATCCCTTACCTGACTCATTCCACCACCCCTTCCTCACGCGGCGCGTGCCGCCCGCACGCCAGGAACCCTTCCGGCGTCTGAATGTAGATCACCTGCATCTGCACCGCCATCTGCCCGCTGGGGCCCTGCACGGGCAGTGCCATCAGATGCGGTTGCTCGCGGCAGGTCCCCGACCGTGGCGCCCCCAGGTTCATCGGGTCGATCGGCGCCTGGTGCCAGTGCTTGCAGGTCTTGCAGGTCTCAGGCATGGTCACTCCTTCGTGGGTTCCACGGTAACGGGCCGGGGCCGTTTCCAGATCGTGATGAATTCCAGCCCCTGGTGCCGACGTTCGACGGAGACAGAGAACAACTCCCAGCCGTCGGAGGTGCGGGCTTCCTGCCGGGCGGCAAAGTCGCATCGCAGGATGGATTCGTCGGCATACTCCCAGCGGAGAGGGGCGGGGGGTACAGCGCGAACGATGTGGTTGGGGATGGGCGGGTGTGACGCTCCAAACTCGCTGTCTGCCGGCGGCAGCGGCTTCACCTCGAAAAGGCGAATCGCCCTGCCTGACGGTACGGACCTCACCACGGTTGCCTCGAACCGCTGACCGGCGTGCATCCCCGCCAGTTCGGGGCAATAGATGCCGCCGTTGCCGACGAAGAAATACTCCTCCCATCTTCCAACCCACAGAACGTGACGGTGGCTGCCAATCGCCACCGTCACCGTGCCCTCCTCCCGCCGCTCGGTCCTGGCCGCGTCCGGGGGCACTTCCAGACGCTCCGCCACGACGGGCGGGTAGGCGTCCGGGACCGGAGAGTCACACCTGGCAAGCCTTTCGGCCGTCGCCACGTCGAGCATCACAGGCGGCGCGCCAGGGTCCGTCTCGGTCCGGATCCGGAGCGCCTCGATCATGTCGGCAGCCTCACGGTCCGCACGAGCCTTCACCTCGACATCGGTCAGGGTCACGCTCGACCCCTCCACGGTCGCCGTGCCCGTGATCTCGACGTCGTGGTAGGTCACGGTCGTCTTCTCGGCCGCGGGCTCGCCTGTCGGCTTCTTTCTGTTCCTCGCCATCGCCTCACTCCTCCGATCCTGGTGCCAACTCCAACCTCACGCCAGCCTCGCGGTACATCATCGTGGCGGTCGTCAGGTCCGCGCCCCACCGACGTAGCAACTCGCCACTCGCCTCGGGCGCCACCACCCCGATAATCCCGACCTGGATCACCATCGCGGCACACTGGGCGCACGGGGCGAACGGCCAGGTGTAGAGCACGCAACCAGCGAGTGGCTGCAGGGCAAACAGGATGGCGTTCTTCTCCGCATGGACGACCATCCGCAGTTTCGTCTCGCGGTCCGCATAGCGTTCGTGGTCATCCTCCACTCCACGCGGAAAACCGTTGAAGCCCAGCGAGACGACGCGACGGTCCTGGTCCACGATCACGGCGCCGACCTTCGTGCTCGGGTCCTTGGACCACGAGGCGACGTGCTTGGCCAGCCCCAGGAACCGCAGGTCCCACTTGTCGATCATGCTTGCCCCCTTTAGTGGCGGGGTGAAGGGTGCCAGGTTGACATGACGACACGGCGTGGAGGTGGCAGGGTAACTGCGAGTCATGCCTGCCCCTTCCGAACGTAAATCTCTTCCGCCCGCACCATCTTCCGCAGTCGGGCGACCTCACCCTCCAGCTCCTCGATGCGCCGCTGGGGTGAGACGTACTCCGTGTCCGGGTTGAGTCTGCACGCCAGGAATCGCTCGCAGTCGGACAGGCAGAGTCCCACGGCACGTTCGGGCGGGGTGTACCCCTCGGGGAGGACAGCGTACAGGCGTTCGTCGTCGAGCCAGCAGCGTTCGGGGCCTGGCTCGTCGCGATGCCGGCGGATGGCGTCCATGTACCGTTCCGCGACTCTCGCCTCGGCTTCCGCGTGGTCGCGGTTCGTGGCAGCTACCTCATTCGCGTCACGGTAGCCTTGCCGCCAGATACTCACGTCGCCTTCCAACTTCCGCACCGCCTGCCCACCGACGTACAGCGCCGTGGTCACCCCATAGCCGAACATGATGATCGCCCCGACGGAGAACGCCAAGGGGTCACCCATCTCGGCACGGTAGGGCGCCAGCACGAAGAAAAAGAGCCCGTCGCACGCCAGGAACAGCAGCATCGCGAAGACGTAGAACAGCGTACTCGTTTTCATGGTCGAACCTCCGTCGGTTTGCCACAGCTGGCACAGAACCCATCCGTCTCCGGGACGTACCGCCCGCACGAGCAGCGGACGGCCCACAGCCAGGAGCCATCGTTGGCGAGCCCGATGATGCGCCTCGGAGGCGGGTCCGCGAGACGCATCAGGGTTGCCAGGTCGTGCTCAGCCTTTGCGTCCGACATCACGTCTCCGGACATCCGGCCTCCATGATTCCCAACTCGACCGCCCTGGCGATAACCCTGGGCATGTCCTCGCCATAGCCCCAGTGGTCGCGGTGGTAGGAGTTCAGCCTGCCCCCGCCCTTCACGAAGTCCCGCAACGCACGAGCAAACCCGTTCAGCGTGCCGCCGTGGCTGAAATTCTTTCTGAGCCATCGCTGGTGCATGTACACCCGCTTCTTCGTGTACTCGTCGTGCCACCACAACCGGCCCCTGGCGTCCATCTCCATGTGGGCGACCGTGCCCTTGTGCTCGAAGAACCGCCGCCCGCACGAGGCAATGAACCGGATCAGCTCATTCGCAGCATCCAACCGCTTCTGGCACTCACTGCATGCCATCGCAGACCCTCACTTCTGCCGAACGTGATACCCATGCCCGTCGCCAGTCTTCGCCCACACCCGAGTGCGGTTGACTGCCATCTTCTTCTCGACCTCGGCTTGCAGGTCGCACCCGAACTCCCGCGCCAACCAGTGCAGGAGAATGCAGACGCGGACCAGACTGTAGCTCTGGGTGTAGTGGCTCCATCCAAGAGCCACGTCGCCCAGGAGTTCCATCAGTCGGACACCGACATCGGCAACCCGGCCAGCGTTGGACTTGTAGTACGATTGGGTCGCATTGAACACGAGCCAGTACGGCCCCCAGTTCTCCCGCGTGAACGGCTTTTCCTGCCCCAACACATCCACGCCAAACCGGTCGCCCAGTCGGCACAGGACGATGACCACGTCCGCCAACTCCTCGGACAACTTCGGGTGGTGGTCGTCCTGCGTGACGGCCCGGAGCAACTCCGCCATCTCCTCGTTCGCGCGTGCGACGAGGGTGGCGCTGGTCGGGATCTCGCCGAACGTCTCGTTGGCCCACGCCGTGATGGTCGCCTGGGTTTCGTGCATGACAGCGCCAGTCGCTACTTCTGCCACCATAAAGCTTTCTCCGCGTTTTCCAGAGCCTTATCCAGAGGACTCATACAGGCTGACGTGAGGACGCCGAATTTAATCCCCTTCTTGCAGGTGTCGATCAGTTCCCGCAGGGCGCTGGCAACCTCGCCCATGTCGCGAGCCTTCGTGAAGATGGCCTCGCGGGCACGACAGGCCCACAGAACCACATCGTGCGGGGCGTCTGTCTCCCCGGGCTGGATCTTGCACGCCTCCTCGTACCAGCCCGCATACGTCGGGCCAACGACGGGCTCGATCTGCGAGCGAACGTGAGCGATTTCGGCATCGGTGAGCATCAGTTCCCCCACAGCGCATCGACGAACGCCGCCAGTTTCGGGTCCCGCCGTGCGTCCGCCAGGTCGATCGTCTCGACCACAGGCAGTTCCACGCACGAGCCGTCGTCCAGCTCCACCCACCCCTGGCAGTCCACCTCGCGGCGGACCTCGTCAGGGTCGTGGTGCGGACAACCCTCGTCGAGCATTCGTCCGATCTCGGCTTCCGTGTCCATGCCCTCTGTCACCTCCCACCCTGGTTCCCGTCACCAAGCAGCGGACCCTCTGGCCACTCGTAAACCTCATCCGATTCGCTCCACCCACGCGGATAGACGTTCCTCTCCCAGCATCCCCGAATGAACGCCTCGTCCTCGGGCGTAACCAGCGTCACCCCGGACCTCTCCTGTATGCCGATCACGCGATCGAACAGTCGCTTCCGCGCCTCCATGCGGATTGGTCCCTTGATCGCCTTTCCCTTTCTCCACCCGATGAGTCGATTCTCAGCCTTCCGCGCCTCGAACCAAACGTCGTAGAGTTCATTGAGTGGGCTCCCGGCGCCGTTCCGCCGCATCACGGATGCCGGCGCATGGGACTCTTTGCCGATCGCTGGGCAGCCCACGCAGCCGAACCTGGCCTGGCTCAGTACCTCCGTCTCCTCGAACAGGTTTGTTGCCGTCCGGATCCCGTACAGGTCCACCAGTTGCCGGGTCAGCGCGAACACGTTCTCCATGACGTCCCGGACCTTGGATCCAACATGCCCGTTCAGCCAGTCGATCACCTGACAGGTCTTCCACTGGAGGAGCGGCGAGTACCTTCCCTCGCCGGGGTCCGGTATCCCGCATTCCCCGCCGGCCGCGCAGGAAGACTTCAAGAGTTTCCCGTCACGCATCGCCGACTCGCCCAGTCTCAGCCCGGTGAGTGTGAGTCCGATCCCGAATCGGTCCTTCTCGCGTCCCATTGGATCGATCTTCGTGGACCGTGTACACCATCTGAGGTGACGCACGCCGGGGTGGACGGGTGGCAGCCCACGCCCCAGGATCTGCGGGTAGAGTCTCTCGTGAACCTCCGGGCGTACCGTGTAGCAGTGCCAGCCACAGTCCTCGAGCAGTCGTGTCATACCCTCAGCCAGGGCGATCAGCGCGGGATCTTCCACCCCGGTATCGGATCGAACCAGCATGGGATTGTCGGCCGTGATCCAGCCGGAACGCCTCAGCCACTCGACCCAGGTAACGAGCGACGTCGAATCCTTCCCGCCGGAGTACGCGGCACACCATGACCCGCTGGAGAGTTTTTCTAGATCGTTAGGTTTGGGGTCGTAGAAGTTCCGCATACCTTACCTCCCCAGCAACCTCGATTTCCTACCCCCCGCGTCCCCAAACCGTATCGAGGGCGTCCGCTCCGCCTTCGGTCCCGGGCCTGCCACGCTCGCCACCTCGGGCGGGCCGTCCAGATCCAGATGGGCGACCATGTAGCGCAGCGCGTCGCAATTGTGAACCAGCACGCCGTTCGCGTAGAACTCCGGCTCGTCCTCCACCGTGAGGTTGTAGACGGGAACGGGCTTGTCCCTGTACTGGGTCATCACGACGAGCCGGCCCCCCCGGGCGTACGAGTTGTCGCACGAGACGCGGTCGGCGTGCCTCAAACTCTCGATCGGCCTGAAGCCATAACCGGGAACATAAACAGGGTGGTTCGCGGTTCCCGTCAAAGTCCTGTTGTTGTCGAAGTAGACCGTGATGACCTCAGCAGAATCGCTCGTCATCCCCGACGCCAGCACCCTGCGATACCCCTTCCGCGTGAGAACCCTGCACCCCACCTTCACCTGTTCGATCGGGACCAGACCCTCCAGCGTCGTGACCATCGTCCCGGCAACGAGACAGGCATGATCTCCCTCCTTCACCGGCTCGTCCTTCTCCCCGTCCCAGACGTACGCGCCCACCTCCTCCTCGAACCCGATCGGCAGTTTCGCCTCCACCAGGTCCGGGTCCCGCTCGTCCAGCGAGTCCTCGAGCAGGAACAGCCTGGGCTTGCCATCGGGCGCGTCCCGGAACCGTGCCTGCACCGCGTCGATGCCCCGCTTGACCACCTTCTTCGCGCTCGTCGTGGGCATCCCCAACTCCCGCGTCAACGTCTCGCGGTCCTCGCGGTCATGGTCACAGATGACGGCCTTCGGTCGCAGCCTTGCCTTCACATTATCGACCGGCAGCCCCAGCTTCCTCGCCCAATATCCACATTCTTCATCGAGCAAGTGCAACATTCTCTTTGCGTGATCGGCAACGATGCGCTTCGTGTGATAGACCTCACGGTATCGGTAGAGCCTGCCGTCGTGATCCCTTGCCCAGAACTGACAGACGAACGCATTGGTGAACCCGAAGTCCACCGTCCAGTACCTGTCCCAGTCGAAAGGAATCTCGAATCTGTGGATCAGGTGTTTGTGAGGGTCATACTCACTGTAGACCACACCCTCGGCCTGAACCCACAACCCCCTGCGCAGGCGAAGATACCGCACTCCCGTGATCTTTTCCAGCCTGGCTAAGTAGTCAGACCCCTTGGGTGTCCAGCCTGTCCGGGGGTCATAGTATGCCGGGTTGTCCTCATGTCGGCTCTCGAGCATCACGAGTGAACCCGACGCCTGCCGACGTTTGATCCAGTGCGTCGGGGCGTCGGGGTTGGTGTCCGCCATGATCTGCTGGTAGGGCAACTTGTTGTTGCGCAACCGTGTGATGATGGCCTCCCAGGCATCCTCACGGAATTCGATGGCTTCCTGGACATAGACCATGTCCCACTCGGTGGAGAATATCTTCCCCGGCTTGTCCAGCCCGCCGACGACGATACTCGAACCGTTGGGGTAGTTGTATGCCTGACGCATCCGCCTCTGTCCGCCGGCCTTCAGGATGGCGTGGTCAGGCTGGACGATGTGCGCCTCGAATGTGGCCAGCGCGGACTCCGTCAGGGATTCGCGCGTCTTGCGACAGATCAGCCCGCGGAACCCGGGCACGGCGTCGGCGAGGTAGTGCAGCCGGGCCAGGCAGGACACGCTCTTGCCGGTTCCCGCCGGGCCCGAGATGACGACCTCGGTGTCACGAGTGCCCCACAGGTCCCGGGCCGCCCCCCGGAACTCCAGGTTGCGGGAGACTCGCCGGGTCTGGGCTCGCATGCGCCTTCTCCGAGGGCTGGGCGGACGGCTGGGCCAGCCCCAGTGCGACCTGGGGGTCGATACCCGAGATCACGAGCACACTGGGAGCGTCCGAGCCCTCGCCGTCCTCCTTGAACATGCCCTTGAGCCTGCCCAGCATGTCCAGCGCCTTGATCTTCGAGTGCATGGTGATGCTGTACTCGACCTTGACGACGCCGCCGGGAAGGTGCCGCTCCGTGCGCTTGAAGGTCTGCACGGCGCGCGTGGCCAGCGGGTCGCCGCTCACGCAGTAGAGTCTGCCCTTCGCGTCGATGTCGAAGTCCGTCTCGTCAGCGTGAGCGATCCGCTTGATTTCCTCGAGGATCTGGAACGTCTCCACCTGGATCGTGGCAGCTGCAGCTTCCTTTTCCTCCTCGACCGCCAGGGCGACTGCGGGCTTCTTCAGCAGGTAGTAAGCGTAGAACTTGGGGTTCTTGTGCTTCCAGCCAGCCCGCCTTACCGCCTCCGCGCCCGAGCAACCGCCCACGAAGTAACGGACGAACGCCTGCTCCTTCGGCTTGAGCGCCTTCATCGCCCGACGCTTCTTCGGAGCGGACGGCAGGGGTTCAGAGGACTCGGAAGGCAACCTGTCTTCACTCATTCCATCACACCCGAAAGTCGTGCCAGTCGTCATCCCACACCCAGTCGAGGATCCGCCAGAGCACCACCACCACCAGGCTGACGGCACAGAAGAGATCCCAGCCCTTTGGCATCAACATAGCCCCTTACACCATCGCACCCCAACGGGGCAAATCAGTTCGCCGAGTAGCCGTGCTTCGGGCAGTGCGGTTGCCCGCCCTTCGCCGCCCGGGCGATCAGTGTGACGTTGAACACGATCCAGCTGCCGCTGGGCACCGGCGTGACGTTCGTGGTCTCGACGATGAACACCGGCATCTGGCTCGTCACCTGATCTGTCGCGGTCTTGACCGCATCGCCGATGGCGTTGTTGATCTCGGTAGGCGTTGCCGACTGGGACACGATCGCACAGCAGGAGACGATCGCCCGTTGTGTAACCGGATTCTTGTGCTTCATCCTTGTGCTGCTCCGGAAAGAGAAACCGCTCCCCTGTCGGGCAGGAGAGCGGATAAAGTGGGGTGTGGGGCGTTCTGGCTGCCACGGGGAGCTACCCGGCCCGACTGGGATGGGGACTGACACCGTGGTCTGTCGCCCCCTGCACACTCTGCCAGCGCTCGGCCCCTGCTGCTACGGGTTGAGTATGAGAATCGGGAGAGCAGGGCCCCGGTGTCGCACCTGGCTGTTCGGTGTCGAGCACCGACTGGTCCTGGACCGCCCCGCGTGAAGTCTTATGACACCCACACTGTACCCGACAGTGAGTTGACAGTCAACTCACGACGCCGTCATACCCGACTACACCTCTCTTGTAATAGTCAAAATAGTTGGCCAGACGGAGTTGTTCCCACACAAATCGACCTTTGCTCGCGGCCGAAATCATGTCGCTGTAGATCCTCAGCGGCACCCCGAAGTACCAGTATTCCGTGATCTCGTGCCCCGGGCTGAACCTGACGCCCAGCGTGTTGGTGTCCTTCGCCCGCGTCAGGTCGATGAACAGGGCGAACGAGTGGACGTTACTGGAAACGCACCCCTGCCAGTGCGACGGGTCGTCGAAGTAGGCGACACAGCGGGCGCGGAACTCCCGGGGGACCTCGGAGAGGCGTCGGGGCTTGCGCGGGCCACGCGGGAACAGGGAGCGGAGGATATCGGCGAGTGCCATAGGGCAAGTGTAACGTCAGGAGGAAGTGGCGCCGTAATCGAGCAGTTTCAATTCCGCCCTCACCCGCCTGAGTGCCGCCTCCCGCCGGTCGGTCGGCAGTCCGGGGTCGCCGGCCAGGGCTCGCTCCAGATCGGTCATTCGCTCGAGCTGGGCCATCGTGACGCCGATCAGCGCCCACCCCGGCGTCTTGCCCCGGGTGCAGAAGCAATCGCCGCCTGCAGGGTCTGGGAAGCGCAGGGAGCCCTTACACATCGGACACCGCGCGTAGAGTTTCTCGCTCATAACTGTTACTCGATTGCCATTGGATAGCCACAGTAATTGACACGCACAACAGTGACAAGCATTGGCTTTCCACCCACATTCCAGACGCGGAATCGCCGCACCTTCTCGACCATCTCCATGTCGTGGACACCGTCATCCAGTTGAGCTGCCACCGTCCGCGCCGCCTCTTCGTGCCCGGACTGGCCCAGAACCTCGTGAACCGGCGCACCGTCCAGGGGCAGCCAGGCATCACCGCATTCCTGGACGTAGGTGACAGGTAGATCCTCGAGCATCAGTCCACCCTCTCGAACTTGACCAGGAACTCAGTCACCGGCCGAACGAACGGTATCCACTCTCCACGACACCAGTAGACCACGCCGGGTTCCAGTGTCGCCTCGATGATAACCTTCTGGAGGATCGAGTAGATCCTCCCGGTCTTCTTGTGTCTCCAGGTTCCGCCCAGGGGCTCGCGGGAGAGCAGTTCCCGAAGTTCTTCCACCGTCTTGTGCATAGTCTTTCGCTCTCCGCCTTTTACTTCACCCACCACGCACCTCCATTTCTCATCCGAACTCGCAGCAGTCGCCCCGGAACGGGAGACTTTTCGGGAGCGCCACGCCACGCCCCGAGACGATTTTCAGCCTCTCGATCTCGTCGAGGATCACCCGGCACTCCTCGGAGTCGAGTACCGCCATCGCACCTTGCGAGGTGTCGGCGGCAACCTCCTGCAGTATCCTCAATGTCGCGTCCAGATCGAGCATCAGTCAGCCCCCTTCGTGTCCAGCACTCCGAACAGCCCCCGACATCTGCTCCAGCAGGTAATCGACGTAGGAGACAATGTCGCCCACCTCTTGCCTGCTCACCACGAAGAACAGCTTCCCTTGCCCCAGGAACTGCTCCAACTCCCGCACCATGTCGGCACCACGCGCCATGCTGGGGTTGCCCATCTCGCCGGGAATCGGAACGTGAAACCTCGACTTGCTCATCAATCCCTCCCCAGGCAACACGCCTTGAACTTCCTCCTACTCCCGCACGGGCACGGCGCGTTCCGCCCCGGGCGAGCCGGCGCCTCGATCGGCCTGCCCCCGTTGTCGTCCGCGCCGCAGTAGTGGTTGCGGCGGTTGCAATTGCCGGTGCCCCTGGATGTCAGGTCTGGCAGCCCGTCTCCGGCGAGGACTGCCAGCGCCATGGCCACGCGGGCAAGGTTGTGTTGAGACTCCATCAGATGTCCTCTAAGGGTTCGAGGTAGTACTGGATGTTCGACATCACGCCCCCATCACGGTCACCGCATACGCCACCCGCACCTGGGCTCGCGTCATAACCCGAACGGGCGCACCAGCCCTGGGCCACAGCTCCATGTACCGCACGTCGCCGTCCACAGCGCCCCAGTCGGTGGCGATACCCTCCCGACCGGCCATCCTCGCGGCGGCCGATTCGGCGGCGTCCTCGACAACAACAGGGTGCAGGAATCTCATCTCGAGGTGCAGGAATCTCATCTCGAACGGTTCGCCGATGGGCTCCCAGTCACAGGTGTACTCCTGGACGGTCCAGGTCCCGGATATCACGTCAGCCATCACTTCTCCTTCGGAATCGGGTGGCAGGTCCAGGTGTCGCACGACGGGCAGTAGACCCACCACTCACCGTCGCGTTCCTCGAACGCTCCATCGGCCGGCAGGCCGCACAGGTGACACAGCAGGTCATTCACCCTTCACCTCCTTCGGCAGCAACAACACCCGCCCGTCTGGTTCCCAACTCTCCGGCACGCATGCCCACCACTCCTCGAGCGTCGCCTCCAGTCGCTTCCAGTCCTCGTCGGAGATGTGGTCGCAGGCATCCTCGTACCAGCGCTCGCCGATCCATTCGCCGACGTAACTGGCGATATCCGGGCGCGCCGCGATCTTCTTCGACAGCCACAGGTATTCCGGCGCCTCGTTCTCCTTGTCTTCGTGCAGCCACTCCTCGAACTGGCCGTAGTCGCGGAACCATCGATCCGAGTCCGGACAGCACAGCCAACCGTCGCCGTCCCACTGGTCGAACGGGACCTTCGTCGCCTTCTCGAACCTCTCCTGCTCGCGCTTGCGGGACTCCTCTCCCTGTTTCGCGTCGAAACACTTCCGGCAGTAGACCTGCCAGTCCGAGAACGCCTTGTCGCTGCAGACCTTGCAGACGTGGTTGCAGCACCTCTCGGCTTGTCGCGCGGCAAACTGGTCGCGTTCGTCGGGGGTGTAGGTCTTCCCCTTGCCATCACCAACCGGCTGGTATTGGCGGGTGAATAGCCGCCCGCACTTGCCGCACATCCAGACCTTTGCCGATTTGCCGTCAGGCAGGAATAACTCGGTCGCGTTCATTGCCTCATACCTTCCGTGCAATACTCGATGTCCCACATCCCCGGCTTCTGCCTGGTCGAGAACCTCAGACCCTTTTTCGCCAGTAAACCATCAACTTCCTGCCGTTGTGCCGGCGTGCCGACGAACCCCAGGAGGTAGTGACAGGTCATCCCGAGCTTCCCGAACGTCGTCACACGCACGCCAACCCGCTCGATTGCACGCAGCAGTTTGCTGCTATCATTCACCTCCCAGCACTCGATCCATCTGCGGTAGAAGCCTTTCGGGTATCGCGGATAACTGAACGTCGCCTCGAATGGCCCACTCCCCGTCACGAAGCGAATTCTCCTCTTCGTGGACCTGTTGGACCAGAAAGTGGTCCTGTCGCAAACAACAACTCCGGAGGCATCCGTAATGCGGTACTCCAAATGCCCCAGGCGTGTGGCGCGATATTTCCCACATTCGGATACCAGCGGCTTTGTAGTCGCGTTCATGAAGGCTCCTCAATTCTCTGGGTAGTACAGCGACAAACACGTCACCACGCCGTCGAAGCGAAACCACACCTTACCCGCACCCACGGCGCCCTCATCCATTGGCCACACCTTCAGGTGGCCACTCTCACGGTCCACCGTGGCAACGCAGACATGAAACGGCGGAAACTCCCGCTCCGGTTCGATGGCTCTCCCGCCGATCCACACCTCATCCCACTCGTCGATCCAGTCGGTCCAGGCGGGCTCGGCTTGCCGTGATCTCGTGCCACACCACCCTCCCCTCAGTACCCTGCCTCGCGCAACGCTTCCTCCAGCTCTGCCACGCCCGTCACCACGAGCGCCAGCCCGCCCGCATCCCGGACCATCCCCAGAAAGTGCTCCTGATCCGCAGTGGGCTTGTTGCCCGGGCGCTTCGTCTCGACCGCCAGAAACCTCCCAGAAGGCGGCAGGAGCCCCAGGATGTCGGACAGTCCCTTCGCCCCGCTGAAGGCGTACAGGTGCGTCTTGCCGCCTCGCTCCACCCGGAGCCGGCCGGAGTTGCTCCGCCAGGCCGGGATCCGCCGCAGAGCCAGCAGGTCCAGGCAGGCTTTCAGGATGTCCTTCTCGAGGGGCGCCGGGATGGCCATGTCAGTTACACCTCGTCGTGGCGGTTTCCAACTTCTGCCCCAGACTCACGAGCGCCTTGCGGATGGTGGGCATGTTCTCACTCTGGACGACCACGACTTCCGAATACACCTCCGCGCGCCAGGGATTACCCTCGACGGTTGCGAGGCGAACAAGGCGAAACGTGCCGCCGTTCTGCTCGCACCAGCGGATGATGATGAGCACACCCTGGATCCATGAGTTCAGCATCTCGCGCACTCCTCCCTGTTACTGAAACAAACTCCCCTGCCTGCCCTGCGCGTCCCCCTCACCATCCGCACCGTTGCGGATGCGCGTGACGGTCAGGTCCAGCTCCTGCTCGAGGCGCTTCGACTCCTCGAGGTCCAGGCGCTCGCGCGTGGCGAAGTATCGCTTCTGCGCCTGGCGCATCCGCCAGACCATGTCAGCCAGGTCCTTCAGTGTCATGGATCACCCCCAGGGCAAGGTCTTCTGACTCAATCGTCGGTTCAGATCGCGGTACTGCTGCGCCTCGATTGCCGCCATCTTGTGACACTCGACCACACACTCGAATCCGCCGATCTCCAGATCGTGTTGCCTGATCCGCAACTTCGGCCGGTTGGCGTCGTCGGTGCGCACCGCGCCATCGTCACCCCGCACGAGGATGAGATGCTCAGCCTCATGGTGCAGGATCGCGACCTGAGTCTCCCGGGAGTGCTCGGGCCATCGGTCGCCGTCGAGCCTCAGCGTCACATCAGCGAGTCCCTTGACCCGGTCCTCGAGACTGTTGATCTTGACCACCGCCAGGGCGTCGTGCCCGTGGTGCTTCAAAGCCGGCCCGCGCGGCTCGCCGTTCTGGTCGGTCGCCGCATGGACCATGACGACGTTCCAGGTGACACCCGCCTCGAGCAGTTCGTTCCGGTACAACTCCACCGTCTGGCGGAGGAGTTCGAGCACATCGTCCGGTGCCTGAATCATCGTCCTGGGCATCGTTCTACCTCGCTTTCACCAGTACCAGCCCCTGCGGCAACCGGGGCAACTTCAAGTGTCGAGCCATCACCGACCGCGCCTCGCTCTTGGTGTGTGCCAGCACGCACTGTCCGAGGTGCTGGTGGTATTCGATCGGCGCGACCTGCACCCGAAACTGGGTCAGCCGATCGTGCGGCCTGCCGTGGACCAGTGGCTTCTGTGTACTCATAAAACGTCTCACTCCTCCATCGCCAACACTGCCAGGTTGAATGCCCCGACAGCCTCCGCGTATGTGCGGCACCACACTGGCGCCGCCACGTCCTCCGTCGTCGAGCGAGCGGTGTTCGACTTGGACCCCGCCTTGCCGAACCGCACGGTCTCGACCAGCCAGACCCGCGGCTCCCACTCCCGCGTGCTCGCAACCCCGATCCAGCTCAGCCGAACCATCCAGGACCTGTCCTGCGACAGGTGGACCTTCGGTCTGCCGTAACCAGGGACCCGGATGAGTTCCCGCCAGGCCCTTTCCGTGATCTCCTCCCCCGAGGAATTGTAGTACCTGAGTTCGTGCCCCATGTGAGTCCCTGTGTGAGTGTCGAGTGTCAGCCCAGTAACATCTTCGTCTCATACACACAGTGGATGCCACACCGTTCCGGGTGCTCACGCTGTGTGGGGCACAGTGTGAGCCTCCCAACACTCCCAGGGCTCCCAGTTTTACGGTCTTAATAGTGGACAATTGAGGTATTCATAAGTATTATTAGGTCTGACACTTCAAAACGGGCTCGATACAGACTCCTGCTGCTGTCCCGAGAAGCGCATTCGCGCCCGGTCGAAGCGCACGACGACCTCGCCAGTGGGACCGTTTCGTTGTTTGGCGACGATGAGGCAGAGGCAACCGGGAGACTCGGTCAGCGGGTGCAGGAGGATAACCGTGTCGGCATCCGCCTCGATCGACCCGGACTCGCGCAGATCGGACAGGCGGGGCTTCTGTCCGGCGCGACCCTCGACCTCACGGTTGAGCTGAGCCAGGGCGATCAGGGGCACCTCGAGTTCCCTCGCGAGAGCCTTGAGGCGGCGAGAGGTGGCGCCGACCTGTTCGTGGCGGGGCGCCCTGCGGTCGTCGGGTGAAACGAGCTGCAGGTAGTCCACGATCACCGCGCCCAGACCCTGCCTGCGTTTGAGTCTGCGAGCGTTTGCTGCGAGGCGAAGGACGCTCTGCTCTCCCGCATCGTCGATGTGCAGGTGCAGGGGCGAGAGGCGAGCGCCAGCCTCGATCAGGGCGCCCTGGTCCCGATCGGAGAGTTCGCCGCGCCGGACGTTGTCCCCGAGCACCCCGGACTCGGCGCAGAGCATGCGCTGGGCCAACTCGTGGCGCGACTGCTCGAGCGAGGCGAACAGAACTGGCCTGGCCGTGGCGATGGTCCGGGCGATGGCGACAGCGACGGATGTCTTGCCGACCGAGGGCCGGGCGGCAACGATGACCAGTTCGCCGGGGTGGAAACCGGCGGTCAGGTTGTCGAGCTGACCGACCCCGGAAGGCTCGCCGGTAACGGGCTCGCCGGTGCTGACGGCGACAGCGATGCGCCGGTCGATGTGGTCGAGCGCCTGACCGACGACCTGGGAGAACGGCATGATGGTCCCGGCGATGCCACGCTCGGCCAGGGCGAAGATCCCGCGCTCGGCAGCGTTGACCATCTCGTCCGCGGGTCCGTGCGGATGCTCTCCGAGGTGGACGATCTGCTGTCCCAGACGGGTGAGGTCGCGGAGCATGGCGCCATCGCGGACGATCTGGGCGTACTGAGCCGCGGCCGCGCCCGAGAATTCGCTGGCGTGCAGTTCTCCCAGGTAACCCCAGGTCACATCGCCCATGCGTCCGGTCACGCGCAACCGATCGCCCACGGTGACGAGGTCGATCTGGCTGCCCGACTCGTAGAGTTCCAGGATGGATTCATAAACCAGCCGGTGCGCATCCACCCGGAACCGATCGACGGCGATGACCGGCGCCACGTCGTCCATCACGGCCGGCTCGCGGAGGATGGCTCCCAGGAGCGCACGCTCGGCACGATCGGTACGGTCGATTCGTTCACAGCCGACCCGCCAGCTCTCGGCCGGGTCGCGGGGGGTTTCGCTCATTCGTGGACTCCATTCCTACCCTCGAATTTTGCCCCAGGAAGGCTTCCGAGGTCTCGAGGCGACCCGGTAGCCGTCTGGACGCCTTCCGTGGCGTCCTGGGGCTTCCCACGCAATTCGGCGGCACGTTCTCGCCACGGCTTGGTGGCAAGTTTCTTGTTGGGGTCCCGGGCTGCGGGCGGGTTGTCCGGGAGGTACTGATTCTGCTGCTCGGCCCCGGTCGGGGGAACTCCCGCGAGGAACTCGGACCAGTAGCCCGGGGCGAAGAAGTTCGGGACGGACGGGGCGTACTGCCGTTCCTTGCCCGTGCGCTTGAACCACGTCGCGAAGTTGGTCAGTGCCTGACGCAGGTCCGCCTCGGAGTGTCCCTGGACCAGGAGGGTCAGGATAGCCTGGGCGCCCTTGCCAGGTCCGTGGTGGGCGCTGACCTCGCGGAGGTACTGGTCGGAAAGCTTCTTCGCGATCGGGGCGAGGTGCGGGTAATCGCTGATGACGACCGGACGCTGGATTTGCGATTCCGGTGTCGTGATTTCTTTCACACTCTTTTCCCCCTCGGAAGAGGGGGAGGGGGGTGTTTCTATTACTGTTTTGTTTTGTTTTGTAGGGCGCTTTTTGTCCGCATCGGATGCGGACACTTGTCCCTGGTCGGATGCGGACACTTGTCCGCATTTTGTCCCACTCCTGGCTCGACTCTTCCGTTTGCGCAAACTCTCCTGGAGTCTGCGGCGTGCGGACTGACCCATCCACCGGGAGAAGTGCGGAATGACGATGCCGTCGTCCCGGACAAGTATCCATTTTACAGCGGACAGACTGCGGACAAATGTCTCGTTCATGTCCGCATCGAATGCGGACAAACTGCGGACAGTCAGTCCGGGAAGGAAGCCATCAGCATCCTTCTCCTCGGGGCTGACGATCTGGTCGTCGCACCATGACCAGAACTCCATGAGCAGACAAACGACCTCCCGCCGGCTCATCCCGGTAGCCTCGGAGATGTAGAGCACCTCCTGGGATTTCGGGAGCGTCTTCAGGAATGGGATCCACTCACCGGCCATGCCACACCCTCCCATCGTCTCCGTCGAGTCTGCTAGCGGTAGCGTTGGTGCGGTCTCGTGCCGGTTGCCTGTCGAGAAGTCCTGCCCTCCGTGGCCGTGGCGTGCGGCGTGCGCGTGATACCATAGTGGTAACTCTTGATCGTCGCCGGAAGCAGCGACCTTCGCCGGCCGGGTGTGCCACCCCGGCCGGCTCTTTTCGTTGACGTGCATCCGTGCCCCGATTCCGTCAGGGGTGTGGGCGGGCGATCGGCGTGGTGGTGACGAAGTGCCTGTCCAGTTCGTCCAGGTTGACGTAGCTGCGGCGGTCGCCAGGCCGTTTGTGGAACGTCAGTGCCCCCCGCTCGCGGAGCAGGTAGAGGTAGCGGACGCTCACCCGGTGCCGGAGTGCGGCTTCCTCGAGAACGGCCAGCGGCATACCGTCAGTGGTGGACATGAGCCCCTCGCGTTCGGATGGATAACGGATACGCATTCTGCACGAAACGGAATGCAGAGAGCAAAACGACGTCAACAAATCACCGCGGCAGTCTCGGCGGTCCGCCGGTCCCCGCCATCGCCCCCGGCGACCGCTCTGCCTGCTCGACCAGGGTGTCCAGGTCGGCACGCAGACGCCAGAGGCGGTTGAGTACGGTTGGGCTGAGGAGCGACGGGTCGTCGTCGAGCAGGAGGATCAGTCGCTGGATGCCGCTGTCGATGGACCGGAGGGCGGTGTCGGTGGCGTGCATGGTGGGGAGTCCTTTCCCGGGTCGATGAGTTCGGGCGGGGTGTGAAATTCGGTGTCGGGGTAGTTGGTGTCGATGAAGTGATACATCAGGTCGGGGACGTTCATCAGCTGGAATCCCGCGACCGCCAGGTTCACAGCGTGATCATAGAACGGACGCAGCCTCATTGCCGTGGCGATGTCGCAACGGCTCTTGGCAGCCAAGAGGTCGCTGATGAAGTCCACGGCCCGACCGATGAGCCAGAGCCAGTGGTCCTCAACCTCGCCCTCCGCGCGGGGACAATACGAGTGCCCGACACGGAAACCGTCGTCGAGGCGGTATACGGCCTCGAACAGGCGGTAGAGCGGGTCGGTGTCAGGGAGTGCGGTGGGTTGGGTCATGGGGTGGAGTCCTTTCCGGTGAGGGGTCACTGGGGGGCGACTTCGGCGAGGAAGGCACGGCGTTCCTCGGGTGTGGCCCTGGACCACGCCTTGCGGAGGAGGTCGAGGGGGGAGGGTGTCTTGCGTGGCGGGTCCGGCTCCTTGCCCTTTGCCGCCCTGCACGCCGCAGCCACGGACTTGAACTCGCCCTTCTCCAGGCGTTCGGCGATCTCGGGGTGGTCGCGGCGAAGCTGCTTCACGCGGGTTTTGGCGGAAGTGCTACCTTTCTTGGGTTTACCACTCGGTTTGGAAATGGTGCTGTTTTTTGAATTCAGCACCATTTCTGGTTTGGATGGCCTTCCCGCCTTCTCTCTCAGCGGCTCCTGATTCTCCCTCGCCACCTTGACCGCCTGCTCCTGCCTCGAGCCCGCCGCGTGGGCTTCCTGGATCGTGGGGTTCTCGACACCCTTCGAGTCGAGAAGTTTGATCCCACTCTCAATGGTTGTGATGTAGTCGAGGTCGTAGCCGATTACCTCCTTGCAAAACCTGGCCCAGGTCTTGGGCTGCCCCTCCAGCCTCTTCGGCCATGTGTTTGCCTCGATCAGTTGGTCGAGTTTGTTGATCAGGTAGCGTGCCGACGATTCCTCACTAACGGCACTGTTCTGGGCCAGTCGGATAAGGGTATCCAGCGCCTCGTCCGTCGTCGGGTCGCACGCGATCGGGATCACCACTTCACCCATGCCGGAACCTCCCTCTTGCTGGCCATCTTGTCGTTCTCGGCCTTGAGCCAGGCGTGCTTGCGGCGGAAGTCTTCCGGCAGCATGGCGCCGTGGTTCAGGCCGCTGGTGCGCTTCCACTCGGCGTGGATGGCGCGAATGGCCATGCCGATGGAGTTGCCGTCGGTCGGCACGCCGTTCCGCCCCATGAGCTTGACGATGTTGCTGGCGAAGGTCCCCGCAGCTTTCTTGACCTGCTGCTCGAAGTTGGCGTCCCTGTCGATCTTTCCCGTGAGCAACTCCGGGCGGGCTGGCGTCGTGGTCGCGGCAGACCCGATGTGTTTCAGGTACTCTCCCGGCGGGATGTTGAATTTCTGGCAGAAACTCTCACCCTCCGGGCTCAGGCAGGGTATGCCGTTGGGAGAGACGACGTCTGTCCTGTCGTAGGTGGACTCGACGAGGATGAGGTTGGGGATGCCCTGCATGCGGATGTCGCACTCCCGGTCGCACTCCTTCTTCTCCGGATCCACCTCTTCCGGGCCTTTGGACTCGGCCTGCATCTTCAGGACGGTGCTGGCGATCGGCGTGTCGGCGCTCGCGTACACGCTGACGGTGTCCTGGCTGAACGGCAAGGCGTTGTTCCTCCTGAGTCCGCGCCCGATCTGCTGGATGATCTTGCCGATGGCACCGATGAGGTGCAGGAAGACCAGCACGCTGATTCGCTTGACGTTGAAGCCCTCCTCCGCCTTCCCCACCTGGACGAGAACGTGAAACTTGTTGTCGCGGAAGTCGTCGAGGATCTGTGCGTTCTCCTTCGCCGACTTGATGGTTCCGTCCATGCCCTCACCCACGCCCACCCACTCGGCACGGTACGGCAGTTCGAGTTGTTGGCAGATGGAGTTCACCTGGCCGCAGACGTAGTCCGCGTGCTTGCACGACATGCAGAAGACCACCATCTGATGCTGGCCCGGGTGCCGTGTAAGTCTCTGGGCAAGGTCGTTGATGGGCTCGAGCAGCATCTGATTGAGGTAGTCGCGGTTGTACCTCAACTGCCTCTTGGCCTCGTACTTCTCGAAATCGACGACACCCTCCTTCTTCAGGGTCTCGGTCGTCAACTCGACGGTCTCGCCGTTCACGTCCACCTTCAGGTTGTAGTGGTCGATGTATGCGACCACCTTCTTGACGACTTCCTCACGGAAAGCCTCCTGGTACGTCACACTCTCGGTCGCCTTCTCTGGCATGCCGAAGAGGCGGGCGCGGTCGGATCGGAGGGGCGTCGCGGTCAGGCCAATCCGGAAGTTTCGGTTCGGCAGCGAGCCCTCGCACTCGGCCCAGCGTCCAGCCTCCGCCAGGTGATGCACCTCGTCCAGCACGATGAGCCAGCGGTTGCCGTCGTCCATCAGACTCCGATACCACGACGTGTCCTGGGACAGGTGCTGGTACGTCCCGACGAAGGCGTTGTACCTACCTGATTTTCGCGCCCGGATGTCCTTCTCGTCTCCGGTGATGATCCAGGTTTGTATCCTGGCTCCCAGCAGCTGATTGGCGATCTCGGCGTCGGCCGCGAACTGCCTCCGCTGGTCGTCCGTCGGCACGAGAATGAGCATATTCTCGACGAGTCCACGCTGTCTGAGGATCCAGAAGCATCCGTAGGCTGTCAGCGTCTTGCCGTAGCCCGTGACCAACTCGAACAGCCAGGTGACGGTGTTGCCCCGAATAGGGTTGACATTGTGGGCGTGCATCCAGGCGCGAAGTTGCCCGTCCTGTTTACGAAACTCCCTGGAAAACCTGAAATACTGATCCAGTACGCTGTAATTGTCCGCCACGAACGCCCCCTTCCTGAGATTGCACTGCGGGCACAGCGCCTGCATGTCGAACACGGACGTCCTCTGCAAGATGCGGTAGGGAACCACATGGTCCGCATGCCAACCGTCGAGCAGTTCGCATCCACACGACTGGCACCTTCCCCCGGCGGCCATCCAGAGCCGCCGACGCATCCGCCTGGACTGCAACAGTCGAGCCACGACGATCCCTCCGGTGCCTTGCACCCGCCCGCTGGGGTGGATGGACAATGCTACCCGAAGGAACCTTCCCGGTTGCCAGACCGCCCGGTCGAATTGTGGGGCGATCCGTCAGTGCCGGCGTGAGATCCGCGATTGCATGTATCTCTTATCGACCAAAGGGAGGGGCGAACTCCCTTGTCCCCGCCCCGCTACCTCGCCACACTCTTCCGCCCAGTACTCCTCTTCGGCTCCTTCGTCCCGGCGAGCATCACCCCCACCCCATCGGGCAGGTCGAACTCGATCTTCGCCCCGTCGTCGCCGGACTCGACCACCCTCATACGGAACTGGATCCCGTCCGGCGTCCGCGCCGTGTGCCACACGGTGTCACCCACCACGAGCGTCACCACGGTGTGTTTCGCCTTCGCCTCGGGCGTCTTCGTCGCGGCCTTCGTCTTCGCAGTCTTCATCTGGACAGTCCTCGTTGCTGAACAAGCCGGGGCGGGGGGAACCGCTCCCCCCGTCCCCGGTCCCACGGGGGAGTGGCCCCTAGGATTCCTCTTCCGCCATCCGCGCCCCCGCCTCGAAGTCGGGGTGCTGGGCGGGTTGCTGTGTCGCCTGTTGTGCCGTCCTCTGCTGGTTGCGGAGGCGGTCTTCCAGTTGCTGGGCCTTCGACTGACCCAGCTGGGCGGAAGCCTGTCCGCCGTCGGGCAGGGCCTCGACCTCAGCCTCATCGGGGACGTAGGTCGAGCCGGTCGCCTGGAGGTACGCGGCCCGGTAGGCTCGTGCCTCTGCCTTGCCGATGAACAGATCGGGCTTCTCGTTGCCGTAGGAGTGGAGCGTGAACGGCCTGCCCGGCTTGCCCTCGCCGTCCCGCAGGCAGTCCGCCTTGCCGGCGATCTTCCACGCCAGGGCCACCCGCACCATCACCACCGACTGCTCGACGACGTGCGGCTTGCCCGCGGCCACGGAGATGTTGGAGATGCCTGGCACTTCCTCCAACTTTCGCTTCCAGCCGTTCTTCTGCCCGAAGAACCTCCCCGAGATGATGCCCCACTCGTTGTTCACCGGGTAGAACCCGTACATGAGCGAGGTGATGAGCGCCTCGCGCACCTCGGCTGCCGTGTACGGTTCACGCTTGCCCCCGGGGTGTTGCGGTCGGTCGCTGCCGATCCCGTTGGGCGTGCCGATGAGGGGCATGATCTGGGCCATCACCCGCTCGTTCAGCGCCTCCCGCAGCGCCACGATGGCCGAGCCCATGAGGAGGGCTCGCTCCACCTGCCCCTGTGCCCCCTGGACGGCCAGGGCGTAGCTCTGGGCCGTCGAGTCGATCGCACGCGCGACCTTGGCCATTGCCGGCTCCAGTTGCGCCACCTGCCGGGTCGGCGCCTGGATGATCTCCTGCCTGGCTTCCTGCCTGCTCATTCCCTCTCCTTCCGTGGACGGACCACCGTGAGCCGGACCCCCGTCGTGGCGGCCCGGAACTGCTCCTTGATCGGGTAGACCTTCCGCCGAACGACCGTGCCGTCCGGCAGCTCTCCCTCCCCCGCATCTCCCAAACGCAGGGTCAGCGTCGCCTTGATTTCCTCCTCCAACTTCTCGATCCGAACCCGCTCCTCACGGCACAGGTCCAGGGTCGCGACGAAGCTGGCAGCCTCCTCGTCGGGTCGGACCCGGACCCCCTCGCGGGGCGGCATCCCCAGTTTCAGGAGGTCGAGTGCGTCGGGGCACTTCGGATCCAGGGGCGGCGGCTCCCGCCTCTCGATTCGGTCCAGGAGCCACCGCGCCCGCTCCAGCAACTGCTGCTGCGCCTCGGGCGACGGCAAGACGGAGTAGATGCGGAAGTCGTTGCCCCCGATCAGCACGGGCACGTCGATCCGCTCGAGCCCCAACTCGGAGCATGCCAGCAACTGCCACTGGCACTGGGCGAAATACTTCAATGGGATCTCGTCCGTCCCCTGCACGCCCCATTCTTTTGCCTCTGCCGCATCGGCTGTCTTCGCCTCCACGCCCACGGGTTGGCCCTCGACCAGCCCGTCCGGCGTACACCAGCACCAGTCGTAGTCGGGGTGCTGGTAGATGACCGGCTCGGCCCAGAAGACCAGTTGGTGCCCGGTCTGCTTCTTGTACTCGCGCAGGATGTTCGGCTCGTGGACCCTGCCCCAGTACATCCGGGAGTTGTCCGCCAGCGGCGGGGTCAGCCCCAACTTGTCCAGATACACCTCGTACTCGCGACCGCTCACGATCCGGGCGATGTCGCTGGCGCCGAACCCGCGCTGGGCCTTCCTCTTCTCGAGCCATCTGCTGCGGCGGGCCTCGGACACTGCCGTTTCTTCCGTGGAATCCATCCGTGGACCCTTTCGTGTCAGAGTTACAGGTTGTGCTGCGTGACACCCTTCAGGACGCTGCACACCTTTCGCAGGTACTTCCCGAGCCTGATATTGGCGTCCACAGCCTCGTCGTAATTCTTGCGGAGCGTGAAGTGTTCCAGGTCCAGGGATCTGTGATCTCCCTTCAGTTTTTCCAGTTGGGCGGAAAGCCTCTCCACTTCTTCCTTCTTCTGAAGGAGAGCTGATTCGGCTTCGTTCTTGGCATGCGCCAGTTCGGCGATCTTTTTGTGCGCCGCTGCGAGGTGCCCGGCCAGGGCTTCCGTGGTTTCCATGCACAATCCTCCATGTGTGAAGCAAAAGACCGGTCGTCCGCTCAGGGGAGTCGCACCCCCGATACGCTCGCTCGCTGGTTGACCGCGCTGTGTCGCCTCACGCGGCGGCGGATGGACGCCTGCCCGCGGTCCGCCACGGACGCCCGGTGCCACTGGTCACGCCAATGCTGCTCGCGCCTCGACCGCTTCCATCGCACGATCGACGACGTTGACCACCACGTCGGCCATCGCCCGCATGTCCGCCAGGTGGGATTCGACCTTGTGGGCGGCGGCGAACGTCGCCTCCCGCCGGGCCTGGTCCAGGTCGTGCTCCAGTTCGCGGACCTTCGCCGTCAGCCCGTCGTTCTCGCTGCGAAGGCGGTTCAACTCCTCCCGCGACGAATTCCGCGTCTGCTGCTCCAGGTACTCGACCCGGTTGGCGAGCCGGGTGTTGGCCTCTCGCAGGTCGGCCCGCTCGAGGGTCGCCTTGCGGAGCGCCTCCGCGCCGTCCTCGATCAGCTTCAGCCGGACCTGGGACAGTTTTTCCCACCTGTCACGGTTCTCGAGTGCCGACGCCAGCTGCCGCTCCAGGTTCGCGACGTACCGGCTCATACTGACGGGCTCGCCGACAGCGAGAGGGTCATCCCGCCGCATGACCGGCGCTGCCTCGATCGCCCCCTTCAGGGACGCCCGGTTGAACAGCGCCGACACCTGCTGATCGAGCGCCGCCGGGCCCGCCTCGGGCGCTGGTGCTGGCGCCGACGTTGGCGCCCCCGCTCCCAGATCGAACACGTCCTGTCCGTTTTTTCCGTCACCGTCCATGATCTTTCCTCCCGTGCCTCCCCGTTCCAGCCCCGCCTACGCCCCTGACGGGTGTTCCGGCACCCGCCAGCCCAGCAGGGCCAGGTAGCGATCGAGCGCCGCGTGAGGCATCGTCGCCCCGCGCTCCGCATAACCCACCGTGGACTGGTTGACCTGGATGCGTCGAACGACGTCCATGCCTGTCAGTCCCAGCTCCTCACGTCTCCGGCGAAGCAACTGGCCCAGTCGCCGCCGCTTCGTGGACACATCCACCGGGATGCCCACATGGCTGAACTTCGGCCTCCATCGCGCCGCCTCGATGAGGTCATCGAGATCCGGCGGTTCGCTCGCTGGTGTCACCTGCGCCATCTGCGATACGGTCGTCTCCTCCATCTCCGGCCCTCCTTAGCCGAACGTCGTGCTGCCAGCACTCCCAGGTGAATGCGACGCCCAGCCAAGCCCCCGAGACGGCAGCGAGTCCCAGGAGCACCCAGTCGGCCGGGTGGTCGCGCAGGTCGTGGTTGGCAGCCCAGCGCCAGCTGGCGTAGGCCAGGAACCCGCAGGCGGGCGGCCAGGAGCGGGCGAGGGTGTCGAGGATGCGGCTCAACGGTTGCCCTCCTTCCACAGGAACTCGCGGGCCTGACGCTCGAGGCGGGCGCAGCCGTGAAGAAATTTCAGTGTGGATAGCGTGGTCTCGAGCTTGGAGATCAGCCCGCGCAGGGCCATCTCCTCCCCTCCCATCCCCGCCTGGTGTTCCAGATTCGCCAGCATGTGCCGCCAGTAGGCAGACTCACTCACGAAACACCTCCACGGCGAGTAGGGCTTCCCATCGCACAGGATCCGGATGTGCCCCAGGGCGTTCCGCTCGAACCCGTCCACCGTGATGGCGATCGGCTCGTGGTCGTCGCTGGTGGTGTAGACCAGCGCGCCCACCCGCACCTCGACGTGGTCGCCGACCGTCACCGACGTCACCGCTTCTGCTGTCGTCTCCATCCGACACCTCCCTTGTCAGCCGATCCCCGGGACACCGAGCCCCAGGAGTTTCGGCAGGTACGACTCGTTCTTCGTCAGCCACTCCCGGGCGATCTCCTCGCCGTGGTTCCGGTCGGCGCACACCGCCGACAGGAGTACCCGCTCGCCCAGCGTCGCGTGGCGTCCCAGGATCGTCACGCACGGAGCGCCGAAGCTCGTGCCGTGGCGCACCTCGGTGCGCGGGGCCTGGGGTGGTTTGGGTTTGGTCTTCGTCTTTGCCATGTGTGGTCAGTCTCCTTACGACAGGTAATCGTCCCTCATGTCGTCTTCGCCTCCTCTCCGGTTTTGTCGTCCGTGTAGTGGACCCCCCGTGCGTCACATGCCTGCTTCAACAGTGTCTTCAGCTTGTGCCAGGGGAAACTGTCGGTCCATTGCCGGTTCTGGTCGTCGTACACGATCCTCCCCACCCCCCGCCGGATCGCGAAGTTCACGGTCTGGGCGACCATCTGCTTGATCCAGGTGTCGATCCTCCTCCTGTGCTTATCGCATACCTTCTGGTAGGCGTCGTTCGTCTGCCGGCGGACACGCAGCGGCCAGCGTTTCTCGTACTTCATGTCTTCCGAAACACGCTGGAGCCAGGCGTGATGCTGCTCGTGCCGACGTTTCATCATCCACAGGGAGCGGGTGATGTGGTCCCCGTTCAGGATGAACGGCCTCATTTCGCGGCCGTCGATCGCGGCGGTCCAGAACGCCTGGGGGTCCGTGCGGAGGTACATCACCTCCGTGCGGGCGCCGTGGTCCGTCTTTCGGGGGAAGTCCGCCACGAGTTTGACCATCAACCGGCACGGGATCCTCTGCCCCCCGGACGTCTCCCGGAAGATGACGACGACGCCGGGATCGTCCGGCGCGCAGGGTTTGGCCAGCAGTTGCATCTGGCGCTTGGGGGCGTTGCCCTGGTGGATCGCCCGGAAGTCCGCCAGATGCCGGCCCCAGTGTTTCTGCCCGGACGGCAGTTGCAAGACCCATCGCGGGCCGGTGTCGCTCTCGTGGAACCGCAGGGTGATCGTGGGCACCAGTTTGGTTGCCGGCCCCTTGCCCTCCGCCGCCCGCTTCTTGCCGACGTGATCGAGGGGGACCTCCATGTACCCCGTATGCCAGCTGTCACTGTCGATCGGGTAGGGGTAGGGGAATCGGAACAGGGGCAGACTCTTCTTGCCCAGCCAGACGGCGTGCAGGCGATCGTCCTTGTACTTGCTTTGCACCGCACGGAAGATGTTCCCGATGGTCCTCGTCGCGCACTTGCCGAGCGGGTGCCCCTCCGCCTTGTAGGTTGCTGCGAGGTTCATCACCGGCGGTCCCGGGCACGCGGAATCCGTGTTCGGAAGCATCTGGGTGTCGCGCTCCAGCAGTTTGCGCACCGCCCAGTTGGCAAGCCCCGTACTCATGTGCCAGACGCCGTCGCGGTTGTTCATTCGCGGCCCGTCGTCCTCGCCTCGGTATGTCCCCGTCAGGCACTCCAGGAACCTCTTCTGCATGTTCTCGGGGGTTATCGCCTTCTCGGGGTCGGCACGCTTCTTCCCTTCTGCGAAAGGGTCATCGAGGAAGTCCACCACGCCCATCACGGGGAGCGTGACGGCGCGAATGCGAGAGGTGCGATCCCTGCACTTGTTGCAAATGACGTTGTTGCCGTTGCGGCGGCTCCACCCCTTGGGGATGGAGTCGGAGTGGACCTTCTTGCCGCCAACCGTCTTGAGTTTCCCTTTCGCTGCCGGTTTCGAGGTGTCACAGATGATACATTGATAGGTGGCGGTCATTTGGTGTCTCCTTTGTGATGAGGCGTTCTTTGGGAGTTTCACCCCACAGCGCGTTATGTCGCAGTGCAAGAGTGGGCTCGAACAGTATCTGATTGCCGCAGTGCAAGTCTCCTGGAAACTCCCTTCGCGACACCCCTTCTTCCTGGGGTGGCCCTGCTCGTAGGGGAGCCGCAGTGCAAGTTCTCAGGGAACTTCCTCAGCAGTCAGGATGCCGCAATGCAAGTTCCTCATGAACTCCCCCCCCCTGCGACGACGGTCGTGCTGACTCGTACACCTGATGTGCCTGCTGCCGCAGTGCAAGTCCCTTGAGAACTCCCCCTGCGACATGCTTGACAGGTCCGCCCTCGGTTGGCTAGGATCAGCCGCAGTGCAAGTCCCCTGAGAACTCCCCCTGCGACGCGACCACTAGCGGCACTACCGCGTCGTCAGTTACGAGTGGCCGCAGTGCAAGTTCCCCAAGAACTCTCCCTGCGACGCGACATCTTGCTCGCCATGCTGGAGCAGCAGCGCGGCCGCAGTGCAAGTTCCCCAAGAACTCCCCCTGCGACGCTCCTCCTTGCCCTCCTCGCGCAGGCGAAAGAGACGCCGCAGTGCAAGTCCCGTAGGATCTCCAACTGCGACCTCACTTCCGGCATCCCGTCGCCACAACCTCGCGTCCTCCCTGCCCTTGCCGCAGTCGCATCGGAAATTCTCATCCAGTCATTTCGCAGAAGGAATCAAATCTTGCACTCCCCGGTCGGCGGTCTTCCCATGCCCGGGGCTGCTCTTTGCCGATTTCCGCGAGAGCCATCCTCGTCGAGAGGGGGCCGCCTCGCGCTCACCCTGCGCGGTGGGTGAATCGTCGCGTCGTGTGTTTCGATTCCCCGCGGGATGGACCTGAACCATCCCGCGGGTGGCTGTCGGCCTAGGGTTTGCTGAGTACCGCAGCGGACTCCAGCATCTGGCGGACCAGGATATCGGCCTCTTCCTGCTCGCTCAGCGCGTGCGCCCGGTCCTGGCACCGCTGGACCTGTTCGCGGTACAGGTCGAGCACACGGTGCCCGCTACCGTCGGGCGTTCCCTTGGAGATCGCCAACCGCGTCATGGCGATGGTGTTGCTGTTCTGGCGGGCCACCGCGTTCGCGGCCTTGGGGTCGATCGATCCGCGAAGGATGTCGCCGACCAGCCGCTCGGTGAACCGGTTGAACCGATCGCTGTTGCTGACGCCGCCCGTCTGGTCGAGTTGGGCGTACAGTTCCAGCGATCTCGGCTCGCCCGCCTCCGGGCTTGGCTGGTGTTTGCCGTTACCGTTGCTGTTGCCGTTACTGACCTCGCACGGGCGGCGCGCCTGGCGGGTCACACCGGGGTGGCTCGCCTGTCGTCGCAGGCGGACGACACGCAGGGCTGCACGGTTGAGCACCTCCATCGCGTCGAGTTCCTCGTTGTTCGCTTCCATTTCATGTCCTCTACTATCCAGCAAGGGGCACCATGCCCCACCCGACGGCCACTGGCATCGAACCGGCTCCCCGCGTGCGGAGGTCGCTGCCGCCCGCGTGTGCGCCCTCACACCCCGCCGCCGACCTCACCGCCCCGGCTGGGACTGGTGACGGTGACTCACAACCCCATTCGCTCCATCAACCGATCCGCCAGCGCGACGCACTCGTCGAGCTGGTCGGTGTACGGCGCCTTGCCCCGCCCCGACGCGAGCATGCCGATCAGGCACCCGCCCGCCAGGAGCGTGCGGATGTTGGTGCGGGCCTCGCTTGCGGTGTCGCTGGGCATGTCCGGGGCGGGCGGAGCTTTCTGTCGAACCAGGCAGGAATAGCACCTCGTCCCGCCGCTGATGAAACTGCCGCAACCGACACACCTCCCGGGACCATATTCATGCACCATCCCAATCATTACTCCACGCCCTGCCCTTCCGGACGCGACACCCAGATCACCCGGGCGCACGTCAGGTGTGCCAGGGCACATCCCAGGTACGACCACCGCCACTCTGGGCTCGACCACGCCAGCCAGACCATCACCAGTCCCCAGATCGCGCACCATGCCAGCGATCCGTAGAAGAATCCGTGTTGCATCACATCACCTCCAGAAGTTCGGCGAGTTTCCCCGTCTCCAGCGCATCCACGACGGCCAGCCCGTGCGGATAGTCCGCAGCCAGCACTCCGGCCGCGGACGACAGTGCCCCGCCGATCATCAACTCGATCGCCGCCAGCAGCACCGTCCGCTGGTGTGTCAGCAGGGCGATCGCTCGACCCGTAGCCTCCAACTCCGCCCGGGTGTAGGTCCCCTCCGACTGAAGGAGATCCTCGCGCAGCTCCCGCTGGTACGCCTCGAGCGTGGCGATCACCCAGGCCAACCGATCGGGATGCCGTCGTGCGTCCCGCTCGGCACGGCGGGCCTCGTTTTCGTGGAGCCTGCCCAGTTCCTCCCGCATCTCCCTCACATGGTGGACGTACATGCGCACCCTCCCCGTGGACCCCCGTAGGGGCCAGCCCTGATTCGTGCCCAATCCGCCGCCGCAGAGTCGAACTGCGGCCGTCGGGGACTCCCCGTGAGGCTCCCTTCTGCCCCACGAAGCCGACGGTAAGCCCTCGCGACCGTCCCGGTAAGCCGGTCGTGTGCCCACAGCGGACGATACTGTCGGGGTGAGCCATCCCTGGCTCACGGTGTTGCTGGGCGTCTTGCCCCCCGTTCCCCGACGAGTCTCAGTGCCGCTCGTCCTGAGCGGTCGGCCCGTCCCTGGGCCAGGTCAACTCCTCGCGTCCTGTGCTTCCTCGTGTCTCCACACCCGACGTGCGCACAACCGCCGCAGCGACAACGAGCCGTCGCGACTCACCCCAGGGCGCACGCCGGGTGCGATTGGCGGGGGAGGGAATCGAACCCTCGCACGGGGGCGGGTTTTCGTCCGACTTGTGAAAACAAAACCCGAGTCCCCGCGCCTCGCTCTCCGAGGCTCCCATGCCCGCCGTTCCCCGTACTCTCCGGGGTGTCGCACCACTTTTCAGGGCCCCCAGGTGTCGGGGGTGTCCAGGGAAATTCAGTCGTCAACTCGGGGTTGGATACAGGCCCCCGCTGGCCTCGCGTAACATGGTTGTCCCCTTTGTCCTCGGTCCCGGTATCCCCCGCACCGTCGCCGGCCCGACACTTGCTCACGAGTGAGCTGGTCCGGGGGTCGCCTCTCCTCCAGAACAACCCGCCGCCGTGTGTCCCTTCGGGTCGAGAGAGAGGGAGATTCGAGGCTCTCTCTCGCCGCACGGCGGCGGGTGTGGCTCAGTCGTCGTCCAGGTCCTCGAAGTCGTCGTCCGTGCCCAGCCACCAGGTCAGGAGCAACAGGAGGGTCAGTATTCCCCCCACGAGGCACCAGCCCATTGCCGGCGCCAGATTGTCGGGAAGGTTCATTCTTCGCCCTCCTCTACGATGTCCCCGTCGAGACGGAATAGTCGTCTCGTGTCCGGTGCGGGCTGATCCTTGCCCGGCCCCAGGAGGTCGTAGCGGATCTGCCCGTAGACCTCCATGTGTCGGGCGTAAACCTCGACCCGCCTGGCTCGCTCCTGCTCGTCATGATCCTTGGGGAGGAGATCGTGCTCATCCGCGACCGGGAGCTTGCGCATCTGGATGGCCTGAGTCTCCTGTCCGTGACGAGACTTGTATCTCCGGTGATCCATCTGGGTCCTCCAGCCAGGCGACGAATTGTCGGTAGTCCGCGTCTCGCTCCAGTGTCTCCGCGCACGGTGCGCAGAGCGGGTATCGGCTTCCCCAGTGCTCGCCGGGGAGCACTGGGGATTGGCAGTCGTGACAGGTCATGTGCGTACTCCTTACGCATCCGCCCGCTGGGCAGACTGCGTCCCAACCCTCGGTTCCGTCCCGATTACGAAGCCACCGGGCAGGCCCCTCGCTTCCCGAGTGCCGCGTGCAGCACCCTCGTGTGCAGGCAGCCGTGCGTGACCCCCCTGGGGTTCCGCGCCCGGTAGTGCCTGCACGAACACTCCCAGTGCTCGACGTCCGGCCCGAACGTCGTATCTACCTCGACCGAGTGGGCAAGTCTCCCGCCCGGCAACTCCTCCGTCATGCGGTAGGCGCCGTCGCCCGCGTCCGCGACGTAGAAGTAGCTGGCGTGGCCGCAGACGGTCACGCGGAGCAGTGCCGGCACGCCGTAGGGCAGCGTGACGTCGGGATCCGAAACCCAGCGGTAGCCTCGGTCAAGGGTGGTGGACATGGTTTGTCTCTCAGCGCTTCTTCTGGGTCGCTCGCCATTCCTTCATGGGGGGCATTCCGGCTGCCACCCACGCCTGGAGTTCCGATCGGCTCCACCGCTGGAACCGAGAGTTCAACTTGATGACGGGACCGGGTGCCTGTCCGAGTGCCACCCGGTTGTCGAGAGCCGACCGTGACCACTTCAGGAGCGCCGCCGTTTCGGCTGCGGTCAGGTGGTCATCGACCAGGGTGGTGGTGTTGGGTTCTGGTGCCATCGCTGCCTCTCTTCTGGTGTCATGCAGGCGACGCTGCCTGTAGGGTCTAGGAAGTTGTTGTGCCCTTTCGCTGAATCCCTTCAGTTGGCGTCGATTTGCATTACGTTGGGCATGTTACAGCCAATTTAAAAAACTGTCAAGCTGGCTTTGAGAAAAACAGACAATCAGAGCATTGTTACTACCGCCGTCGCCTTTCGCTGGCATGCATGCTGATACTTGGATAGGCTGGAACGCAGCAACGTTGATTTGCAACTTTCTGCATGGAGTGGACATGGGAAAGAAAAGGACGACAGTGCCAGGGACGGAGGTGTCGCCAGACGCTAAACGTGCAAAGCGGTATCAGGTGCTGCTGGATCCGGACATTGCTCGCAAGGTTGCGGTTATTGCCGGTGCTCTCGACTTGAGCATTCCTGATTGGGTAAACAATCGGCTCCGTCCGATAGTCGAGCGGGAACTGCCGAGCGTGCTGAAAGAGTTAGGGTTAGCAAACGAGAAATAGCCACAGCAGAAGAACACAACGAGCCGGCACTTGCCGGCTCTTTCACGTCCCCACCTATCATTCCCGTCAGAACACCAGCACCTCGCTGGCGATCGCGAACAACTCCGGGAGCAGTCCCGCGGACTCCACCTCGTCGATAGCCTTTCTGCCGTTGTTCCTGGCACGGACCTGGGCGTTGAAGTCGCACCGGTAGAACAGTTCGCGATAGAGCCTCCTCCAGGTCTCCTGGTGGTCGGCCCCGGTGGCGTTGCAGAAGGCGCGGAGCAGTTGGTTGACCTTGTCGCGGACGGTCAGCTCGGGCGCGGCGGACACGGACCTCTCCACGGTCCCGAGCGCGGCCGTCGCCCGGTCCCTCGTCTCGACCAGCGTCGCCACCTGCCCCTCCACCGAGGCGAGGCGTGCGTCCTGTGCCTCCAGTTGGTCCAGCATCAGGCGGATCGCCTGGAACTGGTTCCTGGGGGCGGCGGGTTCCTCCCTCTTGCGGCCGAAGAACCAGTCAGCCAGCGTCTTTGCCGCCTCCTTCTGGTACAGTTCGAGCTTGGGGCGGTACTCCTTCTTGACCTTGGTCGCGTTGATGGTGGCGAGCCACATGGGCACGCAGTCGAGGTGTAGTGACCACAACTCCTGTTCACGTCCGGAGTTGTCGTGCGATATGATCATCATATCGCACGACCACGGCTTACCCTTCAACTTCTCGATCTGACTGTTGGGCGCCAGCCCCAACACCTCGCACGGGCGCCTCCAGGCACACCAGGCGCACCTTCCCCCCCGAGGCGCGGACGGCCTGGGCCTTGCGGCGGGCGACGGGGCCGCCCCCCACCACCAGCACCAGGCGATCGGTCAGGTCGAGGAGCAGGGGGAACATGCGACACACTCCGGCTCCACCTCGTCCAGCCGGCGCCGCACTCCCTCTGCGTATTCGGCCGAGAGTTCGAATCCCAGATACCTTCGGCCCAGGCGTTTCGCGGTGGCGAGCGTGGTGCCGCTGCCGGCGAAGGGATCGAGGACGAGGTCGCCAGGGTTCGACGAGACGCGGAGGATGCGCTCGAGGACTGCCTCGGGCATCTGGCAGGGGTGGCCCGTGCGTTCCTTGAAGGTGCCACAGACGCGAGGGACATACCAGGTATCACTGTCGGGGACGAAGACGCGATCGTCCTCCTGTGGGCGAAGCACCCAGGTGTCGTCCGGCATCTTGCCCGTGGGGTTGGCGCGACGGTCAGCGTAGGTCGTCTGCCGGGCGGAAGGCACGCGCACGGTGTCGGCGTTGAACGTGAAACGCTTCGGATCGACGACGTAATAGAAGATGTGGGCGTGGCTACGGTTGAACTTACGCGAGCAGTGGACGCCGAAGGTGTAGTGCCAGATGATCCAGTTCCGCATGGTCAACCCCAGGCCGTCGAGGCGAACCTTGATCTCGGCAGCGTATTCGTCGCCGATGGCCACGTAGAACGAGCCTCTCGGCGACAGGACGCGCCGGACGGCCTCGAGCCAACGTTCGGTCCAGTTCAGGTAATGCTTCTTCGACCGGCGGTCGTCGTAGACGTCGTACTCGTAGCCGATGTTGAAGGGCGGATCGGCAAAGGCCAGGTCGATGGAGCCGGGTTCGAGATCCGCAAGGAGTTCGAGGCAATCACCAGTCAGGATCTGATTCATGTTCGCCGGACACCTGGCAGGACGGTTGGGGGAATCCTGGCAGGCATTCTAACTTTCCAGGACGCGAGGCGCAAGCCGAAGATACCGGGAGGGCCGGGAAAGCGTGTTTTCAGGTGGCAGTTCGGTAGCGTCGGGACGATTGTAGTGGGAAAACCCGTGCGCAGCGACTGGCACATTGCCCAATTGCACTCTAGAGTGGAGTACCGATCGTTGTGGTGGCGGATGAGATCGAGGCTGGGGCCACGACCATGTTGGGCGAGCAGATCCTGGGGAAGTTCAGGGTAACACGCCTGCTCGACGAGGGCGGCATGAGCAAGATCTACCTGGCACGCCAGGTGGACCCCGCCCGGGATGTGGTCGTGAAGGTGCTCAAGGAGCCCCTCCGGGGCCAGGCCAAGCCCGTCGAGCATTTTCGCCGTGAAATCTACATCATGTCGCGCTTCCATCACCCCTTCTCGGTCGCGGTGTTCGACTCCGCGACCAGGGGGCCCCACGGGCCCATGCTGGTGATGGAGTACCTGCGCGGCATCGATCTCAACGCCATGATCCTCCGGGAAGGTCGCTTCACCGCCGAACGGACCGGCCGACTCCTGGGTCAGCTGTGCGAGGTGCTCCAGGCGGCCCACGCCCAGGGCATCGTCGAACACCTTGGCGATGAGGCAGTAGCCCTTCTCGGTGAGGAGGAAGACGGGCTGGTTCGGGTTTCCGCGGCCCGTCGAATTGGGTACGTTTGGCGTACTCAATTCCCGGAAGTCCTTGAGCGGCATGGAGTAGTAATGCTTCCCATCCGTCATGCGGTCGCGGTTGCGATGGAAGGCGTTCTTCGCAGTCCCCGTCGGCCGCTCGTGCATCTCGTCGATGTTCTGGAACGTGACACACCTCTCGTTGCCGTAGACCAGGGGGTGAGCCGCCAGCTTCTCGATCACCTCGTTCGGCATACCAAACTCCAATTGGGTCGTGGTCGCGGTTGCCACACGACAGACACATCGCCACTTCCCCATCTTCGGCAATCGGCTATTGAGGAATTTATTACACTTCCTATCTTCTTAACGGACCCGCCAGTCACCTTTGCGGAGGCCGAGAACACAAAGAGCCGGCGATCGCCGGCTCTTTTCCGTCCAAGTCCCGTTGGTCCGCTCACCCTTCAGGCTCGACCCGCACCTCCTCCATCCCCTCCTCGGGCGGCGGGTTGATCCGGAACGTTGCAGCTCTTTCTCCAGGCAGGATCAGTTCCCCCCATGCCGGGTGTCCGCGGAACATGTCCGCCAGTCTTCCACCACCGACCCCGGACCGGCGGAGCAGCACTCGCTCGTCCACGTCGGGACTGGCGCTGTTGATGTGCGCGTCGATCAGTTCCCGGACAACCGCCTGTTGCGGCGGAGAACACCAGTACCGCCTGCCAAGCCAGGGAACCCAGACGGCGTTCGCGTCCGCGTCCGCGTCACGGCGGGCGACCTCCCGGACCCGGGATCGTACCGCCTCCCCGGCTGCCAGGCTCGACAGATCGTCGAGCAGGCCCCTCAGTGTCGGGTATCGCGCGAGACTCATTGCAAAAACCTCCCGGCCCGCACTGGCTGGGATGGTGGGGTGCGGGCGCTCGTGGTGATACACGAGTATACTGAACCTGTGTACACAGTCAAGGGGCAAATGAGTGCCAGTGGCGAAGACTGGAACCCTGTGGGCAACCCGGTGGGCAACCACGAATTTCATAACCCGCAAGTCGCTTCCAGAAAAAGACTTGCGGGTTATGTACCTCCTCATGGATGTACGCAGTCCGGCACCGGCACGCCACCCCGACACATCTACCTGCCCCGCAACACCTTGGGTCTCCGGACCCCTGACAACGTCGCATTTTCCTGGGAAATCGGCACTTACAGCGTTTACTATCATCTGGCATCTTTTACTCGAGTAAGGCATGGTTTCATCACTTTTCCTCGTCTTTCACAGGTTCCGTGGGCAACCATGTGGGCAACCGCACCCTGCCCACGGCGTCGCCCAGTTCCCGCACCTGCGCCCGTCCGTACACGCGCAACGTCAACCCCGGGGTCGAGTGCCGTGCCAACTGCATCGCCTGCTTCAGGGTGACACCGGCCCGGTCCAGGAGCGCGACGAACGTGTGCCGCAGGGCGTGGAAGTCCGCCCACAGGAGCCCCTCCGGTCCCTCCCTGGCGTACGCGATCCCCGCCTCGCGCAGGTCCCGGCGCAGCATCTCGGCGGCGTCGTGCCACCACGTCCCCGGCCAGACGAGGCAGCGGGGATCCCGCCCGTGGAGGTAGTCGGCCAGCGCGTCGGCGCTGGCCCGGGGGACCGGCTGGGGCGCCCCCCTGCCGTTCTTGCTCTCCGCGTCCGAGAGGTAGATGGAGGGCGGGTCGGCATCGAGGTCGAACCGGGAGGGGGTGAGTCCGGACAACTCTTCCCGACGGAATCCCGTGGACAGCGCCGTCAGGTAGATGGCCCACCGGTCCCGCCCCGACAGTCCCCGGAACAACCTCCGACTGCTGGGCACGACGTCGAGGAGGAGGGATATCTCCGCCCCGGTCAGGGGTCGGCGTTCGTGCCTCCTGCCGACACCCGCCGGGCAGGACACCTCGAGCCCGTCGAGCGGGTCCTGGGGCCAGCGACACCGTTTCGTCAGCCATCGGGAGAACCGTCGCACCTGCCACGCGACCGTCGCGACGTAGGACGGGGCCAGCCCGCGGGCGCGGATCGAGGCGAGAGCGATAACCCCCTCGCGGCCGTACTTCCGGTGCCCCGGGCTGCCGGTGAATGGCAGCCCGTAGGTCTGCACCGCGACCATTGCCGTGTCCTTGGTGATGCCGAACAGTTCGCAGATTTCCCCCAGGCGGAACGTGGGCTGGTTCGGGACGGGGACGGGCTCCCGGTCGGCCAGCAACCCCGCCAGTCGTCTCTCGGTCTCGCCCCGGTCGATGTCCCTGGGCATCCGGCATCCGGCAAGCCCCAGGCGGACGCGGGACAGCACGCACAGGACATACCTGGTGGATACCGGCCTGCCGCCCTTGCCCTTCCGGGAACTGGCGATGTGCTGGCGGAACAGCTCCAGATGCCCCTCCTCGTCCCCGGCACTCTCGAGGGGTCGCGCCTCCTCCCGCCGCCGCCGAGCGGGCGAATCCGGGTCCCCGCTCTGCCGCAGGTCCACGAGCATCTTCATTGCCACCGCTCGGTTGGCGTGCAGGGGCACCTTGGATTTGCCGACGTACCCGTACCACTTCTTCGACCTGGACACGACCTTTTGTGCGCCCGGAGTTTCGGCTGGCACTCGCCTGCCGTCGAGGACGTGCCTCGTGGTGGTGACGCGAAAGATGGACATGGCTGCCTCCTGCCGGCTGGGAAGGGGCAGTCTACTCCTGGGCGTGGCGGGGTCAATGTCGGCAGACACTACGAGGCTTGCCTGGACGGCCGCCCCGTGCCAGAATAGCCGTCAACCCCAGGAGCCACCCAGCATGATCCGTTTCGCGTGCCCCAGTTGCAACCGTGCCTACTCCGTGTCCCCCCGTGCCGCGGGCAAGAAGACGACGTGCCAGTCCTGCGGCCAGAGGATCCTGATCCCCGAGGACACGCCGCTCCCGGGGATCCCCCTGCCCTCCAACATCGGCACCTTCGTCGCCGGGCCAACCGCTTCTGCCCCGCAACAGTCCGTAGCGCCCGACGACGACATCGACATCGATGTTCGCGCCGGGTCGGGCTCGCCCGCAACCCTTGGTCTTCTTGCGGTTGGCATCGTCATCCTGCTCGCCGCGGTCGTGGGTGTGCTGGTGGTGATCCAGGCATGGGCCACCGAGGGCGGGGCGCCCCTCTCGGGCGAGGCGCTGGGCGGGTCAGCCTGCTACCTGTTCGCGGCCGGGCTGGCATCACTCCTCTGGCTCGTGGCGCTCATCGACTGTCTCGCCAACGAGCCCCAGGGCGGGGACAAGGCCGTCTGGTTGGCGGTTATCCTGCTCCTTCCCGGGATCGGCCCCATTCTGTATCTGGCCATTCGACGGTCCCAACGGTCATGACCCGGTCAGACTGTCAGTGTTCTTCGCGTCGAGGCTTCGCTCGCCCGAGCCGGTCCCGGTGCCAGGTTCCGGGGTCAGCGCCGGCCCGTCACACAGCACGGTGGACAGCGCCTGGTGGACCAACCGGCCGACGTTCGCCCCCCGGGTGTTGTTGCCCCCAGGAAGCTGCGTCCGCTCCTTCTCCGGGCCGTAGTCGAGCGTCATGGCGGGCGCGCCCGAGATCACCGCGCCCCAGTTGAGCGGACGGAACACGTCATCCTTGGAAATCAACCCGCCGTTGAAGTTCAGCGGCGCCAGGTAACGCACGTTGAGGTCCACGCTGGGCGGGGCGTGCATGCTCCAGTCCACGGAGAGGTACATGCTGACGGGCTTTGCCCCCGCCTTGTTCAGTCGATCGCCGACGAAGGCGTGCGCGATCCTTGCCAGGTAATGCCGGTCGGCTCCCGACTGTCCGACGACCCGGCACATGCCGGCCATCGTGGTCCGTGGAACCATGATGTTGAACAGCTTCCCGATCATACCCGTCGCGCCACTTCCGGCCGCTGCCAGGTTCCCGGACCCGGCTGCCTTGACGATGCCAGCAGCGTTTCCGAACAGATTCCCGGCCTCCATGATGGCTTGTTTGGCGTCCTGGATAGCGCCCTCGCTGCCCGAGGTTACATGGCAAATGATGTCCGCGACCTGGCTGTTCCTGCCGGTGCCGTAGTTCGTTTCGATGTCGGTGACGGTGTAGAGGCACTCCGTACCCTGGGGGTTCATGTGGACCTGGACGCGGTGTCTTTGCATCCTCGGTTCGACCGGGATGATGAGCCACCGGCGGAAGTCGTCTGGGACCAGCCCGTCATCGGTCATCATGTCGGCGCGGAAGGAGGCTCGACCGTTGTAGACTCGTGTGACGAATGCCGAATTGTCCGTCGATTCGGTCGTCTCCCAGCGGTTCGACAGGACGTACCGCGAGCAGTCCGAGACGTAGGTTTCGATGCGGAACCGGACGCGCGCCGTGCGATCGCCGATGATTTCCACGACCGGTTTGCCCAGCGGGAACGGCCCGCCGCGCATATCCATCGTCATCAAGGACCCGCTCGCCTTCATCTGTGGCGAGATCAGCACCAGCGTGTTGCCGATGAAGTACCGCAGCAACTTCCTGGGCATCATCAGGTGCTCGCGGAGGTTGTACAGGCTGACGCCCACACCCTCCCCGCGCACGCCCCACGCCGCGGAAGGGGGCGGCGGGAACAGTCCGCCCGTGCCCAGCCCGTAGCCCCCCTGCTTCTGCCCCAGACCCATATCGGACCACCAGCCATCCACCTCGAGGGTGATCTTGACCCCCTCGAAGTCTACCCCCGAAGGGTCGGTGACTGGAGCCACTTCGTAGGTGTGGGTCTTGATGATCTCCATGAGGACGCCGTTGTATTCGAGGACGGCCATCGTTCACCCCCCCCCTCGGCGTCGCAGGATGCCGCCAAAACTGGCAGCCCAGTTGCCGAAACTCTCGCTGGCCTCCGGACTGAGTCCGGGGACCTGGGAGCCTTGCTGCGCGGGGGACGCGCCGCCCCTCGCCGCCGGCAGTCGTCGGGCAACCTCGTCCATCTTGCGTCCCAGCTCACGCATCCCGTCCAGCAGTTTGGCGACCAGTCGTCCCGCCGGCCCGCCGGGTCCAAACGGATCGATCCCCAATGCCGTCGGACCACCAGCAGTCCCCATCCCGGGAATCGATGCTCCCATTGGCCCGATCGTCTGCCGGACGTGCAACGGCACCCCGAACCCGGAGTAGGGTTGCGACACCGGCGCTGCCGGGAACGCGGACGTTTGCGGCATCGCCGGTGGCGCGGGCAACGGCGTCTTCGGCATCGCCTGCACGGCGGGCGCCGGAGCGAATGGCGAGTAGATGGTCGTCATCGCCCCGGGGATTCCTGACTGTGCGGACGCCTGGGTCGATCCCCGGAACACCGACGGGCCTGGCAGTGGGGTATTCCACCCTGACCCTGGTGTCGGAGGACCTGTCGCCGGGCGGGGCGTCAGGGGTGGCGGCGGTCCCATGAAACTCTGTGCTGGCGTGGGCACATTCCCCATCCGGATCGGCTCCGGCGGGTAGATCGGCATGGCAGTCTGGACCTGCGGCCTGGGCGCAGGCGGTGCCAGTGTCTGCAAGGGCGCCATCGGTTGAGGCTGCGCCTGTGGCGGGGGAGAAGGCGGCAACGGTGTCGGGGTCGCGACGGGCGCCGCTGGTGTTTGCGCGGGCGTCGGCAACGGCGTCTTCATGGACGCGGCCATCGGCGCCGGAATCGTGGCTCCCGACGAGGGGCGCAGGTTGTTCGCGGACTCGAAACTGGAGAGGAACGCCTCCTGGGACTGCGTCAGGTTCCGCCCCATGTCCCGCAGAAATTTCAGCGCGCGATAGTCGTCGTATCCCTCGGGGGGTCCGTCCGTGGGTGTGGGTTTCGTCGCGGCCGGCTTCGCCGTGGGCGCCGCGGTGGGTTTGCCGGCGGCTGCCTTTGCCTCCGCCAATGCCCTGGCCGCAGGTCTGCTCAGGGACGCCAGGGCCTTGCCGTCCCACTTCGGGACGGTAATGACAGGCTTCTTCGGTTTCGGCGTGGGGGCTGACGTCGGCGCCTGGGTTGGCGGGATGGGGTTGCCCTTGTCGTCGAACTGGAACACCTGATTCCAGTCGATGGCGTCGTCGGGGCGGTCGTCCGCTGGCTTCCTGTCGGCCATGTCGCACCTCAGAAACCCAGGGGACTGCCCGGCGCCCCGGTCGTCGCCGGGCTGGGCGAGAAGATGTACTGCGAGAACTGGCTGGGCATGATAACCTGGGGCGCGTCGATATCGAACGGGCTCTTGCCGGCGAGCAGCGAATCGGCGTCACTGGGGGGCTGACGGAACCGATAGACGTACTGACCCCACATCCCCGTGCATCGCTGCCCATCGGGAGCGTTACACGGGGTGATGATGTCCCGCTGACGGTAGACGAGGATCTCGTTGTAGTTGCCGACGTCCCAGTGGGGGAACTGCGGGTTGTCGTCCACCGTCATGGCGACCCAGAGGATCACCTTCAGGGCCTCGCCCGTGTGCATGCGCCACACGGCAGCAGGAAACGCCAGTTTCGCTCCAGCTTTCGGCGCCGAGCCATATCCCAGGGGCTCGCGGATGCTGGTGATGCAGCCGAATGCCAGGTACGTCGGCATCGGCGTCGTGGTGAGCTTGTAGTTCGGCCACGGGGGAATGTCGCCAACCGTGATCCCGACGAGGTTGGGGTCGTTGGTGGTGGAAAGGGTTCGTTCCTCGAGTTGGTAGTCGGGTTCGCTCACCTCACGCCCCCATGTCCTTTCGTCGGTTCCTCAGTGATGCCCGCAACACGTTGGCATCGTACGCCAGTTCCGCCCCCTCCTCCCGCGTGGCTGCGACCGCGTCGCCCCAGGACTCGTCCATCGGTTCGTCGGTGAAGAACGCCCACAGCCCCAGGGCGAACTCCGTGGCCCGCTGCAACCTCGCCCTCTGGACGTTGAGGATCACCCGGACGTAGGTTCGGTAATCGACACTGCCGGTCGGGATCCCGCCAGCCGCGCTGGCGAAGTCGATCAGTTCCCGACCGGCCTCGATTCCCCCTCGAGGAACTCGTTGAAGCTGCCCCACACCTTCCACACCATCGCCTCGGTGCAGCCCTGCCCGGTCGCCGGATCCAGGGGGGGCAACTCGAACGCCCGACGGATGACGGCCACGAGTCGCTCCTGCGCCTCCTCCTGGAGCAGGATCGCGTCGGAAAGTTCGGGGCGTGGCAACCTCTCGTCGATCACCTCGAGGCTTGCGCCCTCGCCTCTCGCCTCGCGGACCAACTGGTCGAGTTTGCCGTTGGCGTTCTGGATCAACCGACGACGGATCACCAGAGGGTCCGCCCGCACTTCGGACGTGCCGTTGTGGTAGGCGTAGATCCGCCGATCCTCTTCACTGAAGTGCATGGAACCTCCCGGTCGCGTCTCACGTTACCGACACGCCCGCCAGACCGGTAACATCCGAGTCCCAGAGTTTGAACGAAGCGTATCCGTAGGAGTTGGAAACCGTGGTGTCGATGACCGCCGCGGCCTGCCAGGACAGATGGACCTTGAGCGCGTTCACGGACCCGCCCTGCCAGGAGTCGGGGTCGAGCAGGCACGCCGGGAACCGGAACGTCAGGGGCATGCCAGAGAAGACTGGCTTGTTCGCGAACGACTGGACAGCCCAGACCGTGTAAGCGGATCCCTCGGTGATGGCCAGCGTCCCGCGCATGCCGGGCAGGTCGTAGCCAGCGACGGCGGTCGGGAACGTGACGGATCGGGCCCGCGTCTTGAGACGACCAAGCGTGCCCATATCGAACCGGATCAGATCGACCGACAGGCGGGCCTTCTCACCCGCGTAGACGAAGTCGAGAGGCACACGCCCGGACAGGTCGCAGACGACCGGCTCCCACTCGGGCGAGAACTCGATGGACGGCGCCCGCTCCCCGTGCCCCAGGAACAGCGCCGTCGAGTCGAACGGGGCCTTGACGAACAGTGCCACCGCACCCGTCACCCACAGTTGTGCTGCCATGTGCCCCCCGCCGTGCGGTGTTGGAGATCGACACCCTATCCGGCGCATGGTCGCACGCCCGACACGGCGCGAGCAAATCACCTCACGCCGCGTCGGGATGGTGAACCCCTGTGTGATACGAGGGTTGGTCAGTCCCCCTCCCACCCCACGCCCCCTCCCTCGACATTCACCCCCTTGCCCTCTCCCCGATGTTCGGCTACGCTTCGGGCATGATGACTGACGAGCCCGTAGCCCCTGCTGAACCCGCCCACCGATACGACCTGCGTCGGGACCATCCCGCGTTCGACCTGGCGATGGAACTCCTGTGCATCCTGGGAATCGTCCCGCTGCACGCCGACGATGCGGCCCAGGAGCTGGACTGCGACGCGGAGACGGTGGACGTCCTGGCACTCCAGCTCCGCGAACGCGGCTACCCGGTACGCCGGGGCGCCTCGACCCGGGCACCGGTGCCGACCTACGCGGCGGGGATCCACTACTGGCTCAGACGGTCGGGCGCCCTGGCGGCGATCGCTGCCGCCGAGGTCTATCACGCTCGCGTGTATGGAGGAGGGTAGCATGGTGCGAGTCGAGGATTGCCCGGTGCGGGCCGACAGCGTGGCCGGGATGCTGGGAATGCTGGAGGCGACACTGGCACGGACGGAGTCCGCGATGTCGCGGGCACTCACGGAGACGCGGGGACAGACGGACTCTCCCGAGGGACTCCCGGACAAGGAGTACACCCGGTCCAGGACGCTGGGGCGGCTCCGCGCGCTGAACCACCGGGCCATTACGGTCAAGGACCAGGCCGAGGAGTTGTGCGAGGCGATGGGCATCGACGGATTCGCCGAGGGCGAGATGTGCGCGTCCCCGGCCGAGTGCTACGAGACGCCGGAACCTGTGAGGGCGACGACGAAGCGGAGGCGGTGAGGGGGTCGAACCCTCCCGTATCGCACGCCCCGCTGGAGGCACGACCAGCGGGGCGTGTTCGTTTCAGGATTCCGACGATGGGGACTGGGGCCACAACCCCTCTTTCTTCAGCTCCTCGATCATCAGACGCTTCACTTCCCTGCTGACGCTCCGGTCCCGCCACTCGGCCAGGACCGCGAACGCCTCGTAGACGTCGCGCGGGATCGCCACCATCCCACGCGGCGCGTGCCTGTCGCCGCCAGTCTCGCTCGTCTTCTTCTTTGCCATGTCCGACATTTTGACTTCCTCCTGCAGGTTTTTCAAGCCTTCTGCTTCCACATTCTACCCTGTACCCTTTCTGGTGCGTGGAAGTTTTTTTCTTTTTTCTGTTGACATGTGGAATCCACAAGGGTAGTATGAGGGTGTCGAATGAAACAACGAGCCAGGGGGATGAGATGATCAGTCCCATCACGATCGCCCGCAAGCCCAGCGGGCTGCGAACGGCCCAGACCGGCGACTACAAGGTGGTCGCCCTCGCCCACCGAGGCGACGGTTTCTACAGCGTCCAGCGGCGGCAGCATGGCCAGTGGCAGTTGCTGCCCGACGGCGAGACGATTCCCCTCGATGTCGAGCGGGCGCTGTGCCGTGCTCTGAACGTCGAGTGCAAGCGGTAAAAAGAAAACGTCCCGCTGGCGCCAGTGTCAAACCCACCCGACGCGAAGCGTAGTAGGGTGGGAACGAAAAAGGAGAACAAAAATGGCCAAGCGAACCTACACCGAGAGCAAGACCACCAGGGCCTTTTTCGTGGCCCTGGGAGAGTCCCGAGAGTACACCGGGGCGTACCTGGCCCTGGTGGCTCCCGCGGTGCCGGGCGTGGTGACGCCCGATGTGGATATCACCGAATACCGGGGAAACTGGAAGTTTTCCCTACCGGAAACTGTGGGCATCGCCGACTGGCGGGGTGCCGGCGGAATTCAGTCCTGCCGGGACGTTGTCACGGTCGTCCCGACCAGCCTTTTCCCGTCCCTGACGGGGTGGGGCCAGTGCGAGTCCTGCCGCTCATCCAAGGGCGGGTTCTCCGAGGAGGAATACGCCCTCCTCGTGAAGATCATCGACGAGGCCAAGGCCCGGCTCGCCGCTGGGCACGAAGCAGCGAAGAAGGCGGCTGACTGGGCGGCGTTCTGCAACGCCAACAACGCCGACGAAGACCACGACACCCTTGCCGGGGGCCTGCACGGCTCCCAGTGGGACTGAGAAGAAAGGAGCCAACAATGGCTGACAAGAAGGCAGACCGGGTGGGTGCGGATGATCGGGTCCGCACCACGATCGAGTGGGCGACCTCGGCCCGGGCCGAGGTCCACGGTGAGGTTGCCCGCCTCACCTACGTCTGGGGCGGTGTGGACGTCCGCTGCGTGGACGTCGAATTCGAGGTCAGGAGCGAGGCAAAGGGTTTCGCCGATGCTGTGGCTGCCGGCAACCGCCTTGCCGTCCTGGCGTTCCTCGATGACCACGAGGTAGTCGAGGCCGTCTACCACCAGTGATCTTTCGGGGGCGGCACCCGCCCCCTATTTGCCGGCCGGACCCGAGGAGGGAACGGCGGGTCCGCGTGCGGAGGGGTTCGACTCCCCTCCCGACAGACCGACGGGGGATCCCGTCACGCGGAGATGACCCGCCAGTTTTTCGGGGGTTCGAGTCCCCCCTGGCCGAATCCTGCCTACGAAACCGAAACCTTCGCCCGAAGGAGAGAAACGTGAAGTTCCACAACCTCACCCCCCACGCGATCGTGGTCCGGACTCCCAGCGGAGACCGGACCTTTCCGCCGACCGGGCTCGTCGCCCGGGTCGAGACGGAGGAGTACACCATTGGCGAGGTGGACGGAATCCCCCTCGTCGGCAGGACGGCCGGGCGGCTGATTCTGCCCAATGTCCCGGGCGCGGAGTCGAACGATCAACTGATCGTGTCCAGCATGGCGCTGGACGCGGCCAGTGTCGTCCAGGCCCGTCGGCTGGTCGCTCCCGACACCGGGACGACGGCCGTCCGCAACGACAAAGGCCACGTCGTGGCCGTGACCCGGCTCGTCGGCCGCGACGAGCCCGCTCCGAGTGACGAGCGAGAGTGATGCGAGCGCCGGAATAATTCGGGAATTATTCCGGCGCTCACGGTGATTATTCCAGCGACAACGAAAACGTCCCGCTGGCGTGTGCTAGACGCCAGCGGGACTGGGTCCGAACCTATTACGGAGGTCCGAACGATGAGCATTCTACCCGTTACCACGCCCCGAATCTACTCCCCCCTGAGCGAGTACGAAGTCCGCACGCTGGTCGCCTGCGAGTACGATTTCATCGGCATCGACGCCGAGATCGGTGCCCTGATCGGCCGGCTGCACAATCTCGGCATCCTCGAACAGTCCGCCGGCGTCATCGAGCAGGTCCAGAAGGCCCGCGACATCCTGCGGGCTGCACTGGTCCGGCTGGACGGTCCCCTGTCGGACGCGATCGTGAAGATGGAGTCCTACGGCGAGCCCCCCTTCTGATGGAGGGCCCGGGCATGGACGCTACCATCGATTACCTCGACGCAATGCTCGACGCGGGGGACTGGGACGTCCTCCGCGACCTGGGCGCGGGCGAGACGTTGCAACTCCTCCGCGAGTGCCTGGCGGAGGAGATTACGCGGGGGACGCCAGGGGCCGCAGAGGCGATGGTGGGGACGTACCGGAAAGAGTTTGCCAGGTATTTGGCGGGGAAGTTGGGGGAGTAGCCCATGTGGAATGTCGAAGAGCTGCCTGGTTTCTGGATCGTCACCGAGACCGACACCGGACGGGTGATCGCCCAGTGCAACGAGGAACGGGACGCACGCGAGATCGTCGCGGACAAGTTGTTCCTCATGTCGATCGGGGCGAAGGCCCCGATCGCCGTCGGGGCGGAAGAAAAACGGACAGGGAGAGGGCGGAAGTAGTCGATAGAAAATACGAGAGGGAGGAGTCTTACCATGCACACCCCAGGCAAGTGGCGACCGTCCACTTCCAACCCCCGCATCGTCGTGGCCGTCCAGCCCGGCGGGCGGGCGACCGACATCGCCGACGTCTACGGCGGGGACTCTCGCCGGGAGTACGTCGCCAACCGCGACCTGGTGGCGGCAGCGCCCGAACTGCTCGAGGCGCTGGAGGCGTTCCTGGACGGGGACAGTGCCAGGGGTTTCCGACTGGGCGAGGCGCTGAGGGGGAGGCTAGGAAGATGACGGAAGCGGAGTGGCTGGCGTGTGGGGAGCCAGCGCGGATGGTGTACTACCTGGCCGGCGGAAGCGAAGGATTGGAGGGCTACCGTGATCTGTGGCAGACGAGTGAGAGGAAATTTCGGTTGTTCTGCTGCGCTGCAACACGCCACATGCTCTCCCGGTGGGTGCCTCGTCGGCAAACGGTATGCGATGTTGTGGAGTCTGTAGAGCAAATAGTGGACGGATTGACCGACCGAGGGATTGCTCGTCAAGAGTTCGCAGACGCACACAGTATATATGGTCCAAGTGGTGTTTTTGCCAGAGCATGTCTGCGTTCGTGCTCCGCGAGCGCGGCCTATGATTTATGCCGTGAGCCGGTTGACTTCCAGGGTGAAATCTCTTGTCAGTTTGCTAACGCCATCCGCGACATCATCGGCAACCCGTTCCGGCCGGCAAGCGTCCGCAAGGTGGTGACGGCCGCAAGAGACATGAGCGCCGCCGCACTTGAAAGCGGCGCAACGGAAGAGGTCATATGGCAATCACCCTGGCTGACTCCACAGGCGCTCGCCCTCGCCGATGCCGCGTACCACGAACGGCTGCCCGACGGCACGCTCGACCCTCTGCGCCTTGCCGTCCTCGCTGACGCCCTGGAAGAGGCTGGGTGCGACAATTCCGACGGCGTCTGCCCGGAGTGCAACGGCTCCGGGATGCGGGGTACGCTCGGTGGAAAGATTGGCTGCTACGTCTGCGCGCCGGACTACCAGACGCGAGGCACGGGCAGGAGCAACCGCCGACTACTCCGGTGCAGGTGCGGTGGAGCCTATGCCATCGTGCGGAAGAAGTCCTTTCCCGTTCCGCTGTCGTCGTGTCTGAAGTGCCGGGCGGACGGCCCGCCGTGGGAGGATGTGCTCCGTGGCGAGGTGATTCCTCACCCAACCCTGGCTCACCTCCGCTCACCTGGGCCACACTATCGTGGATGCTGGGCGGTTGACCTGATCCTGGGGAAGGAGTGAGCGATGGACGATCTCGCTGGCGTCTGGCTCGAGCGGTACATCGACGAAACGGCGTCCAAAGACTGGATGCGGTATCGGTGGACAAGGCACTCCCCTCCGGCCATCGGCGGGGAGTGGTCCACGCTGGTCTGTACCCCGTGGGCATTCCTCTGCGTGCAAGGATGGGTTTCGGGTGAGGTCGGGTTCCGTTCGTCCAGCCGTGCCGCCGATGGCACATACCCTGCGATCGCCAGCGTCCGGGATAGCCTCGACTACATGTGCAACGAGCAACCCTCTACCGCCCTTGCCTGTACCGGCGGGCAACTCCTCTCGTGGTGCGAGTTCGTCGAGGACGAGCCGTGCTCGAACTGTGACGGCAGTGGTATGATTCCGCCACACATACCGCAGGCCGACCGCATCTGCATCGAATGCGAGGGTGTGGGATACTTCCGCCCCGGCACCCTGTGCGTCCGCCCTGGACTGGTACTCGGGACGTGTTTCGACCGCAACCGCTTAGGCTGGCTGCTGCCCCCCGAATTGATCGAAGAGGATACACCCTTGACGCTGGGGCTCCTGCCCGTGCCCGAGGGGAAGTACACAGCCGACCGCATACTCACGATCGACGGTGACGGCTTCCGGCTGGCACTGGCGAGCCTGAACCCCGAGGGGAACGCGGTCGCGACGGCGAGGGAGATTCCCCATTTCCGCCCCGACGACCACTATCTGAATCTCTTCCTCGAGCGAGAAGACCCGGTGACACGGAGCGTGCTCGAGGATTACTGCCAGGACCATCCTGCCCACGCTCACGAGGTGCCCGCATGACCCACGCCGAGCGCGTGTTGCGGCGAAACCAACCCCGGATTTTTGACTGTGGACCACATTCATGGAGGAGGAACCCGGGAGAGAGAGACTGCAACCATTGGTCTGCACAAGCGGGTGAAGAAGGAGGGGTTTCCCCGCGACAAGTACCGCGTCCTCTGCTACAACTGCAACTGCGCCAGGCACGTCTACAAGAAGTGTCCGCACGGCAACGTGTAGTGCTGCGTTTTGCTCTAAGCCGGTAGTGAACATTACCATCCAGACTCTTCGGGTGAACAACTAGCCTGATGGTCTGGAGATATCATTTATGAGTTTGACCTTCACGGGAACGGGCGGGTCCAGATGAACGGCCCAGTCAGGGCGAAATCCCTGGCATCACACTCCGCTGTATGCTGGAAACCCTGAGTATCCCGGGGTACTCGCCGCGAGGCAGTGACAATCCTTCGGGTGCAGGCAATCAGCAGGCAACGACCTGGCAAGGGTTCTTGCCAGGGTAAGGAGCCTCAACGACTATACGCGGAGCCCCTCGCCAGCGATGGCAGGGTGAAGATAGAGTCTGCTCTGCATGGCGACATGCAGAGGGCGGCAGAAATGACCGCCCCCTCCGGGAAGCCGGAGAGTAACAAAATGTGTTCAAGCGACTCGGTGCGTGCGCCGGCGCCGCCGCGAACGTCGTCTCCCTGATGGGCGGCACGGCCACGACCGACGTCGCCTCCGGCGCATCCATGCAGACCCGGGGGACGACCCTCGAGAGTTACGCGGCCGAGTCCCCGGCCGTGTCGAAGTCCATCGACGGGCACTGGACCTACATCTCCAGCTGGCAGTCGTCGCAGGCGTCCTTTTTGTCGCAACTGGCAACGCTCGCGCAAAAAATCCTCCTCGAGCAGGTCCGGCTCGACGCCAACCTTCCCAGCTCCACCGACGTCACCGCGGCCTGGACCGAGGTGATTCGTCAGATGCGGGCAGCGTCCGCGTCGCTCAACGCCTCCACCGTCGCGTGTGGCGCGCAGACCTCCGTCGGCAGTCCGGTGGGTAACCCCATCGCGGTCGTCAGCCTGAAGAACGCCTACGGCAGCACCTATCAGACCCTGCTCGCCGAGAAGCTCCGCCTGTCCATCACGGCGGACTCGATCTCGGGCGGCGCCACGTCCCGCCGGGAGTCCTGGAAGCTCCAGGGGGCGCAGTCCGCCGCCAGCGTCTACGGTTACGACTGGCCGGGCGGCTCCGGTGCCACGCTTACCGGCTCGATCATCGACGCCCAGATCGACAACACCGGGGGCAACCTGCTCACCAACGGTGATTTCGAGACGGCGACGACGTCGAACTATTTCGACAACTGGGTCCACCAGACCGGTGCGGCGGGGACCGATATCTTCGCGTCTGGCTCGGGGGACGCCTACACCCAGAGTAACGCGCTCAAACTCACGGGTGATGGCAGCACGCTCATCAAGCTCTACCAGGAGTTCAACAAGACTGCCTCGACGACCGCCGGCTCGGGCGGCACTCCGGGCCGGCTGGCTGCCTCGACCCAGTACGCCGTTCACGGCAAGATCAAGGCGATCTCCAGCGCCCCTGCCGCGGGCGTGCTGCGCGTCGCGCTCGTGGACTCCTCGGGCACCGTCATCAACGACGACTACGGCACCGCGAACAGCTTCACGGTGGACCTGACAGCCCAGACCACCAGTTTCGCCAGCTTCTCCGGGTCGTTCCGCACCCCGACGAACCTGCCGACGACGGTACGGCTGGAGTTGAAGGTCACCACCGCCATCACCAACACCAAGAGCGTCGTCATCGACGACCTGGCGTTCGCCGCCATGTCCCAGCTGTACACCGGCGGGCCGTCGATTGCCGTGTTCTCGGGTAGCACAACTCCGGTTCTCGGAGACGCCTGGACGTTGACCACGACGAACACGATGGGCGTGATGGCCGCGTGGATGGAACGGTTCTTCGGGCTTGCGTCGAAAAATCTGGTTATTCCCTACTCCGGATCTCCCACATGCGCCGATAGTTTGGTTTCTTAGGACATGGATGGTCTTTTATTTTGTTGGGCTTTGTTCGCCACGGATGGCGTGAAATAATGAGCGAGCCAGGGAGGCGTTGACGCGCCGCCCTGGCTCTTACCACAACGAAGACTTCTTGGGAGTCCACGTCATGGTCAACGACCAGCCTACTCCATCATCGCCCATCCGGCAACCCGCAACGGGCCGTCGCCGCGAGGACGTGACCGGGCAACGGTTCACGAGTCTCGTCGCCGTTCGCTTTCTGCGGTTCGAGAACAAACGCACGATATGGCTCTTTCGTTGTGACTGCGGCAAGGAGCTGGAAGTCCGCATCGACATGGTCAAGAGTGGCAACACCAGGAGTTGCGGTTGCATCAGGACCGTCGTCGCCAGGGGGCTCATCCCCACCCGCCACGGGCACACACTGAAGGCTGCGACGGACCTGACGGGAAGACGGTTCGGGCGACTGACGGTGTCCGCAGAGGCGGATAAGCGACTGGGAATCAAGCATCGCCGATGGTCGTGCCTTTGCGACTGCGGCAAGTCGGTCACGATCGAGCAGCGGAGCCTGATAATTGGCAAGGCCCAGAGTTGCGGGTGCATCCAGAGGGAGAAAGCCGCAGAGCAGGCGGCACTCATGGGCGCCGGTAACGCGACGCACGGGATGACGGACTCGCCCGAGTGGCTGGCCTGGAAGAACATGATCGCCCGGTGTACCGACCCTGGACAGAAGTCCTACCCGCACTACGGCGGACGCGGCATCGCCGTGTGTGACAGGTGGCTGGGCGAGGACGGGTTCGTCAACTTCTACGTCGATCTCGGCGCTCGCCCGTCGCCCGGGCACAGCCTCGGACGCATCGACAACGACGGCAACTACTGCCCGGAGAACTGCCGGTGGGAGACCATCCACCAGCAGGCCCGCAACCGCAGCAACAACCGAACGATCACCCTCGACGGCGCCACCAAGACGATGTCCGAGTGGGCCGAAGACGTCGGATTGACGCACTGTAGTTTGCACAATCGCCTGAAGTACGGGTGGCCCGTCGAACTGGCCCTCACCACGCCGGTCGGTGTCGTTCCCGAGGAACTCGAAAAGGTTCGCCTTCCTGTTGACCCGGATGTGCGATTGAAGGCTCACGCTCATGCGATGGTGTATCAGGCACTGAAACGTGGGAAACTCGTTCGTCCGCCCCACTGCCAGCACCCCGGGTGCGACACGCCCACCGTCGAGGGGCACCATCACAGGGGCTACGAGCGCGAGCACTGGCTCGACGTCGTCTGGCTCTGCCGGCGGCACCACGAGGAGGCCGATCGGTTACTTGTCAACGCGGCCCACGATTACCCCTCTCCCCACCCTCCCGGTTAGACTCGCGGCATGGCCACACTCCGTCCTGCAACCCTGTCCGAGATCATCCTCGCCATCCGCGACCGGGTGACGTCTGCATGCCGGATGCCCCGCGACGCGGTGTTCGTCACGGCGACCGAGTCCACCGAGCATCTCAAGGTGAACGCGGAACGACTCGTGGGGCTCCGACCGACGGGCGAGACTCCAGCGGAGGGGATCGACGGGGGCGGGCGGTATGTCAACCGACGCCGGCGGACGATGGATGTGGTGCTCTACAGTCGCATGTGGCTCGACGAGACCAACGTCTCGACGGAGATGCTGACGAAGGCGTCCCTGGGGCACTTCACGTTCGAGGACCTGGTGGTCAACGTGCTCGAGGACTGGTTCCCGCTGGACCGCGAGGGGAACGCAATCAGTGAGCCCGTGGCGTGCCTGGACTGGCTGACGCCAGCGCGGGACCGCAAGGATGCCGGGTGGGTGTCGAGCCGGCTGGAGGTGGCGTTCGTGTACTCGCGGTTGTTGACACTCCCGGAGGTTGCGTAAGTGTTCGACCCGAAGCATTTGAATCAAGGCCAGATCCGCGAAATCTACCGCCAGACCCTCCAGCAGAGCGAGGAGGCCGAGACGGTGGCGTGGATCAATTACGTCCGGGCGAAGAACGCCAGATCGGCGGTCGAGTTCGATTTGGAGCGTGTGACCCGCACCCCCTGCGAGGAGTCCGGCCTGCACGCGAACGCGGCCGAGAAACTGCGACACATTCCCGCGAACCAGGGAGGCTGATCGATGGCCGGCGCGACACCGAGGACGATTCGACTCCAGGACTTGACGGTCGATGTCAGTCTGTCCGGTGTCGCGCAGGGTGACCTATTTTTCCGGGGCTCGAGCAAGTGGAACAATCTCGCGGCGGGGACGGTTGGCAACCTCCTCGCCACGGGCGGAAGCGGCGCGAACCCGTCGTGGGCTTCGAGGCTGACCTATGCGAGTTCGGGGTCGATCCTCACGATCACGGACGGGGCGACAACGGATGTGCCTCTCGTGGTGAACGGGGTGACGAGCCAGAGCGGTGACCTGGCACAGTTCAAGGTGAATGGGACGACGCTGGCGAAGGTAACTGCTTCTGGGTGTGTGCGAGCTGCTTCTGGGACCGCTAGCAATCCCTCATTAGGGTTTGAAAACAGCAACAACAACGGATTCTACCAGTACAGCAACAGCGGAACCGGGCATATCAACTCGGGCGAACTTTGGGGGTGTGGTAAGTCCTCTGGCTTCGAGGTGAGAAGCACCTCGCAATTCCTGTTCTCTTCCACCGGGGACCCTACATCATCGCCAGATACCGGCCTGAAGCGATCTTCGGCAGGTGTCGTCACAGTAACGAATGGCTCTACTGGGTTCGGCTCTCTGCTTCTCACCGCAGGAGCTACATCTACCACTCCTTTTGTAGCAAGAGGTATAGCTTCCCAGTCGGCTACTCTGATTCAGCTACAAGGTGAGTCGTCCACAACCGCAGGCCGAGCCCAGGCCGAAGTGGACACCGCATGGGTAGATAGTACCGACGCCACACGCAAGGCACGTTTGATTCTTCGAGCCTGGGATACGAGTGCAAGGGAGGTAGCACGAGGCTGGTCGGATGGGGCAGGCAGGTTTGCAGCCGCAGCCCCGGCATCGGCACCCACAGATGCCCAGATCGGGACTTCGCAAGTGACGTTCTACCTCGATGAAAGTGGCCACAACCTCAAGTTCCGAGTGCTGTATTCAGACGGTACTACCTTCAAAACAGGCACAGTGGCCCTTGTCTAACCGATGCGAGTGAACCATGAAAACGATTTCCCTTTCCTGCGAAGACGCCGCCTTCGACCTGGCCGCAACCGCGCTCTGTGTGACCTACGGCTACCAGCCCACGGTTCCCGACCCGGACCATCCCGGGCAAATGATGACGAACCCGGTCACGCCCGGCGAGTTTGCGCGAGCCCAGATCGTCAAGTTCATCAAGGACGTTACAAGGGGGTTTATCGCGAATCAAAAGCGAGCCGAGGCCGAGGCGACGGCCCAGCAGTTGGCCCAGCAGCAGGTGGACGCGATCCAGGTAACGACCAGCGCAGCGTGAGGTGACCCGTGGCCGGCGAGATCCGACAGTACGACGTGAACGGCTCGACCTGGTACGCGGTGATCGTCCGCGCGTCAGACGGCTACTGGTTGAACGGCTCCACGTTCGAGGATCCCGTCGTCGCCAACTGGACCAGTTACGCTCGCGCGCTCACCCAAAAGTCCACCACCGGAGCCTACTACGGGGACTTCCCAGCAATCGCGGCCGGACTCTACGATGTGGTGATCTACCGCCAGGCGGGAGGCTCGCCAGCGGCATCGGATGGCCCGCCGGTCGCCGTGCCGACGATCGACTGGAAGGGCTCGTCCGAGGCAACCCTCTCCGAGACGGCAGCCATCCGCACCGGCACCGCGCAGGCCGGCACGCTCGCCGGCATCACCCTGGATGCTGGCGCATCGTCCGTCGATAACCACTACCTCGGACTGCTCCTACGCCTCACGGGTGGCACGGGCGCCGGGCAGTGCCGCACGATCAGTGGCTACACGGGCTCGACGAAGGTGGTCGGCCTCGAGTTCCCCTGGACGACCACGCCAGATAATACGACCACGTTCGCGATCCTCCCGAGGTCCGGGCCGTCATCCTACTCCTCCGGGCTCGACGTGGCCGTGGGCAGTGCCGTGGACGTGGAGTTCATCGACGATGGTGCAATAAGTGCGTCAGTGCTCTCGATCGACGCCAAGGAGTCCATCGCCACCTACGTCTGGGCTCACGTGGTGCGCACCTTGACCGCTGGGACCAACATCGTCCTTGTAAAAGGCACAGGCGTCACCGGGTTTACCGACCTCGACGCGGCCGGAGTGCGAACCGCGGTTGGGCTGGCGAGTGCCAACCTCGACACGCAGCTCGCCGCGATCAAGTCCGACTCCGCAGCCATCCTCGACGACACTGGCACCTCGGGCGTGCTGGTCGCGACCGCCGCCGCCCAGCGCATCGCCGACGTGACCCTCCGCCGGGACCAGGACAGCGTGGAGTCTTCCTCCGACGGCGACACCCTGACCAAGGACAGCCTCTACGGTTTCCTCCAGAGGTCGTTCCAGTCCGTCGTCGTGGGCTCGACCCAGACGGTCTACAAGCGCGACGGCTCGACCGTGCTGGGCACCTGGACGCTCACCACGGACGACGCCGCTGACCCGATCGTGGGGTCCGCCTGATGGCTGCCGGGTTTCGCGACCTCTGGCGCTGGGCGCTCGGCTGGTGGTCGGCCGGGCGCGACCCCAGGCGACCCGTCGATCTCCTGGGGGATGTCCAAACCGCGGTCCCTCTCGAAGGGGACGTGGGCACGGCCATCGATCTCGTGGGGGATGTTCGGACCGCCGTTTCGCTCGAGGGGGACATCATGGCCCGACACCAGCCCTGGGACTGCTTTTCCGGCGAGGACATCGTCATCACCGACACGGTCTACGACGTGGACCTGACCGGCGAGACGGTCGTATTCGTGCTGAAGGAGACGCCGGATGCAACCGCGACGCTCGTCTCCCGGAGCACGGGAGGCTCGGGCGTCACTCTGAGCTACTCCTCGACCACGGGCGACAGCACCGTGACCGTGACACTGACGAGTTCCAACACGACCCTGGCGGCCGGGACGTATTACTACGCGATTGCACGAACGACGGCGGGGAAGAAAGCGGTTCTGTCGTTTGGGGAGTTGATCGTGTCGCAGAGTACGGCACTGCCCTGATCCTCTCGCCTCTCGCTTTTCGCCTTGCGGCAACAGGCAATAAAACTCAGTAATGCAAAATGCAAAATGCAAAATGTAGAATGCAAAATGTAGAATGCAAAATGTAGAATGCAAAATG